AAGGATCGATATAGACCTTAATGCGACCATTGATAACACCAGCAAATGTGTTGCCTGTGTCGTCGATGTTCAGTGACGATGTGTTCATCGCAGGAGCGTAATCAAGAACGCCAGCCATTTGAAGTGCAGAAGCAACGTCAGACGAGCAGATGATTACGTTACCCTTACCGCGACGTGTTTCTTTTGCAATCTTGTTACATTCACGTTCGATTTGGAACAGAAGACCCTTGAACTTTTCAACTGACCAACGACCGTTTGAGTCTGTGTCAAGATCGAAGATACCCGATGTTGTAGTACCTTCAGTCGCGCCACGCTCAGCAGTGATGATGATCGAGCGAACAACTTCACGGTTGATTTCCGCAAGGATTTCACCTGAAAGGATGTTCGAAAGTTCGGCTTCTGCGTCAAGACCGTGAATTGCCTTCAGATCTTGTGCAAGTTCTAGGGTGTATTCTGCCTTCAGAGCGCGTGTCTTAGCAGATACAGTTACCTTCTCGATTGAGAAGCCCATTTCCGGGAAGATGTATGAGCTATTAGCGCCAAGAAGTTCTGCAGAACCAACGAGAAGACCCATTGTGTAGTTGTAGAACGAGTTGCCAGCGTTGTTTGACGAGTCAGGAGCTGTACCAACTGTGTTAGCACCAACTGCAGTTGCTGAAGCAGCACCTGTGTTAGCAGCGTTAAGACCAGCACCGAGACGCGAAGCGTGACCAGTGTTAGCTTCGTTGTAGAAAGCTTCTGCAACAGTTGAATCTGTCGAGTTTGCGTATTGTGAACGCATTGCGAAGATAAGACCTGTTGGACCGTTCATTGGCTGAACGCCGCAAACGTCATAAGCGATAAGGTTTGGCATCGAACGACGTACGAGTGAAATCAGTACTGGATCGAAGTTTGCAACCTGGCCGCTGCCTACGGAGTTGACGTGACCGTCACCTTCGCCAAGCATTTGCTGTGAGCTACCTTGGCCAGCAGCCTCGCGAAGCGCACGCTCTGTGTTCTCAAGCACTGTCGCTGTGACAAGGCGCTTGTGAGCATCTGTAATTTCTGGAAGATCCGAGTGCTCGAGCACTGGCTTCCACTTGGTATTTAGTTCCTCAGCTAACATTTTATTCTCCCTTTATCCTTAGGATTTGTTTATTATTTATCAAATTAAAACTTTTTGGTTCTCGAAATCGCGCTGACATAGTTTGCCATTTCGCCGACTGCTACAGGCTTAGCTTCTTCGTTAAGACCTTCTGTTGCTTCTTCCGAAATAACACCGGTGTTAACTTCTTTCTTTTCAGAGAAGTACTTGCCCTTCAGAATGTCGAGTTTCTTTGCATAAGACTCGCTATCTGTGAATTCAATACCTTCTGCAAGTGTGCGAAGCTTTTCTACTTGTGTAGCAGCAAGACCTTCAGTCACTTCGTCGAACGTTGCTTCCATTGTAGCTTCGTCGATTACTGACTGCAGTTCTAGTTGCTTGTTTACAGACTCGTCGAGCTTGGCTTCTAGCTCTTCGAGTTGTGCCTTCAGTTCACCAACTACATCAAGCTTTTCTTCTGGCACTGTGATGTAAGATTCAGCAAACAGATTGTAGAGGCCTTCCATGAAGTTCTCTGCAATATCGGCGCGGACTGTGGATTCGATAGCAAGCTTGTTATCTTCCATCCACGATTCTACTACATAGTCGAGATACTGGTCGACTTTTGTAGTGATCTCTTCTTTCACTTCTTCTACTGCTTCGTCGAGCTTCGCTGCGAACTCTTCTTCGAGACGAGCTTCTTCGAGCGAAACGCGAGCTGATACAGCTGCTTCGAAGATTGTTGAAAACTTTTCTTTTGCTTCTTCAGTAAGATCTTCGCCAGAGAATACTTCTGCGATATCTTCCTTTACTGCGTTCAGCGTAGGCATTGGCATCTTACCAATAGCTGGTGCACCACCTGGTGCAGTCGCTGAAGGAACGCCGTCTGCGCTATACTTCTGGATAGAGTCATTGAAGAAGTGCGAAAGATCTTCGCCCTTCAACTGCGAAAGAAGTTGGCTGAAAGTAGCCAGCATCTCTGCACGTGTTGGGTTTGGCTTTAGTGTTTCCGAACCAGCAGACTCTTCGAGACCATCTTCATGAAATTCGTCTTGAACGATTTCATTCGTATCTTTATTTGACATTTTTGACTCCTTGTAAATTTTATTTATTTATTCTAAGTTAGATTTTAGAAATTTTATTGAGGAAGTTCTCAAAAATTTCAAACTGTTTAGCTTGAAGCTGTCTTGAAGAAGATGCTTTTTCAATGGTCTGTACAGTTTGCTCGAGTACTGCAGCCGCATTTTTCTTTGCAACTAGCAGGTCGTCTTGCCAAATCCATTCTACACCTTCCATAATCCCGTTAACAAATGCATCTGGAGCAGATGGATCGGCTACGATATCTGCAGCTGTGGCCAAATAGAAATCGTCTTGAACTTCGTTGATACCTTCTCTATTTAGCTTCAACGAACCCATACCTCTGGACGATACGCCAAGCTTTACGCCTTCTCCGATGAGACCTTTGGCGATGTTACCCATTGGAGTATCCATCAACTTAGCACGACCTACAAAGTTGGATCCCTCTTTCTTCAAAGAAGTGATCATGTGAGATACACGATCGAGGTTAATGGACGGACCGTCAGGATGACCTAACTCGCCAAGAGCTCTGCCTTTCTGAATGTAAGTTTCGTCGTAACGATTAACTTCTTTTTCAAGGGTTTCTACAGGATACATACGACCGTTACGGTTCTTAATGCCTCCTTGTAAGAAGATACCTTCAATGTATACGTTCTTCTTCCCGTCTTCACGAGCTTCTGTAATACATCTCAGATCTTCTACAACTTCTGTGATTAGCTTCATGTTTTTTACCTTATGAACCAGCGTATTCTGAAGGAAGTACTCCAGCTTTTTGAACTTCTAGCAGAACGTATCCATTTGCAGTGCCTACGAATTCTACTGTAAGATTAGCTGTTTGACCTACTGTGAGAGCCATACCTGCACCAGCATAGTCGACATATCCAGCGGCCGCAAATACAGCAACTGGAACAGTTCCACGCTTAATGATAGCAGTGCCATTCGGATCAAGACCCCAGAATGCCTGAGCAATATAAGCTCCGCTGAGTACCTCATCGCCGAGTGCAAGACACGTAGAAGTTGCATCTACGTTTGTAGTCGTGCTATTGCCCGATACCTTAATCGTAGTGTTAGCAACCGAAACGTGAATAACGGCAGATGTATTTTTCTTATTTGATGTAATAGTAACAGCCATTATTCACCTCTGTTTTGAATAGAGAAGTCCAACATTTGCTCGATGCCTTCTGCTGTATCGCATGCTAGCATGAACTCACGTTGGTTATCTTCGTTAAGTTTCTCAAAGACCGATACCATCGTTCTCTTATGTGTTTCAGAAATGTCAGCAAGCTTGGCAAGCAGACGCTCTTCTTTGTTGAGTGGTTTTCCCCCGCGCTCTGCTGAGAGCTTAGCGGCGATAGCCATCACTTGGCGCTTCTTCTGTGACTTACCTTGGAACTGAGGAGCATCAGACTTTTGGAAATCCTTGATTACGGTTCCCATTGAAGCTTTGTCCATGTTCAGCTTTTCATCGACTTGCTCAGCTTCTTCATTGGCAATCTTACGAACAGCGTTCTTACGATTGTAGTATTTGCGAGCTCCATCAGCGCTGTTGCTTTTTGCAAACAAACCTGGAAGTTGCTTGCCAGCTTTTTGTGCATATGCGTCTTTCTTTTCGGCTGAGATCTCGTCGATCTGCTCAGCTTCTTCGCGAACTGCTGCTTTTACTTTAGGCTCAGGTGTGCCATACTTGGCATCACCCCAACGCTTCTTCAAAGCAAGATTACGACCTTCTTCGCGCTTTGGATTATCTTTTGTCTTGTTGATATAACGTGACAGTGTGCCACCAAGCTTGTGATCGAGTTCGTCGATCTGCTCAGCTTCTTCTTTTCTTAAAGCATCACCACGCTTAAGAATCTTCATTCCTGCATTCCACGAACCCATTGAACGCTTACGAAGACGACGATCGTCATCAACATCAGCTGCGTCATATGCATCATCTTTCGCTTTTGCTCTGTAATTTCTTAGAGTAGGTGTTGAAAGCTCTTCTAGCTCTTCAACTTCTTCCTTGACATGCTTTGATGCAGCCTTAACAGCTGATGTATAGTCAAGTCCTTTACGCAGATGTAAATTAATTGCATTCTGCATTTTTGGTGACTGTTTTTCAAAATGTTTGTCTTCAGCAGATTCATCAAGATCTTCTGCAACTTTTTTCTTCTTACGAAGGAGGTGGAAGTCATGCGCATCGACCTTGCCATTCTTGTTGGCATCGATCTTGTGCTGATTGCCCTTCAGCTCTTCATATACTTCTTCGTCTTCACCAGGATTGTATCCCTTACGGTGCTTTGGACGATCGGCCATCTTGACCTTCGAACCCTTAAAGAGTTCATCGTCATTGCCGTTGCGATCGTCAGTTTTTGCAACTACGTGCTTGTCAATGAACTTCTGCTCGTCAGGATTCTTGACGACCATCGGCCCAAGCTGTCTTTCATTTAAGAAATCTTTAAGCGTCTTCGCCATCGTCGTCTTCTTCCTCTGTGTCTAAATCTTCTAGGTCGAGATCTTCTAGATCAAATTCTTCGTCTTCGAACTCGTCTTCGAACTCTTCGTCGTCGATGTCAAAATCCAAATCATCTTCGAATTCTTCTTCATCGGTATCTTCAGGTTCGTCAGAAGCAAACATTTGTTGAGCATATGTGGTATGCTCGTCTTCTAATCTCGCAGCGATCTTCTGACCCATGAGATCATCAAATGCCGTAGCAAAGCGAGTTGGCTGCTGTTCGACAGCTGCTCCAATTAGTTCGTCAATATCCATATAAAATCTCCAAAAGTCTTTTTATTATTTATAATGTATTTATTTTCCTACCAAATCTGGTACGTTTGGAATAGGAGTAGCTTTAGGTTTAGGTTTAACAGGAGCAGGAGCAGCGTCATCCTCAATAGGAGGTGTGCCTACATCTCCAGGAGGAAGTGGTTGCCCATCTGGACCCATTTCTGGCGGAGCATATTGAGGATTGTCAAGTTCTTCAGCAATCTGCTCGTCGATCTCTTTCATATCTTCTTCTGTCTGATAAAGAACGTTACGACGAATCCATTCATGCGAGTAGTACTTGCCTGCATAGTCGTCAACGTCACGAAGCATGGAGATACGATCGCGAAGGATCTCAGTGTTCTTCAGCTCGGCGAAATGGTTATCTTCTGTGAACTCATACTTGAAATTAGATTTAAATTCTAACCAATCTTCAGAGGTGATAATACCCTTTAAGATGAGTTGCTTCTCGAGGATCTTGCTGAAAACATCAGAGAATCGAGCACGAAGACGTGTAATGAATTTAGAAAACTTAACTTCGTCGCGAGTAACTTCTGTGGCTCTACCGAAGTTGAATGCTTGTTCAGGATCCAAACGAGAGATCGGAACGTTCAGCGCTTTGTAAAGCTTGCGTTGGAAGTAAACGATATCGTCGATCTGTCCAAGATTTTGACCACCTGGAAGAGTAGTGATTTCTGTACCCTTACCGCCTTCACGACGAGGTAGCCAGAAATCTTCGAGCATCGTCATATGCTTACGATCATCTCTGATCTCGCCTGTACCGGCATCATATACTACCTTATTCTTGAAGCGAGTCATGACATCACGAAGATATTGCTCAGCTTTCATTTTAGGTAGGTTACCAACGTCGATGTAGAAGATACGACGTTCAGGTGCGCGAGAGATACGATAGATGACCAATGAGTCTTCCATCGCCTTTAACTGGTTGAGTGGCTTGATAGCCTTTTGTAGATAACCAAGAACCATGTCGCCTTTTACGTTGACAAGGCCAGAAGATACATTAATAATAGCGTCGGTGGCTATCTTAATACCTTGCGTAGTAGGATCTTGATAGTTAGGTTGTGTCGGTACTTTACCGAAACCATTCTCATTATAGATGTAGAACTCTTCGCCCTTTGCAGGAATAATGACGTTCGAATCCTTGGCAGCTTTTCTTTTCTTGTAAGTTTTTACTTTACGAAGCTTGCGAGGATCTACGTAGCGTAGTTCTTGAATGCCTTCGCGAGGTGCCTTCTCGTCGATCATTATGTGATAGAATATTCTACCGTCGACATACCACTTGCGGAAAATTTCATAGGCGTGCTGATTAAACTCGAGCAGCTCGAGTACTGTATCGAACTCTTCTAAGATGAGTTTCTTCACCTTTTCTGGTTGTTCCAGATCGTCAAGGTTCAGAGTAACTACTTCTTTTTTGGGATCGATAACAACGGCTTCGTTGATAATATCATCGACAGCAAGTTCGATATCTGGATGCTGAGCCATCTCTCTGTACTTCGAGACGAGCTCTGACTCGGTGCGAATGGCACCTTCCATGTCAACATACTGGCCATAAGCTCCACCTTCGGCAAGAACAAGAGCTCCATCATCGTCCTGTTTAGGAGCAAATGATGGAAGCTCTTTTTCTTCTTGCTTTCTTTTAATTTCAAAACCAAATAACTCGGCCATGGGTTCTCCAATTTAAATAACGAAAAAGTAAAGGGAATGATTACCCTTTACTTATTATTCACCGCCGGCGCGACCTGTCGATCCAGTACGACCAACTGTCCAGTAGTCATATTGGAACGTTACCTGGAACAGTTCGATTTGATCGGTTGTAGACCAATCGAGTTCGATTGGGCTGATATTGCTTGGGAAGATTCCGTTGAAATCATAAGTACGGATCTTCGAACCGTCTTTACCAAACTGAGTAACTGTCGCCTGTGACTTGTATCCAGGACCAATTTCTCTTACGTTGCGTTGCAGACGATTGATTCTATTCGACCATTCTTCCATCGCATTACGGATCAGGAAGTCTTCATCGTTGATGATTGTTACTGTCCATTCGGCGAACGTTCTGTCACCAGCTAACTTCATTTGACGACCGAAGTAAAATACTGGAATGACACCAAGGTCAGAGCCAGGCAGCTGAGCTGCCTGACACATGAATCTTGTTTTTGCATCTCCAGCGCTGTTCGCAGGATTTGAAATATCCACTTGGAACAGGTTTTGTCTTGCGCCGCCAAACTGTAGCTGGCTTCTCATTTCATTGATATTAAAAGCCATTTACTTTCCTCCTAGGTTTATCTTATTTATTAGAACTGGCCAGCGATTTCGTTGAACTCGACACCAGATCTTACGGCGACGAAGTTTAGCTGGATGAAGTTGATCGACTTAGCAGGCTTGATGTAGATGTCTCCAACAAAGCGATTGCTGTCGATTACTTCAGCAGTGTTATTCGTCTCGTCACAAACCACGCGGAAGTCAAAGATTCCACGACGACCTTGAACGTCGCGAAGATATGGCTCAACCAGATTAACAAACTGTGATCTTGTGAAATCGTCGTTGAATTCAAACAGAGTAGAGTTTGAAGCTGTAGCGATTGCTTTTTCAAGAACGATGAACAGACGACGTACGTTAATACGATCGAATGCACTTGCACGGCCTAGGAGAGTCTTATCTCCGTAGAGCACTGTGCCTTGACCTGGGAATGTTACCACTGGGTTGACGTCGTTCTTGTATAGAAGATCTCTGTCATTTTTGCCAGGGCTGAATGCCAGTTTAACAAGATTTCTGATTTGACCGCGAGTGAATCCAGCTGGAGAGAACCAAGGATCTCTGAGGCTATCACTGCGAGCTGTAAGACCAGCAATGTCACCGTTCAGTGGAACGTAGCGATATACGTCTGCATACTTGTCGTACTGATACTTGTAACCAGAATCCATGAAAGCGTATGAAGTGTTACGTAGAAGACGTCTGAAATCTACGACATTCTGTGCTTGAGCATTTTCTGTATTCACTCCTACAACATCAGAGTATGCTGGAGAAACGAACACTACGCAGTCTTTACGAACTTCTGCAATATTGTCGATCAGATAGTTAGCTAGCTGAACGTCGTTAGTACCAGTTGCCTTACCTTGAAGAAGCAGAGAAATATCTACTGTGCTTGCATCTGCAAAGAGATCATATGCAGCACCAAGAGCGGCCATCGATGCGGTGCCTTCTGTCGCGCCGTCTACACCGCGAACAAACGACTTTGTATATGTCGTTGTGTTGGTCGATTCAGCAAGATCTGCAAGAATAGCTGAAGCAGCTCCTGCTCTATCCTTTGTTGCCCAAACCCAACGTGAGAAGTCATTGATAGCAGTCTTATAGTAGTTGGTCGTACCGTCATCTTTCTTGGCATCTGTTGCACGTGAAAGGTTTTGGTAGATTTCAAGAACTTGACCAGGTGTTCCGCTGATCAGACCGTCTTCGTCAACCACAACAACTGAAACTTCGTCAGTAACAGTGCGACCCGCATTTGTCATCGATGAAGATACACCTGGAGCAGATTCTACAACGTTGAAGTATTCCCATTGACGCTTCAGCGAAGTACCGCTGAAGTTAGTCGACTTGTTCCAAGTGGTATCGAAACTGATATTGAAGAAGATGTTCGTACCGTCGTCGGCCTGATTACCCTTCGAAGTAACCTTCATGTTCTGCTTACCAACGTCAGTATTACCAACTTCTACGTAGTCGCCCACCGAAATCTTATCGCGAACTGCTGTAACCGCAAGACGTGCTTGTGCAAGCGTAAGACCAAGGTCTGTTGCAGTTTGCTTAGTGAAGTATACGTCTGCGTTGGCAGCGCCGTTCGAGATAGCAACCGCTGAACCGCCAGAAGTGAGTGACAGTGAAAGACCGGTAGTATTAGCTGCAATAACGTAGTAAGTTGTGCCTTCAGATAGACCCTGAATACTGTTTACACTATTTGCTGCGCCTCTTGCATACCATACTGCATCACCATTTGTGAACAGCGTATTTGCGGTTGCAAGCGAGATGAAGTTAGTTGATACACCGTTTGATCCAACTACTCGAGCACCGGCGGAAGCAGCTACACGATCAGCGAAGTCATCGCCAGACCATACGAAGACAACGTTAGCAGTGTTGCTACCCACAGCGATCGACATCGTAGCGCTTGTAAGATCTGCAAGAGCGTATGTGTTTGCTGTTGTTGAACCGTAAGTGGTGTTAGTTTCAAATGTAACTGTCTCAGCATACTGAGCTGCGCTGTCGCACATCGAAACCTTCAGCGAGTTGCCGAGTGCACCAGGATAACGAGCGATGAACTCGGTTCCTGTGAAGTTGCTAGCGTTTGCATTTAGGGTTTCGAAATCTTCTGAATTCTTTACTACTACGCTTGATGTCACTACTGTGGCTGTATTACCAGCATAAGCAGATAGAACGCGATTGTTTGCAATGAATGAAACCAGCGATGAACCGCTTGTAGTAGCTGCTTTCGAGATAGTGATCGAGCTGTTAGTTACTGCTGTTACAAAGGTGTTATCAGCAATGCCGTCACCTTGTACGAGAACACCCGCAGTAAGACCAAGAGCATTACCGTTGGAAGCAATCGTTGTGTCTGCGTCAAGAGTAAGGCTTGCGCTGTTAGCAAAACCTGTTGTAGTTCCTGCACGCGACACATACAGTGCGTTTCCGTATGAAAGGAAGTTGGCTGCTGTGAAGAACGTTTCGTAGTTATCCGAAGTCGGTTTACCAAAACGATTTGTGAGTGTATTTTCTGAATCTACAAGAACAAACTTTCCTACTGGTCCCCAACGAAATACTCCGCCGAAACCACCGACCGTAGTCGCAAGTGCCGGAACAGATGTTGTAAGATCAATTTCAGAAACGTTAATTCCCGGGCTGACTTGAAACGCCATTGTTATCTCCCTTTAAAGGTTAGTCATATAAGTTGCATTTGCTTTATTTATAACTTCAAAAAATTAGGAGATCTGTTAACAAAGGCTTTCGGTAAGCGGATGTTTAGTCTTTCCCTAGCAGAATCTAAATTTTCAGATAGTAGTTTATCATAATCTTCGGCCAACAAAAACTTGGCTTTTTTACCATTTCGATATGCTTCGTATGCCATTCGAATCACGGTAAAATATTCTGAAGGCTTCTTCAAATGATTTATAATTGCGAACATGGCACTTAGACTGATTACTAACCAAGCGAGTGATCGAGTCTGTGCATAAGAAAACATGACCATGCACATCTCACCTTCTGTACTCGTAGGATAACCTGATAGAATGTGCCATATGTCATGAGTATCACGATATCTTCTCGCCATCCAGCTATATGGATGCTTAGCCTCGATCCACTCATCATTAGTCTTTTTTCTTCGACTTACTTTTTGTACATTCTCTTGATGATGTCCAAAATAATTGTACGATTCTCTTCCGACAGATCCTTCTGGTCGCTCTGAAAGGAATGGCAAATATTCAGATATCTCTTCATTTTTATATGCCAGCTCTCCACCAGTTTTGGTTTCAAGCATCTTTTTGTATGTGTACTTCAGAGAAGGACCACTGCCATGCCTTACGACTTGTGCAATAAAAGGTAAAGCTTTGCCAGGATGCTGCAATGCAACCTTCATAGGCTTTATCATTTTTCTAATATTTAAATCATATTCGTGCTTCATATCAAAAGTTTCCTTCGAAGAATCCCATCTTCTTGCTAACCCAGAAATCATCTTTCGGTCCACCTTCGAAGAGAGGTTCATTAACTTCTTCGTCATGTTCATCGTCTCCTGTACTCATCAGTCCAAATGGAAGCATCTGCTGCTCGAGCATCTTCTCATTCTGTTCGTAAATTTGCATACGAATATCAACATTCGTAATTTCTTTGAGATAAGGCTGCGTAGTCAACCAAGCAAAGAGAACACAGCACATGGCCATGTCATCATTACCGTCTTCTGCTTCATATGACTGGTTGCCTTTCAAACTGTTCTTGAGTGAGAAGCGAGTCAACTCATAGATAGTGTCATAATCATAGATCAAAAACTTATCAGATTCGACGAGAGTCTTGAGTGTGGCACAACCGACTCGTTTCACCTGCTTCGTAGTCTTGACACCATAGTGAGTCGTCGTAGCAAAGCCACCTGATAGGCTTTGCCCTGTTCTGCCGTTATTTGCGGTGACGAGAACTCCATCATATTCAAGATCGTAGTGTAGGATATCGGCTACTTGCTGACCAATATCGTTCGTTTCGACAAGAACAAGCGCATCGTTATATTTGATAGCCGCGTTATAGATGATGTTCGGATAGATCATTGGAGATATCAAGTTATTTCGATATGTGGCCACTTGTCGATAAGGCATCGTAGATACATTGACGACAATGAAGGCAGAATAGTCAGCTCCAGCCCCTCGAGATGTATCAACTACGATAGCATAGATTGTATCTGGTTCTGGCTCTTCATAGATCTTAAGTCCACCGTCTGCTTGTGCAATCGGATGCTTATAGACCATGTTACGAAGTTTGGTAGGATGGATCAGAGTGTTCGAAGATCCAAGGAACTCACACTCATATTCTTGTCTGAACTGTTCTTCAGACGTATTGCTGATCGTCTGTTCTTTCCATGCTTCGTCGCGGCCAGGAATCTGTGACCAGTGAACATCGACACGAGCATAAGCATTTCTACCCTCTTCAGACTCTGTCCAAATGCGGTAAAACATGTTCATACCGTTCGGCGTCGAAGTCACGAGAACCTTCGAACTTTGACCAGATGAAATGGTAGGATATACCGAAGCGAAGAACTCGTCTTGAATGTTGGTCGGAACGAAGGCAAACTCGTCGAGGTAAACCATGTTCTGAGAAGTACCACGAATAGCAGATGATGAGGTAGCCGAAGCAAGGATTTCAGATCCATTCTCGAGCTTAATGTTACCCTTATTCCATTCGGTAACACCCATTTGAAGCCACTTCGGAAGATGCTCGAACATCAACTGAATACGGCCAAGAATCTCTCGAGCCTGTCTGTCTTTGTTGGCCAGAATAGCGATAGAATACTCTTCGTTGAATACGATCTTCCAAAGCAAGTAAGCGGCAACCGTGGTTGTCTTACCAACCTGACGAGGCATCTTACAGATAACAAATCGATTGGCTTCGAAGGCGAGGATCATTTCCTTCTGGAATTCCCAGAGCGGAAACATGATCAGACCCCTATCGATGTTAACGATCTTACAATAAGTTAAGATAAAGTAGATCGGATCCTCAGAGCACTTAATGTACTCTGCGACTTGCTCGGGAGTATACTCGACCTTTGTATCTGCTCTCTTGAGCCTCGGATTACCGAGATAGTTTTCACTCGCCATCTTTGTGCTGCTTCAGATATTTCTGTAATTCGGCCGTCGAACCTACGAAAAGATTGTTTGTGACTTGCTGAGGAGAAGCAGAAGGATCATCTTCCATGATCTTCTTCTTTTTGGCCTGAAGATCAACTAAGTCCTTGCTTGCTGCCACCATCGTATTCATCATGGTTGCCAAGACTTCATATGCTCGAGGGTGCTGGCTTTGTTTGGCCACATCCATCAAATCAAAGAGTGCTTCTTGACCCTTATTGATGACTTCCATCATGTTCTCGCGTGCATACTCAAAGTCAGCTGAGACTTGCGTACTCATCTTCTTTTCGATCACAGTCGGTAAGTTATCGCCAGAGGCGATGTTTAAAAATTTATCAAGTTCATTGCTCATTAGATATTCTCAGTAATTGTATTAATAAAGCCATAGTCATCTGTACTTATAATTTCATCGTACGGAATGCTTGCTGCGGCATTACTTGTTGGTTGTCCGTTAGCAGTTAATCCTGGGCGAGCAGCCACAGTTACCGTGCTAGTAGTGTTAGTAGTGTTACCTGTCGTAACATCTTCAGGAAGTCTGAACGTTGTTTCTGCGAGTTTAATTAGTTTTGATTTCTTCGTAGGACCATATAACCAGCCCTTCATTGTAAAGCTGAGTGTCCAAATCAACGCTCTTCTTTGTTCGAAGCTGCCTTCGTATTGATCTTGAGAAGTAATACTATTCAGAATGATAGGAATATCACGTGCACTGTCTATCTCAGGAACAAGGTTGACACTGACTGTAAAGTCAGGAGTAAAGTAGGGCACGATTTGTTCTACGATGCGTGTGCCATCTTCTGCGTTCTTAACTAAGATGTTCATCTCGAATTGCATGTCATATGGAACAGGCATATACTGATACTTGACTTCGTCGTCTGTGCCTGCAGTGGCAGATTGCTTTGTCAGCTTGTTGAGAGTATTCAGCTTACGAGTAGGATCATATTCTAAGGACGTCATCTCGAATGAGATGCGAGGCAAAACAACACCGGCCTGATTATCCATTTGAGGATTTTGCTCAAGTCTCGCTAAAACCTTATCCTTTGGACCATAAGTCAAAGGAACTTTCAGAGTCTGTCTTATTTCTTCATTGTTATCGAGGCGATTGATATAGATGTCATTGAACACCGTACCAAATACGATGATATACTTTCTTAAGCTATCATGATTCCATGTTCTTCCAAACATTATACGTTACCTTCACTAAAAGGATCTATCTGCGTCCAGTCGAGAATACTGTCGCCTTCGACTTCGAACTCGGTATTGTCTTCGAATGGATCACCAGCTTGTGTTTCGAAACTATAACCGCTTTGAATAATAGGAGTTCCATCTTGAGTGATAAGAATGAGTCCGTCAGAAGTGGTAATGTTGTATAGATCGAGGCTAAGGCTGAGATCTCTCTCGATGTTATCAATGGCAGCAATTCCAGTATTCAGTTCCTCGCCGCCATATTCGAACATTTCGCAGACAAGATCATACATCTGAATCGATCCCATCTGATAGAAGACAGGAGTCTTATTGACATACTTGATGTACATCAGACGGTCGGCCATCGGAAGATAGATAAGATCGCCTTCTTGAGGACGATCGATCATCTCAAGGTTGCCGATTTCGTCCATAAAGTTACGAACAGATACTGTAAACGTTACCTGATCTCTGATTTCAAGACCGAATTTCGATAAGAACTGGCCGTCACCTTCATAGCTCTCATAGCTACGAATATACATGTCAATTAAATAATTATTGTTGTACTGTGATAATGAATCTTCTTCGTATACATCATCTTTTGCAATCAGAGTTCGAGGACAATAATATACGTCGTGACCATACATCTTAATAGACTCAAGAACCAGATTCTCAATTAAGATCTGCTCTTGGCTATTTGTAAAATTGTTGAAATAAAAGTTGGTCGACATGTATTATCCAATCATATCGAGAACCGGCAGAGAATAAGAAGAAATCATCTCGTCTTCGAGCTTTCTTCTTTCGGCTACGGCATCGTCGTAGATTTTCTCACCGTTAAATTGAACTCCTCCAGGTAAAGTCATGCCTGTAAACTTTGTAAGGTTGGAACCCCACTGTTCTTTGATCAGAGTTGTAGCATAGTTCTGAAGCCAACGATCGTTATAAGCATCTGTCCATGTTTCTGGATCGACTACTTCGTAGGCTTCAACGAGTAAGAATTCGCCGACAGCAACAGTGTTCCAGTCCATATCAACATAAAGACGATCTTTGTGACGAGAATAACGAATAGGCTGTTTACCGACAAGGAGTTCGTTCATCAGAGCAAGGTGTTCCATGACCATATAGTATGGAACAAGCGACACGTTAGTCAGAGTGTAGAGGTCGTTCAAAGCGATCTGATAGCGAATGTTAAAGAGGTCGTCAGAGCGGATCGAAGGATCACCCATCGAGAAGATGCTGACCGCGCCGATGATATTTTCTGGAAGAGTGATATACTTGTTTGTTACGTCAGTTGACGTGATAGCATGCTTGTAGTATACTCTTTCAGAACCATCAAAGTGATAGTCATACCAGTAACGAAGCGCTTCGTCAACACGATCATCGACTTGATCGTCGTCTACGTTGATTTCAATTACTGGCTTGCCTAACTTACGGAGACAGTATTCTTTGAACTCGGCTTTTGTAGTAGGAGTGGCCATGTAATCCCTCTTTTATTATATTTATTCTCAAGCTATTTATAAGCCGTATAAATACAACCAGTACAATATGAGGACTTGAAATATTATGAATTTAGACTTGATGATTATAGATAACTTCTATATCAATCCCGACGCAGTCAGAGCCTTTGCTCTTACACAAGACTTTAGCGTCACAGGTAACTACCCAGGAAAACGAACGCCTTCATTCTTGACACAAGATGTCAAGGACTGCATTCAACATTGGATGAATCCAATTGGAAAGATTACCAATTGGCATGAAGATTCGGGTTACACTGGAGCCTTTCAATACGCAACATCTATGGATAGAACGTGGATCCACTGCGATCACACGAGTATGTGGGCTGGTGTATGCTATCTCACGCCTGATGCGCCGCATACTGCAGGCACAGGAATGTTTCGACACAAGGAAACTGGAGAGTATCGAGCTCCGAAAAACGAGCACGAGGCATACGACTATACCAAGTGGGATAAGATCGACATCGTAGGCAACAAATACAATCGACTAGTTCTTTATAGCGGTGACCTCTTCCATGCCAGCTTAGATTACTTTGGTAAAGATTTATATGATGGTCGTCTGTTTCAGACATTCTTCTTTGACACGGAGTATGCGCAATGAAAGTTTGTAAGATTATATGGTCGACGAACCGTCTCGAGTATTTGATTCCTACGCTTAAATCTCAGCGTGATATGTTAAACTTCGAAGGTTGTCAAGTCGAAGGCATCTTTATCGATGATATGCCAAAAGGCCGGCATGACGGCACGATGTTCGAGCTAGCCAAGAATTTTGGCTTTACTGAGATCTACTTGCATCAGCAGAACATGGGTTTGCCATACGTATGGAATAGAACCTTCGAACTACTGAGAGAACGAGATTATGATTACGTGTATCTGTCAGAAGATGACGTGACATTCAATCATCCGATTCGAATGCTTGACATGACTCAGATCTTACATGACTATCGTAACGTTTCTCAGGTGTGTTTGACACGTCAGAAATGGTATGACTTTGAAGAGGAAACACAGGCTTATGAAACAGACATTACACTTGGAAAATACCGCGGTGAACTTTCTGAGGCATATTTTTGGAGCTTGGCAAGTGTTTTTCCTCGCGCCATAGTAGATCTTCCTCATGCCGAATCAGTAGGCGAGAAGAACTTAAGCGAGTATGTCGTAGCAAAATCATTGCAGCAACTTGGTATGCAGACATGTAAACTGAAGACCGAAGAAGGCCATAACATCGTTAATCATATTGGTGAGTATAGCATCGGTAAGAGAGCCGAGCCAGGAGATCCTCGCTACGAAGACTTTGCAGCATACGATCCTGAAACCAAGTATAGCTCTCGTCATGGAACTAAGTGGACTTAAGGCTACAGTCGTCCCAGAAATTGATTAATATACTCTTACGAGATCCTCGTTTGACTTCGTTGATCCAATGGTAGTATCTGCTGCCTTCAAAGTATAACACTGCGCCTTCGAAGGGTTGAAAAGATTCGTACGTATATTTGAGCAAATCTTCTTTTAAATCTACTGGATCGTTGAGTTCTTTTTCATAGTCTAACCAACTTCTTTCAGAGATGCAGAATTCTCCGCCTTCAAGGTCGGTTGCCTCTAAATAACAGGCGATGGTAATTGGAGACATCAGTTCTTCTGGCTCTAATTGTTCCCCAGCATTAATTCTATCTCGAAGTTTCTCATTAAAATCTACGTGCGGCCACAAATGCTCTGAAAATTCTTTAGACTGAAACCAATATTCGATGTGAGTTTTATTACATCCAAATTGTTCTCTGTCGAGAAACTCAAGCACAGCTTCGTCTGTTGCGTTCGTAGCTTCGTTACGATCAAAGTAGTGCATGTGTACTGGATTTTTTAAACCCTCAAGCAATTTTAAGCGAAGATCTTCATCGAGAGTAGATCTACGGATAATCTTCGAGTTTCCATGGTACATTTTCAAATCTTTCAAAAATATATTTAGCAGTTGTTTTATTCTTCGGAGATTTACCAAAAGTTTTCAAGAAGATGTTTGGTATTTTCTTATACGGAGAAGCGTTGATTCTGGTGTCACATTCTGCAGGATGATGAGAAATCTGTAACTCATCGCATATCTTATTGATATTGTCTTGAGTAAAAAAATCCTCATAGAAGAAATATAACGGATTTGGGAAAACACCGTCTAAAGCTTCTATCGTTTCTCTATATTTGCATGACATAAAATTAGTCATCACAAATTGTGAAGCCGGGGATTTAATTGCAATCTTTCCTCCTCCGAGAGAATTCCAAGAAGACCAAGCCCTTTGAATAGGATCTCGCATAATATAGACTGGCACTACTTCGATATCGTACTTTAGCAAGCCATTCTTTATAAGTCGAAAGACGTTCTCGCTTGAGCCTTCGTAGTGTGTGAAGTCACCTGTCACCTGATTTATATTTGAAACTGCTCGAAAGAAAGACTCTATGTCTTTTCTATATTCGTCTACGTCTTCTAAGATAGGCACCAAATCATCTCTCTGAATGATATTGAGTTCTTTCCCCATATCATAGAATTCTGGATGGTTTCGAAAATAATCATATAACCAAGTAGTGCCAGCTTTCTCGGCTCCTACATTCAATAAAAATTTCATTACTTATATTCTACTGTGACATTTCTAAAACGCGGGCCATAAGTTGGAGATTCTATATCTTCTATGATTTCAAAATGTAATCCTGCTCGCATTTTAATGTGGCGATAATGCATAGAATCGGCAACAATATTTCTATATAAAGTTTTAGTTGCTCCAATACTTGCATACCAATCGCTTCGAGCTTGTCTAAATTGTTCAGAAAACACCCAGTTTCGAGAACCGCTTGCATCGCGAGAACTCATAGAATGTCTACCATCAAAAATCCCGTCTGGAAGAACAAATCCTGCGACTAATCCTAGTTCGGTTCCTGTATCAAGGTCTACTTGTTTGGCGACAACATATCTGTCGTTTGGTCCGTGTGGATTTAAACCTGGCCATTCGTTGTTTAATCCACTAGTTATAGCAGCCACATATCCGGCCTTTTTTTCTTCATCTGTCATTATAGATGTAGATGGCCAATTTGCGTCGATTGCATCTTTGGATCTTTCATACAGATCATCAAAATCAACTTCTGATAAATCATTTATAGTGATTGTAACAAGATTCATGTTTTAACTCTCTTTTTGGCTATTATATTTGCTACGGTATTTATCCAACCTTCATCTGATATATCATCGTGATGATTCTTATGCTTGTGCTCGGCGCCACTTACGATTCCATACCAGAATCCCATGTTCTTTGCTCCATTCTCATCGTGATTCATTGTAGATATTGCCGCCGACCATATCGATAGAGTACACGGAATAAGAAACAAAAACAAGAATGCTTCAGGCGATATGAGTAGCAATAGAAGTGGCAAAGATGCCACCAGCCAATACTTCTCAGAAAATAGATTGACTGTCTTATTTTTTCGAAGACGAATTACGGTTCGAAAATCTACCCGATTGGTAATATTCCATAAAATAGGGAACATCGTTCTCCAGCCTTGCGTGCTGTGGCAATGAGGATCTTGCTCAGTGTCAGCATACTTATGATGATTGAAGTGTGTTATGCAAAAGTCTGCAGGTGGCATAAAGGATCCATAGAATCCGAGTGCGGTGCCGATAAACTCTACTGTTGGATGCACATCATGAGTGTGATGACAAAGAATGCGATGATAGAATATCGAACCGCCTACGATTCTCATCAGAAAAAGCATGATCATAGCAACGGCTACCCATGCGAGTGTAGCATATTGCAAGAGTGCCCATAATACGATAAATGGACCTATCAGTTGGATAGTAGTAAGAACGTATCTTTTATCAAACTGTTGATCCATAATAGTCGTCAATCTCTTTTATGATAGAATCTCTTCCGATATACGAATCGAGCAAGGGGGTTTTTGTTCCAGAGATGCCGTAGTAGTCTTCATACCATACCACTTCTTTCTCATATTTATTTAAATATGCTGTCAGAGCCTTATGATCATGGTGCATCAGAGCTAGATTAAACTTCAGTGCGGCTACTTTAATTCCTGGATATGCCTTCAACATATAGTTTGCCAAGCTAAGAGATGCATCTCTCATATTTTTACGGAGCATGAAAACACTTGCTTGATTAGCCAAAAGATATGAGTGCTGATTTACAAGTGCAATGTGTTCGCTATGATCATGTAAAAGTTCTGCGAAAGAATCCGAAGTAAAGTTAGTTTGATACTCTGTTTCGTGCGTCAAAGCTTTTCTATCACTTTGAATATGAACAGGATGTAACTCTCCCACAAACTTAAGTTTTGTTTTTTCTTGAAAGTCTAAACAAAACTTTGTAGCTCCGCAGCGTGGGAGAGAACATACGATCATTCTTCGTCTTCACTCATGAAAAGAGTTTTAGGCAGCTTTACTTTCTTCTTTGGTTTCTTCGAAATAGCGAGGATATCAACTCCACCGATAGCATCGAGACTATAAGTCTTTGCGCGCTCTTCAATTTCTAAGTTAATAAAGTCTACACCGAATTCTTTATGGAACTCGGAAAGGAGATCTTCTCTGCAAGTTTCGAGATACTGCTTCCATCTCCATATACCAATTTCAGCCAAGATTTCTCTTCTTCGGGCAGCTTTTACATTTTCTGGTGGAGTCTTCGTATGCCAGTTTCGAGTGTTCTCAAGATGATATGATACCATCTTACTATGATGGAACATCTTATATCCAGCCGCATATGACATCATCGTCATCATTATTTCTTCTCCGCGGAAGAATATCTTTGGATCTAAACCAACTTCATCGAGCCAATCGGTGTGTGTGAAGAAGTTGCCAGCCATAATATGGAATGCAGGTCTCGGCATATCAGTCGAAGGAATATTATCGCCGTGAACGTCTGGAATAAAATTATGAGGATCGATAGTGTAGTACTTTACTTGACATGCATCGTTGACTTCATGCTGAGGATACGTTTTAATTTCCCCATCTTTTTCTTCAATCGTAAATGATTTACACGAACCAGTAATGATTACTTTGTTCGTTCCAGCCATATCCATTGCTCTCTTATAATCTTCAACAAGAGAGCGATCCCAGTTCATGTCATGTAGCATGTGAGAGTCGACTTGATAGATAAAGTCGTACTCATTTGTTACGTTTAACAAGTTAAGGTATCTTGCCCAAACACAGCCATCAGAATATTCTGGATCAATTCTTTTATAGATGACATCATCTCTATTTACAAGCACAGGCTCTGTGCAAGCCAAAGAATCCTCGAACCGCGTCTGCTCGAAGATCGAATAGACTACGTTGTTTCTATTTGATTTGGTCTGCATCATACTCTTGATAGTATGAGGAAGTAAAGGATCTTGGTACGAGCATACTGAAACAAAAATGTTCATTGTTTAATCTCTTCTTTTTGCATATTAAATTTCTTTTTAATTCCCATAAACTTCCGATAGTATTGCTTATCATCTCCAGGAATTAGATTTGCAGTTTTATCTATCATCTCATCTGTAGCAGGACCAACTGAAGCACTAATATCTTTATTAAGGAAAGGAATGACATGTAGTAAAGGTTCGCCTGCTTTGATATGAACGTTACATTCTCTCTTCGGCATACAGATGAAGTTTGTGATATGAAAGTTTTTATAATCTACCAAACCTGGCGTCACGTATAGATCATCGAGAAAGGTAGAGTGGTAGAATGCTGGCATTAACAATGCGCTGATGTTTTTTTGTGTAAAGATTTTCCAAGGCGATGGAAACAAGATTGCAGTAGGATTAATTCCAATAGGAGTAAATGCACCTTCTACAAACTTTTCATCCATCTTCACGCCGTTGTCAAAACCACGATCTCCTCTAGCACCTTTATCTCCAAGATACCATGAAGTGCCAGCTTTGTTTGCCATAATATGAATGTCTACCCAAGCTGGAATGATATACCCGAATTGGGCATAATCTAAAATTCCGGGACAGTATGGCATCAGATGTTTACCATACTTGTCTTGTTGGACTTTACGAGTGTTTGTTGGAACATCAACAGCTCGTTCGACAGAAAAGTTATGATAAGATAATTTCTTCGTATCTACGAATTCGATATCTTTTTTCGGTTTTAAAAAAGAAAACAGATCTTTCATTTTCTGGGTGCTCTCAGTTCTTTTGTATATACACTTCTGCGCGTGTTTTGCATCTTCGATATGAGATTGATCAAGTGTTGTTCTGGTTCTTTCATATCTCTTATCGTAGGCTTTGATGGGACTGCATCGCGCTTAATTGGGATAGCGATGACCAATGGAGTTCCAGCAGGCAGAAGCACGTCAGCATTTGGAGTATGCCAGATTGCAGGGAAATTGACTTCCTTTGGATATGTATCAGTATCGACCAATCCAGATAAGCAAGTAAAATGACTTTCAAAGTTGTTAATCGGCGCTATAAAAAGTGTAGACCAACCTGGAGCAGTCTTTACGATCCATGGATTAACGAACTTTAAAGGTGGAGCAGGAAATCCTGGAGCAGATCTTTCTCCGAGTTGCCGAATGTCATGAAACTCACATACAGTGATGTGAGGAGAAGATGTCACTTCGATCGTACTACAGTCATGATTTGATCTGACTGTCATGTCGGCGATAAGAGGAATGACATAACCCAACGACATGGCGTCTATCATTGGCATGCATTTTTTTGCAGTAAAACTATGTGATCCTGACCAATCACGATCGTCTCGGCCGTCTGTAATGAGCGGAGGAATTCTTTTATACCATTCAGGTATATGTTTAGCTGCAGGCTTTGGATGCGGCAAACTGGCTACGTCATCTCGATGACAATAAAACTCAATGATAGGTTTCTTCTTAAAAGGATTCCAACTCAACATTCTCTTTCACCCATTACCCATGCTACAAGACTCTTACGCGTTCCTGATGTGATTGGCTTCACTCGATGTGGCATCCATGAAGCGAAGAATACGATATCACCTTTATTCGGTTTAAACGAGACTTTATCTTCAAAGTTTCCATTGTTTACAATCTCTAGCTCTCCGCCTTCATACTCATCAGGATCTGAGAGAAGAAGAGATGCCGATATCTTTCTTATATATTTCTGCCAGCCGAACTCAACATCCCAGTGCCAAGTGTAGTGTTGATTTGGTCCGTATTTTGTATATTGAAAAGCCTCGACTCCTTCGATGTCATACATAAAGTGATCGTAGTTGACAGTCGATACAATTCCAGACATTCTATTAAAGAGCCAATCGCTGTGATGATCATGATGGATCCATGAGATATCAGAATCACGCGTATGTGCAGGAGCCGCAGCATTTTGCTCGAGCCCAACTTTACCCTTTTCAAATTCTTGGAGCTTTTCTAAGTCGATGATCATATCGACTTCTTCAGGAGTAAATCCTCCTGTCCACACCGCGAAACAATTTAATTGCTTCCCATATTTAGGAATAATATATGGCATAGTAAATCCTTCTTCAAATCACTTATTCAATAGTAATATCTATATATCCTCCAGGAGCCACAGTTACCGAATGCGATTGGCCATCAGGATAAGCATAGTAGCTCGCTATCTGGTTATTTATCACAGGTGCAGCCGTTCCTCCAGCATTTGAACCAGGGAAAGTAATACCAAGTGTATTTGACGGATTTCCTGGAACGGCTGGAGTTGGAGTATTAAAGTTCTGAGGTCCGCTGGTAGCAGGGTTAAAGTTCTGAGGTCCATTCGTTGCCGGATTAAAGTTTTGTGGACCATTAGTTGCAGGGTTAAAGTTCTGAGGACCATTGGTTGCAGGATTAAAGTTAGCAGGTCCATTCGCTACGTTAAAGTTCTGAGGACCATTCGCTACGTTAAAGTTCTGAGGACCGTTTGTAGCTGGGTTAAAGTTCTGAGGTCCATTAGTCGCTGGATTGAAATTCTGAGGGCCACCGACAGCTGGATTAAAGTTTTGTGGACCATTAGTAGCTGGATTGAAATTCTGCGGACCGCTAGTGGCAGGATTGAAATTCTGAGGCCCGTTAGTGGCAGGGTTAAAGTTTGCAGGACCATTGGCTACGTTGAAGTTTTGTGGACCGTTCGTTGGTGCATTAAAGTTTGCAGGACCATTGGCAACGTTAAAGTTCTGAGGTCCACCGGTTGGCGCATTGAAGTTTGCAGGGCCATTCGCAACGTTGAAGTTTTGTGGGCCATTTGTCGGTGCATTGAAGTTCGCAGGGCCATTGGCAACGTTGAAGTTTTGTGGACCGTTGGTAGCTGGGTTAAAGTTTTGTGGGCCATTTGTCGGTGCATTGAAGTTTGCAGGGCCATTAGTTGGCGCATTGAAGTTTGCAGGACCATTGGTTGCTGCATTGAAGTTTGCAGGACCATTGCTCGCTGCATTGAAGTTTGCAGGACCATTAGTAGGCGAGTTAAAGTTAGAAGGACCTGCTGATGGAGAGTTAAAGTTCTGAGGACCACCAGACGGTGCATTGAAGCTTCCTGCAAAATATCCAAATTTCGGATTAATAACCGCCGGATTAATTCGATTTCCGGGAACAGAGTTGTATGTGCCGGTGGCATTTCCAGGAATAACATTGCTTCCAGATACGTTGCCTGGATTTACGTTATAGCCTGACACGTTGCCTGGATTTACGTTATAGCCTGAAACGTTGCCTGGATTTACGTTATAGCCTGACACTGGACCCGGATTGATATTGTAACTAGATATATTACCTGGAATTTTGTTAAAAGTTCCTGTACCATTACCTGGAACAATGTTAAATGCTCCTGTACCCGGAAAAACGATGTTATAGCCAGAGATGTTTCCAGGAACTTTGTTGAATGACCCTGTGCCTGGGAAAATGATGTTGTAGTTTGCCACAGGACCAGGGATGATATTGAAAGTACCTGTTCCAGGGAAAATGATGTTATAACCAGCTATGTTCCCTGGAACTTTGTTGAATGTACCAGTTCCTGGGAAAATGATATTGTAGCTGGCAATATTACCAGGAATAATGTTAAATGTACCCGTGGCATTTCCTGGAACAATGTTGAAAGTGCCAGTAGCATTACCAGGAACGATGTTAAAGTTGCCAGTTGCATTGCCAGGAATGATATTAAAGTTGCCAGTTGCATTTCCTGGAACAATGTTGAAAGTGCCAGTAGCATTTCCTGGAACGATGTTGAATCCTCCGGTCTGCGGGAATATGATATTGAAATTGCCGGTCTGAGGAAAGATAATATTATAGTTGGCTATATTTCCAGGAACAATATTAAAAGTGCCAGTCGCATTGCCAGGAACGATATTAAAGTTTCCAGTCGCATTTCCTGGAATGATGTTGAATGTGCCAGTCGCATTGCCAGGAATGATGTTGAATGTGCCGGTTCCAGGACCAGGGATCAAAGCTGTGCCTGTGCCACCTCTACCAGAAACAAGAACACTATTTCTACCATAAGGAATCGTGATGTTACCAGGACTGTTGAACTTAGTTGTTCCAGTCCCGGCACCACGCCATGTTTTCTCTAATGTAAACTTCGAACCACCACCAATACTCATTATGCGGCGCCCTTCACCGTCAGAGAAACAATCCAAGAAGTACCGCCGTCATAAGTCATGAGTGACCATACGTCGATGGCGTTTGCGGTTGTTGTTGCAGGAGGAGCTACACCGCCAGGATATTTACTTCCTGTCGGCCAAGTGATCGTGCGACCACCGGTAGCATCTTGTTTTGCTACGATAGTTCCAGCCCACATTCTTGTGCTCGGAGGAACTCCTGTTGGAGAGATCGTTGTATTTCCAGTAAGCGTAAGATCCCAGAAGTTAGAAGCAACACAGTTAAGAGTATATGTTCCTGTGACAGCTGTATTTGAAACTTCAGATTCGGTATAACCTGTCAGCGTTGGATTCGTGATGTTGTTGTTGGCCATCACAAGGTTTGCTGACAGAGTAGTTAGTCCGCCAGTAACACTGAATGCTCCGTTCCATGTAAGAGCACCAGTTCCAGAACGTCCCAATTTGATGTCATTGTTAGCATTGCCGAAAACAATGTATCCGTTGTTGGCACTCTGTTGACCCATGATGCGAACAGTATCGGCCTGATTAATATCGCCGAACCATGCATCATCACCGATACCAATATTTGTTCCACCGCCATTATTGGCAGTAGTTACTCGATCGAAGCTACCGACGCTCGAAACACTAAGGTTTCCGGTAATCGTAGTATTACCTGCGGCAAGCGTAGTGATACCAGAAGCGGCACCTGCAATTGTAAGCGATGATCCACCTTGAATTGCTCCAGATACGTTAGCATATCCAGATATCTTAAAGTTACCAGTACCACTCAGAGAAGCAACTTCTATGTCAGCTCCATACCATTTAAATTTAAAGCTATCTTCGTTAGTAGGAACAGTAGACCACATTGTTGCCGGGCTAATACCCATAGCATAATCAGTTTGACTCACAGACAGAGCTGGATATAGTAATAGCTTAGTACCCGGGCTTCGTGTATTAATAGAAGGACCGTCAACACCGGCTGTCGACCAAGTGATGAAGTTTGATGTACCATTAGAAAGTGATAATCCACTTATAACGTTAGCAAAACCTGAGATGGTAGTATTACCAGCCGCAAGAGTTGTGATACCGCTTACAGCTTGAGCAGCACTCGTCGATTGAATAGCAGTCGTGCCAAGATACAACGATGGGAGTCTAGCGAAAGGTAGAGTTCCAGTACTAATATTAGTCGCATTAGTATAGTATGCTGCATCTTGACCGCCAAGATTCGTCGAGTTGTTTGCAGTCAGAGCAGAGTTAGCATTGATCGCGCCTTCTGTCTTACCGAAAGCATTCGTGGCATTATTTGCTGTACCGGTAAACGACGTAGCATTAATACTTGAGAATACCGTAGAGTTGCCAGCCTTTAATAGATTAACCGTTAAATTGGCATATGAGAACGATGCATCAGCAATGTTGATCGTGTTGTTATTAGCAACAGCAGTCTCATCACCAAACGTCGACATAAGAAGGAATTCTTTTGATGTCGGACTACGTACAAGACCAGCATGGTTTGTAGTATTACCAGATCCGTTATAGTGGAATGTAAATCCACCCCAATAAGTATCACCGGGGTTATTCACACCTAGCTTGATCAGAGGATCCGACACAGAGAAAGATTCGATGTTAGTCGAAATCAGATTACCAGTTACGGTTAAGTTTCCACCTACTGTAACAGAACCAGTAAACGAGCCGTTTGCAAAAGTCGGAGAATCAGAAGTTCTGAGATCCTGATTCATACGGTATGGAAGACGAGCTTCAGCAAGAGTACCATTGTTTGCATTCGAAGCATTCGCAGCAAAGATAGTCGCATTGGTATAAGCGGCTCCGGCATTGGCTACCATCGCAGTATTTGCAGTGCCGATCTTCGTATCAGTGTAACTTACCGCATTGGTATAAGCTGCAGCTGCGTTAGCAGCCATTGCAGTGTTCGCGGTGCCAATTTTTGTATCAGTATAGCTGACTGCATTCGTATAAGCTGCTGCCGCGTTAGCAGCCATTGCGGTATTAGCTGTGCCGATCTTCGTGTCGGTATAAGATACAGCATTTGTGTAAGCAGCGCCAGCATTTGCTACCATCGCTGTATTAGCTGTGCCGATCTTCGTGTCGGTATAAGATACAGCATTTGTGTAAGCAGCGCCAGCATTTGCTACCATTGCTGTATTGGCAGTACCAATCTTTGTATCTACATAAGACACAGCATTACTATAAGCGGTAGCCGCATTTCCTGTAATAGCAGAATTGGCAGTACTGATTTTACCGTCTGTGTAAGAGACTGCGTTAGTGTAAGCTGCAGCGGCATTTGCAACCATGGCAGTATTTGCAGTACCGATCTTTGTGTCGGTATAAGATACGGCATTGGTATAAGCCGAGCCAGCGGCAGTCAATGCAGTGTTAGCATTTGTGTTTGCCGTAATCGCTGCGTCATAAGCAGATTTGACTGAAGCGGCAGATGCAGCTGCAGTTGTCGATGTATTCGAGACCGAGTCGACAAGAACTACCGCACCGGCAACAGTTGAGTTGCCAGATGGAAGACGAGCTGAGTTAACTGTACCAGATGTCAGATTAGTTGCATTGGAAGCGATCGCGATTGCATTCGTATAAGCAGCATCTGCGTTAGCGGCCATGGCAGTATTAGCAGTTGCAATCTTCGTATCTGTATATGATACAGCATTCGAATATGCGGTCGCCGCATTGCCAGTGATAGCAGTGTTTGCAGTTCCAATTTTGGTGTCTGTATATGACACTGCGTTCGTGTATGCAGATCCAGCGGCTGTTAACGCAGTGTTTGCATTTGTGTTAGCAACGATGGCAGCATCATAGGCGGTTTTTACAGCTGCAGCAGAAGCGGCTGCAGTTGTTGAAGTGTTCGCTATCGAATCGACAAGAATCACTGCGCCTGCAGTTGTCGAGTTACCAGATGGAAGTCTTGCTGCGTTGACAGTACCAGATGTGAGGTTGGTAGCATTCGCTGCGATAGCAATGGCATTCGAGTATGCATTTGCAGCTTTATTATCAGTATACGTTACAGCATTCGAATATGCATTCGCAGAAAGATTGGTCGCATTCGTGTTTGCAGTAATGGCTGCGTCATATGCAGTTTTAACAGAAGCTGCTGAAGCGGCTGCTGTCGTCGAAGTATTCGATACTGAATCGACAAGAAGAGTTGCACCTGCTACGGTAGCATTTGCTGATGGGAGGCGAGCAGAGTTGACTGTACCTGAAGTCAGATTCGTGGCATTTGATGCATACGTTTCTGTATATGTTCGAAGGTCAGAAGCAGAGTTACCGCCAACTGTCGCAGCATTGACAGAAGTAAGTGATGCGCCGTTACCAGAAAATGCCGTCGAGTTGATGGAACTGAATACTGAAGTATTTCCGATCGCAATCACCGAGGTATTGACTGTGACACCTCGAACATAGATTGAAGTGTTAGACGTATCGATACCTACACCTGCAAACATTCCTGTGCGCGAGAGTTCGCCGTAATCTGCATAGATTACGTTGGCAACAGTATAAGTTTTTTCTGTAATCAGTTTATCATGAGAGATTGCTGCATAATAAGTATTACCAGTTTCTGTTAAACTGTCTGTTAATGAAATTGTGGTTCCTGTGATCTTCGCGACATCATTCGCTTGTGAAACAGTTACGTTACTCGTTGAAATGTTAACAGTATTTGTAACATTCAGAGCGAGAGATACGTTCACTGTCGCAGGAAGGCGATTGAGAGAAAGTGTTCCAGTTGTGAGATTATCGGCATTGGCCGCAAAAGCAACAGCGTTATTATATGCATTGGTCGAGGAACCAGTAGCTACAGCTACAGCATTCGTATAAGCATCAGCAGCTTTACCGTCTGCATAGTTCACGCCGTTAGCGTATGCATTGTCAGCCGATTGGCTGAGTGAAGTTGAGTTGATCGCAGTAGCACCGATCACGAGTTGACCGCTCGAAATTACAACGTTTCCGGCTGTTACTGCTATTCCGTTCGCTACGGTTAACCCGTTCTTAACGCGAAAATTAACTGGTGTAGTCATCTGGTTCCCTATCCCTCAGATTTTATTCTATTTATACGTCAAGAGTAATTCTCTTCGTCTTTACTACGCTCGAAGAGTTTGTAGGAGCAACCAGCAGATTTACGTTACTGGAATTAATATTAGCACTAACATTACCAAGTGATGTGTTTGAATATACTGTACCATACTCGGTTACATAGACCTGAGAGCCATCATGAAGAAGTAATGCTTCTGTGATGTGATAGTCTGATCCAGATGTAATCTGTATGTAATACTTAGCTGATCTGTATGCTGCTTTCGCGAAAGAGTCTACGATGGTATTTGCAGTTGTCGAAGTTGTCTGTGAGTTCGATGCGCCTTCGATTACGCTAAGCGCAGGAATCTGAGCGACGATCTGAACGACGTCACCTGCAATGACATTCGAAGTAAACGTAATCGCCGCAGAGTTCGGAGTGGTATAATCTGTGGTCGAGATCTGCTTCGAACCGTTGAGGAACACGCTCTCGAGGCCAGCAGTGTATGAAAGAATTTGCGTATTGGCATCTGCGCCTGTAATAACAGTCGTGTTAGACGAGATCGAGTATGTATACGTTACTATGCTTGTGTATACGTTCGAAGCGACCGCAGCTGGACCCCAGTAAACTGAAGTTCCATTCGACGTCAGTACTTCTCCGTTGGCACCAATCGAACTGTTAGCGATGACACCAGCATTGAATGTAACGTTGGCATTGAAGATCTGTGTGTTAGCCCATGTAACACTTAAGTTGGCATCAACACCTGGACCTTGTGGTCCTTGCACACCTTGAGGTCCTGTTGCGCCTTGTGGACCAGTCGCACCTTGAGGTCCTGTAAATCCTGTCGAACCCGAAAGATCTGATACGTATGAATATGCAGATCCATTCCAAAGGTAGAGTCTTGAGTTTTCTGCGTCGTTTACATTACCAGTTTCAACGATAGCAAATTCACCAGCCAAGATACCAGTCGGTGAGGTATCGGCTGTGAGTGCTGCTACAGAAACATATGACTTTGCGATCTTGAATCCGAGACCAGTTGCACCTTGTGCACCTTGTGGTCCCTGTGCGCCTTGAACGCCCTGAGCTCCAGTCTCACCTTGTGGTCCTTGAGCTCCAGTTGCTCCTTGTGCTCCTTGAAGTCCTTGAGCTCCCTGTGCACCTTGAGCACCAGTTGCACCTTGCGAACCTTGTGCCCCAGTGGCGCCTTGTGCGCCCGTAATTCCTTGCGCACCTTGGGCTCCAGTTGCTCCCTGTGCACCTTGAGCACCCTGTGCACCTACAACGTTTTGAAGTTCTACGACAGAAATTACTGGTCCATCAGTTTCACCGTACTGAGTGTTACCAGTAACAGAGTTAGATTTAATAGAATACGTGTAGGTTCCTGCAGGAGGAGTATCAATGAATTGAAGTGAATACGGAACGTTTTCGTTTCCGTTAGAAGACTCAAAGTGAGTCTGAGCACCGATCGGCGTTGAACCTCGATAAAGCTGTAATCTACCCCAACCGCCAGCAGTGAGAGGATTGGCATCGCCGTGTGCAATGATTTGAATCGGGCTACCTGAAGAGGTAAGACTAATCTGCGCAATGACTGTTGGAGTGCCAGCGCTAATGTATACTGATGGAGCAGCGTTTTGCGCCCAGTTAACAGAGCCGAGAGTAGCAGTAGCAGATGTCCAATATACACCCGTGCCATTCGAGGCTAGAACTTGTGTATTGGAACCCGAAGAACCGTTAGCAACAAGAGTTGTAACTGCGAGACTTGAGAGGTTGGATCCGACTTCGAAGATATTATTCGACGCGTCTGAAGAAAAGACTTTGCGATCGGCTAAGTTAATAGCCAACTCGCCCTTGTCAATAAAGGCCGCGTTTGCTGCGTTCGTAGTATTAGCTGTACGACCTGAGACTGTCGTACGCTTAAATTGAAATTTATTCGGCATTCCCAACCTCTATATAGAGTATGATAGGATTATATAATCCTCATGATATTTATACAGAGGAATCTTCTACCTGTTTTTTCTTTTCGTTCTTTTGCTTAAGAGCTTGCAGTTCTACGTTAGACTCGCTCAGCGCCCGATCGAGGAGCGCCAAGCGAGTTTCCAACATTAAGTTTTGATTTGTAAGATCGTGTACTTTTGCAACCAATTTACTGATATATTCATTAACAAATTCAACTTCCATGATTAGAATGTGCCTCCATCAAGTGTACCATATACGACCGAAGTACCGTTCGACTGTAGAACGTAACCGTCTGTAGCAGCAGAAAGAACAGTTGCTGTTCCAGATCCGTTACCAACAAGAATTGCACCAGTTGCAATACTGCTCAGTCCAAGACCGCCTGATGTCACTGCGAGTGGAGTCGAGAGTGACAGAGAGTTGGCAGTAATGTTAACTGCAAGCGTAGAGTTTGCTGTAAGTGTTACAGCCGTCGAGTTCGAAACAAGACCGCCAGAGGTTAAGAATGCTTGTAATGTAGCAGTAGTATAACCAGCTGCAGCAGTGTCTACAGTTGTTGTAGGTTCTGTTTGAGAACCAGTAAAGAGCTTATAGACGCCGTCTGTAGCATCGCGGAAAAGACCGGTATACTTAGCTCCGCTCGAACCGAATTGCCCATAAAGGCCGATATCAAGAAGGTCGGATGAAGCGTTGCCGTTTGCAAGTTCAATCAGCGAATCTTTGACTGTTAAGTTGGTAGTATCGATTGTCGAAAGCGTACCGAGAACAGTCAGATTTCCTGAAAGAGAAAGATCTGTAATTGACAGTGCTGAATTAACATGCACACCAGTCGAGTTAACTGTAAGTGTCGAACCAGTTGTAAGTCCGACCGTATCAGCCTGAACGTTGATACCGTTTGCAGAACCAACGTGTACACCCGTGCTATTCGTAACGAGACCAGAACCTGCAACAACAAATAATCCAGTCGCATTAGATGCAAGACCGCCGTCTGTGCCTGCTGTGGCATCAATAGTAATTTGGTTGTTTGAAACGGTAGTAGTTAAACCATTACCGCCAACAAATGTCAGAGTTTCCCCTGTATTGAACGTGTCACTTGTTCCAGAATCAGCAGCAAGTGTAAATGAGCTCGATGCAGGATCTGCCCAATAGGCAACTGTTCCGTTTGAATTTAGCACTTGCCCTGCGGTACCGGTCGAACCGTTGGCAGTCAGTGTAGTTACAACAGCGTTAGCCGTAATAATCTTGTCGATACCAGAAGTACCGTTAGCTACGAGAGCTTGGTTAGCAGTGAGCACACCGGGATTGAACTTACCAGCAATGGTGATTGATGCACCATTGGAACCGATGAACAGATGATCACCGTTTGCTGTAAAGGCCAATTCACCATTAGCTAATGACGGAGCGGTGGCAGTCGTTAACGATCTTTTGATCTGAATTAAGTTAGCCATCTTGTTTCCTTATTAAAAAGAACCGCCGTCTATGGCGCCGAGGTCCTCGATTTGTAGTTGTCGTACTTCATATTTATCTGTTTCAGAATTATAAACTAGTGTAGCTCCGTCTGTCACATCAGTCTCGACAACATCTGCGATGTCTTCAATACTGCGGATTTCTTGAATTTGATTCTTCAGAGTAATAGGTGCGGCAGAAGACAATCTGCCGTTATTGTTTGTAATCTTGGCAACTAGACGAGATGTGCCTGCCATTACCTTGTAACTCCTGGTGTGACGGTGACTATACCTTCAACAAGACGAGAAATCGTTCCGGATCCGTCATTCAATTCACAATCATATACATATCTTCCTGCAGCCACGTTATTTGTAGCGTTAGCAGTCATCGAAAGAGTAACTTCACCTGTTACAGCAGTGATAGCAACATTGAAAGAATAGTAAGTTGATGACGTGTAATGCTTACGCATCTGTGCGGCACCTGTAAATCCTGTTAGATTTACGATGTTACCTTCTTCATCGGTGACATCAATCGTGGTTGCGAAAGATGTGCCTTGATCAATTGTAATGTTAGCTTTCAGTGCCATTTAATTCTTCCGCTATGTTTAATCAAAAGTTAGAGATTCTAAGTAAACTTCCCAATATTTAGTTTCCGCGCCGTTCGAAGCATTAACAAGAAAGGAAGTATCATAAGAGTAACCGGCATAAGAAAGAGTAAATGTAATACTTGATGCGCTTCCTCCATTTACAACAGACGCTCCGCCGTTAGAATTATCCGCGCTCCAATTCCAAACTACACTTGCTGAAGCATTAATAGTAATCGAAGCTCCAGTATTATATTGACTGTCAGAGAGATATGTTCCCGGATATGATGCCCCACCGTCAGGAGAAAAAGTAGTTAAGGCCACATCTGCATAGGGACGTATGCCGACAACTTGCCATGTAGATCCATTCCACATTTTAACAGCACCAAAATCTTGACTGCCTACCCACGACGAGCCATTCCAATATTTAACAGCTTTAGCAGATAAAAACGTTAGAGGCACTTATTATGCTCCTGGTGCAGTCGGCCAAATAACATCAGCGGCATTTGTATAAGTTTGAGGAAGATCTCTGAGTGCTTGACGATACGTAGCCCAAGAAACTTTGTCTCCAGGCCAATCTGCCATTTGAGTATAGTCAGATAAAGCCAGAAGATTATTTCTTTTCGATCTAATTTGTTCCCAAGTAATTACCACGACTCGATCTTGTAAAACAAGATTTCCTTGTGATAAAACCAATTCTTTATTTTGCATATTCATACCATGGAGAAACTGTTGGTGTTGCTCTGCGGTAATTTCAATAATATCTTGAGGCAATGACGGATACCCAAAATCAGTATCGTAAAAACCTTTTGTTGTTGGGCTGTAGTAAATTGTCATTTTATTAATATCCCATTGCTAACCAGTAACCAGTGTGAGAATTTTCATCTCCGTTAAACCAACTAAAACCAGTTGTGCTAACACTAAAGATTGTTGCAGCTTTAGAAGCTTGTCCAAATACACTTGTATCTCCTACGCCATTCATCACAGCTCGGGCAACCGCGGTGAACGATGTTGGAAATGATCCAGATCCTGTGGTATTTGGAGTAACAGTTACTGTTCCCCATTGGAGAATCACGCCGTTCGGCAATCGAGTCCATCCATTTGATGAGAGACTTTGTGTATATCCCGTAGTTCCTGCTGTATCGATCCAGATATCACCAGCGGCAGAAGCAGTAGGAGTAGAACCGGTTACAAAGACTTGACCACCACTTGTAAATCCAGCTGTAACGTGTCTGAGAATAGGAGCTACGGCACCAGATGCACTTCCTTGTGCACCTTGTGGTCCTTGAGGACCCGTTATACTTGAACCTGCTGGTCCTTGAGCACCAGTAGCACCTTGTGCACCATTCAAACCTCCAGGTCCCTGCGCACCTGTTGCACCTTGAGCTCCTTGTAAACCTTGAGCTCCTTGAGGCCCAGGAACTGTTGATGCTGCACCTTGTGCACCTGTAATTCCTTGCGCCCCTTGCGGACCTTGGGCTCCTTGTAAACCTTGAGCACCTTGTGGACCAGGAACTGTCGATGCTGCGCCTTGAGCTCCAGTTGTTCCTTGTGGTCCTTGTGGTCCTTGAATACCTTGAGCACCTTGTGGTCCAGTCGGTCCTTGAACTGAAGGTCCTTGTGGACCTTGAGAACCAGTTGTTCCTTGGGCGCCTTGAGCTCCAGTTATACCTTGAGCTCCTTGTGGACCAGGAACAGTAGATGCTGAACCTTGCACACCGATAGGTCCTTGCGAACCAGTTGCACCTTGAGCGCCTTGAGCACCAGTTGCACCTTGAGCGCCTTGAGGTCCAGCAAGTGCAGACCAATAAAGAACACCATCAGCACCGTTTGATGAGAGTACGTAACCCTTTACACCAGCAGATTGCGTAGGTAGAAGGTTATTAATGTTGCCGCCTGTTCCACCACGAGTTGTAGGAAGTGTACCTACAGTAATAGCTGAAGCGTTAACCCATACACCCGCAGTATTCGTAAAGAGTCCAGCATTTGCAACGAAGCTAATCGTTGGATTACCAGCTACACCATTTCCATTAAGAACACTCAGCCCGTCAGTAGAAGCAATCGATACAGTTGTTCCTGTTCCTGTGCCAGTTCGAACTACGATACCATTTGCCGAGATATTGTATACTGTGTTAGCATTGCTTGCTGTACCAGTATAAAGAGTCGAGTTAACACCTGCTCCACTTGGGAAGTTAACAGTGTTCGTAACAGTGATGTTATTTGCAAAGACGTCGAATCTTGCCGTGGTAGTACCGAGAGCACCACCATTTGCATTCGGGCGAAGTGTACTATACGAGATAGTATCATATAAGAATGCATTGAAACGATTTGAAGTATTACCGAGTGGCTGCTGATCTGCAATCAGAAGAACACCACCTTGACCGATGGTAACGTTAGCATAAACAAGAGATCCGTTAACAACAAGGTTACCAGATACAACGAACAAGTCGTTTTTAAAGTGCGCGTTGGCTTCTACGTCGACACGATCATAGAAGATCGCGTTGCCAGAAGCAACTAGACCGTTATCAACCTTAAATCTATTATTTGCGCCTGACATATATTACCTTACTTAATGAATTGAGCAACAACTTTTGCAGCCGTGCTAGATCTTGTTTGATTGACATACACTCTTACGTTTGCCGTAGCCACGTTCGCAGAGAAAGTACCAAGTAAGCTAACTCCGGAATTAGCTGCAACAGGTGAAGAAACCGTACCGTATGTTGTAAGCTGCGCAGTCGAATTATCATGAGCAAGTAGTACTTCAGAGATCTGTGTATTACCGGCATTTTTCAATTGAATGAGAAGTTTAGCTGTGCTATAGTCTGCCTTTGGATATTCGAAGACAAGAAGATCTGAGCCAGTCGTAGCTCCAAGATTTCCGTTTGCAAAGACATCAACTACGTGCTCAGTCTTGAAAGTCACGATGTTTGCATGTGTAGCAGGACCAGTGACTGCGAGCGTATTTGAAAGAGTGGCTCCACCTGTCACCGCCAATGTATTTGAAAGTACAGTAGCTCCTGTTACCGAGAGCGTATTCGAAAGATTTGTATTTCCTGTAACTGCCAGCGTGTTTGCAAGAGCAACGTTCGAACTGACTGTTGCAGCACCTACAACAACAAGATGGCTTGTTGGCGTGATGGTAAGATTAGCAGATGCAGTGATCGATCCATTACCAATCGCCGTATTAAACGTCGCGTTGCCGACAAGTACAGTAGTTGCATTTGCAAAGACATTCGCACCGACTGCAACAACTGTTTGGTTGGCAGTGACGATACCAGCAAAGAATCCTGTCGGAGTAACGTTAGATGTTGATGTTGAGTTGGCAATACTGATGATTCGAGTATTTGCAAGAGTGGTATTCGAACCTTCAACAGCATAGACTCTGACAGCAGAGTGTTCAACAGAGTTGAGGCTGTTGCCTACAAAGACTCCGCTGCTGTTAGCGACTACGTTACCAACAGTGGCAGATCCAGTTACTTGAACTGTACCGCCGTTGGTAGCATTCGCAGTTACATTGGCACCTAGAGAAATCTGAATAGTATTGGCAGTAAAGATGCCAGTCTTAAATGCATTTGGCTCGATGTTTGCAGTGGCACTCGAGTTAGCGATGCTAATGATTCGAGTATTTGCAAGAGTGGTATTTGAACCTTCAGATGCAAGGAATCTAACTGCAGTCACTTGCGAAGAGTTTAAAGTATTACCTACATGTAGACCGCTGCTATTTGCAACCGTATTACCGACTGTGCCAGTTCCTGTGACTTGGATCGTGCCACCATTAGTAGCATTTGCAGTCACGTTGGCGCCAAGAGAAACTTGAATTGTGTTAGCTGTAAAGATACCAGTCGTGAAACTGATAGGATCCATGTTAGCAGATGAAGTGCTATTTGCAATGCTGATGAGCTGATTGTTTGCGAGTACGGTATTGCTACCTTCTGATGCAAAGAATCGAACGCTCGTCATTTGACTGTTCGTAACAGTGTTGCCTACATATAGACCGCTGCTATTTGATACACTGTTACCTACTGCACCTGATCCTGTGACTTGGATCGTACCGCCGTTTGTAGCATTGGCAGTGACGTTAGCACCAAGAGAGATCTGAATCGTGTTCGCGACGAAGAGTCCAGTGCTAAAGCTAATTGGATTCATAGTAGCAGTGTTAGTGCTATTCGCGGCAACAACTGCGAATGCAGTTGCTGTTGTATTCGTGGTAGAGTTAGACTGAATCGTCAGCTTGGTCGTATTGGCTACGAGGTTTGCACCGGTCAAACCAGCATGTAGACCATACTGCCACATGAATGTGTTCGAAGAACCATTGGCAACTTCCAGACGAATTTCGGTCGATGTCACATTGCTCAGAACCGTGTTCGTACTGATCATCAGATTCGCAAACGAACCGTTGACGTTACCGCCCTTCATCCAGTTTGTTACGACTAGATTGTTAGCACCAAACGTTCCATACAGTTGAGCTGTTCTTGGAAACGCAGTGTTACCTGTATTTGCATATGTGCTGTTTGCAGTGATGATTTCTGTCGAGAGCGCATGAAGAAGTTCATTGGTCTCTAAGAGCCAAATCTCGAATGAGTCGGTAATTACATCAACATTAGCTACTGGTCTTGACATTAATTTCTTCCATTCACTACTTGTAAGAGTAGAGTTTTAATTTCTTTGAGATCATCTTCGACTGCACTTATTCTATTTGATAGATCTTTGCTATTCTTCACTTTCGATCTTTCTGCTACAAACTTTGCATAAGATGCATCATCTGTATTTATGAAAGCTCCAGTAGAAGTATCTTTCATGAACCCGTCAGTTTCAGTTTTCATCAACATTATGCCGATACTCCGACTACACTGACAGTTTCTACCTTTGGAACAATATGAGATTGAGTTGCAAGAAGAACGATCTTGATTTGCATCGATGTATAGAGATCAAACTCAACATATTCAGAGTTGACATATCTTACAGTGTTATCATTTTCAGCATTGTTCCATGCGACGTTTCTATACTTCAGTTTATCGATAACAATATCTGATCTTGTTGGTCGGCCAGGAGAAGACACGAGAGTTGATGTTGTAATGTTTCGATATGTTTCGATGGCAGTGGTATTTGCTGCCGAAACTACAAACACTTCATGATTACCAAAGTCTTGATCTCTGATTCGAATCAAATCACCCGCGGTAACTGTAGCAGAATGATTGCTTGTTGTAGCGATGCTATTCGAACCATAAGTAATCGTGCCTGTTCCTGGAAGAGCGGCTTGAAGTTCAGGGGCTGTATCGAATCCATATGTAAACTCGTACATATCATTTGGATCTGTCGAGCTAAAGCGATCGATATTATCTTTCAATACAAGAGGAGTCCATGCTTTACTTTGGAATGATTCTCTGTCTGCAGCGTTATGAATTTTCGCATAGACTTTGATTTCTGTTCCAGCCGGACGATAACCTGTCAGATATACTACGATATCTTCTGCATATTTGTCTTGAGCAAATTTAATAACCTTTGAGACATACTTCGATTTAGCAAGACCGTTTGCACCAGTTTCTGTGTCATAGTTAGCAATGCTGCTAAGTCCTACTGTTCTTGTCTCTGTGTAAACGTTGTTGATGTCGTTCTGATAGAAGTAGAAGTCAAGTTCGCGGGTAGTTGCATAAGGAACACTAAAGCGATCGATCTCAGCTGTGCTCACAGCAATATTCAGATTTGCAACAACCGACTTTTTTCTGTCTCCGAAAAGATTTGAGCCATCAACTTCAACCGAGCGAGATAAGATATATCCTGTGGTTGCCGAATCATTCATTTGCAGAAGATTGATATTTGTCGATGTAGAAGATAACTGATTCGCAGAGTTGGCAATCCTATAATTCAGCGTAAACGTAGAGCCAGAAGGATTGCCAATGAGAAACGAAGGTTTAAAGTTATCAACTGGATAGCGATCGATAGAAGCAATATTTGCAGTCGCTCCCGATCTTTCTCCTATAATTCTGCCACCACTGACGGCAAATTTATTTGTAGTATTTGCAGTTGAGTCGACCAAAATCAGTTTATTTTTTGGATAATCTATGTTATATGCCAAACCTACGGGTGGAACTTTATAACCGATTCCAGAAGCAGAGAAAGCTGGTAAGCTTGCAATTGTCATGTGTGTGGCATTCGTAATAGCATTCACAGATAGAATCTGTTTAGATCCACCGCTTTGAACTAAAATTTTAGCGCCGCCAAGAAGATTAGTAAAAGTTGTTGCAACACCAACTACGTTTAAGCTGTTCGTAGAAACCGTAACAGTACCAGAGGCATTGGCGATATCTTGATAGATATATTCTCCACCGATAAATGCACCTGTGTTGGTGTTATCGATCGTGAAGAATTCATAATCTTTATTTACAAGGCTGATTGTAATGTTATTAGCAGTGTATCTGGCAACCTTTACTTTAAACTTCAGATCTCTATCGCTTAGCGAACGGTGAGAAGAAGTATTCGTAGGAACATATAGCTTGCCGCCGTGTGTTCCTCTTGAACCTACAGACAACGTATTAGTAATCTGACCGTCGGTTACGAGTCTATCACCGAGTACGTTTTGCCATACATCAAATCCTGGATCATTAAATTTAAGAACTAATCCGTAATGCTTTCCAGTGGCCAAACGAACAGGATCTTTAAATCCGATTACTGTTGCCGCCGAAGCATCTTGAGAAGTATTAATCAAATCATATGGAATAAGAGTCATGGAGTTGCGAAGCTGACGAGTTTCAAAAGGAGAATCGTTTTCTACTTCGCAAATCCAAGCGTTTACTGTAGGAGCCACTGCGCCTGAAACGGTGGCTCCACGCACAGGCTTAGCCTTAAAGAAGACGTCGATGGATGTGAGCATGACTTCAGGAGCGTTAGCCACTGTTTGCGGATTCACGTAAAAGGTTTGAATATAGTTAAAGGCAGACATGCATTTCCTCGTTTATTTTTATTATTTATCTACTACTCTATCGATCTTATGGTAGATTGAAATTTATCTGTGATTCAAAGTTTCGAAGATCGAGTCTGATCACGTTGTAAGTACCACTCGGATCAATAAATGTATCAACCGCGGTTTCAGTCGCATTTCCACCACCCTGAGTGTTCGTTCTGGCGTCAGCTTGTGCAACAGAAGTAGAAGTGGTCGAAGCAGTAACATTCAGATTATTAGTGTTTGTAGCAGGAAGATTAGAGTAGTAGGCAAGAGTAATTGCGCCTGCTGCTCTCGAAGTTCCATCAGTATTTTCAATTACAAATCGTTTTTGTCCAGCAATATTAGAGATGATACGATTTTGTGCCGCTGCATCAGTTGCTGCTTCATCGAGACCGGCGTCATAATAAAAATCGAATGTCATGACACCGTTTTCGTCGCTTCGGAGGCCAGTAGTATTCGTCGTAGATGTTCTTACTTGTGAACACTTCGAAGTTCTGTTTTCTCCATCAAACGTAAACGTATGATTCGTATTCGGCTTCAAGCCAGATACAGAAATTATAAACTTCTGAGAATCAGCAATGTAAGATAGATCTGATCCTCTGTCGAAGTTAAAATAACTAAACATCGAATTGGTAATTGTGAATGAACTTGGATTTATGTTATGTACAGCGCCCGTATATTCAAACGTATTTGGATTCGCTACCGTAATTGTCGAAGTTGTTACAGAATCTGTCGGATATTGCAGAAGGTAACCATAAGTTCCTGTTCTGCCTTGTCCACCAAATAGACCTCCGCGTTTCTTACCCTTGTATATTCTCACCTTTGCATATTGGCCTGCAGCAGGATCATGCGTCCATGTGATCTTAAATTGATCTTCAAGGAAAGTACCAGAATCGATACCGGTTGGATATGACTTGCGCTCAATGCTTCCAACATGCTCGACTCCACGACCATCGTTAAGCTGGTTTATTTGATAGAGTCTGGCAATATCAGCGCTGGTAATTCCAGTCGCAGACGCAGAAGTTTGAGTGGCTGTCCATGGACCATTTTCTGAAGCTCCTTGATAGACAGTTGCCGAAATGGCATTGTCGCGAGAAACTACATAAAGTTCGGCTGGTCCAGAAAGACTGCTGAATCGATAAACAAATTCTTCGAACACTGTGCCAGAATCCGAAACGCTGGTGCTTCTTTCTCTTGCTACTGTTGATTCTATTCTTTGAGTAACAGTAGTAACAACAACATTTCCAGTTGTATTCGCGGCAGTATTTGCAGCAGTATTTGCAACTGGAAGAGGTCCTGCAGTTGCGACGCTCTGTTCTCCAATCACAAACTCGTTATATGGAAGTGTCAGAATGCCATCTTCTTGTCCTGTGCCATCTGGCTTAAACTGAAGATTTAACTCTCTCAGATATGGTCCAAGCTGGTCGTTTTTAATAGTAGCATAAAATTCTGGATTTCCAACATCTGCATAAACATAATCGGTGAAAGGATCTACGAAGAATCCAAACTTAAATCTATCAAGAGCCGCATCTAAACTACTCGGAATAAATCTTGATTTTGCTAATGCTTCTGCAAGAGTAAACGATACGTAATATTCCAGATCCTTAATTCTCTTATCGAGGCTACCGATATCAGCCATCGTATAACGACGCTGTTGAATGCGAGTTCTTTGAGCAGCGCTGATTGAAGGCTTGATAGTATAGGTGCTCTTTCTTTTTCCAGAAATGGCGCTCATTACTTTCGTATCTGTAATAGCAATCATCTCAGCAGAAAGTACTTCTGGAAGAGAAGGATACGGAGGAATATTGTATATTTGCAAAGTAAGCGAATTGTCTTGTGCGGGTGGCAGAACAGGAGAAATACCTGGTTCGCCGTTTCTTATTTCAAATCCGCCGTTCGAATTGATAATAACTCGATCAACTCTTCCAAGATAGGAACTTACATTTGCAGACAATGTAGAGTTAGGCACTGGGAAAAATGCGCTAGCCGAAGAGAAGTAGTTTGCATTTGAAGGAAGCGTAGGATTGATAATCGATGCGGCGTTTGCACCAGCAGCAACCGAAGAAATATCAGTCACATAGTTGATTGTATTTGCCGCCGATGGACGAAGATCTACGCAATCTCTTACATCATAATAAATTCCAGTTTTTCCTTCGAACTCGGCGAGTTCCATGGTATTAATACTTACGTCGCTCACTAGAGAAGCAAGATTTGCACTATCGTTAATCGTATAAGAAGAAATTGTCTTGACGCCTGATGCAGATTGGAAAGCATCAAACTTTACAAGAAGGACGTCATTCGCCGCAAGCGTATCATATCTCGGTTTTCTTACAAGCTTAGAAATATCAAGGAAATCTTCATTTTGACCGCTGTCAATATAAAACTGATTCGTGACGTCTGTTACACCGTACGTGTTCTCAGTGAAGTACATGGTATTACCAGTAAACTTATGAGTAGAAGAACTATTCGATGTAAGAGTGAGGTTTGCACCCCCGCGAGTAGCAGAGAGTGCGAATCCGCTTGTGTTGGCGTATACTGCGTAGTATGTAGTGCCGTTAGTTAAGCCGCCGAGTACACCTACACCTGCAGCATTCGAATATACGAGTGAATCGCCGTTAGCAAATGGGTTGTTTGTTACGGTAATAAACGCATTCGCAGTTCCGGAATTTGCAATGTTTGTCGATACGTCAAACGTGATATCTTGAACAGTGGCGTCTTTTCTCCATACTCCGCGCAGACGATATGCGTCTGATACGCCGAGAGGCCATGGTCCACGAATACCTGCGCTGTTGTTATTTGCGATACGAATTCTGGCGTAGTTGCCGCGATTTGACGTCTTGGCAGCAGAGCTTACGTTGTTTCTTTGCGCATTATACACCACTGAAACTGGCATCGAAGCGGCAGCATTTGAAGTGGCATTAGCGACATTGTTACCGAAGTAGATCGTCATGACTTGACTGTTCGAGCTGTCGACATTTGCCCACTTCGATGCCTTATTTGTCAGCGAGATCGGAATATTTTGAGGGTAATAAAGAGTAATACTACCGCCAGAATAAGTTTTTCCTGCATTTGTGGCAAGAGTCAACGAAGTACTGTTTGCAATCGATGCGATCTGTGCATAAGTCGTGTTAGCGTTATATCCGCTCGAGTTAGAAATTTGAACCCAATCACCGGGTGAAAATTGAGTATTGAACAATGTTCCAGTACCATTCACTGTAGCATTTGCTCCGAACACTTCGATTGAACCAGTAGCCACAATTTGCGACTTATAATTTCCGTTAGGAATTACAATCAGATCACGCTTCTCAGAAGTATTCAGCTCTTCTGTATATGGGAAATATTCATTCGATGGAAGATTTAGAACGACATAGCCGGCAGAATTAGAAGTTTCAGATGCATTAATGGTTCTATATTGATACGTAATGTTCGACACATTTGACGTAGCATTCTTCAGCTTGAAAAGAAGCGAAGAGTCGACTGTATCATAAAGCACCGCTCCGAGTGTAGCACTAACTACTGTGTCAGCAATTGCTTTATTTCCTGAGCTAGAATAAATGCTTCTTACATCTTTGACATTCTTACCAGCATTCATCTTAATGTCGAAGAGATACATTCTGTAAACGGCATTTGCGTTGCCTACATCTCCACTTTGCCAAGCAAAGGTGCGAATTCTTGCAGTACCGATCTTTGCGCCAGGGCTAGTGATAGTAGTCGAGCCTGTGCTAAGATAATTAGCAGCTGTACTATGCAGTTCGACTTCTCCGCCGATGTCAAAGTTGAACGAACCAGCAAGTTCGTCGACTTCGAAGTAGTTGCCGTAGCCAAGACGAGTCTGTGAAGCAGGATCATTCAGCTTCGTCGTACCCTTGTTCATGTTTTGCTTATAGTTGTCGATAGTTTCAATACGAATACCGTTGATATAAGCTTTACCTGGATCAATGTTCATGTTCACAAGGCTTGCAGTATCTGAGAATGTACCAGAATCTTTTGTCAATGTAAGGAATTGATCGATGACATAGTTGCCAGATTCTTCGTAGGTTCTTGCTGCTAGTTGACGACCAATGACATTGTAAACAGTATCTTGATTTACACGATACGGACGACCATCAGTGAACTCGATGATTGGAAGGAATTCTGAGTTTGCATCTGCTTCTGCTTTTGTCAGTACGCTGATGACTGGTGTCAGCTTCAGACGATCTGCACCAGGAGCTGAAAAGTTGAAAGTTCCAGTGGCATTATCAAGAAGCGACTGATCTTGATTTGAATTGACGATGCTTTCGTTTGTATAGAAACCGACAGACTTATCAAAGCCAGTGTTTGAATACTTGTTTACAACCTCAAACTGAGAAGCGACTCTCGAGAAGAATCCCTTTTGATAGATCGTGCCTTCTCCGATCGTAACACCGTAACCAGTTCCGATAGGAACAGATGTGGCATTTGCGACCTGAATTGTAGCAAGGAATGTTTCAGCTGCAAGCTCAAGCTCGCCCAATTCAGTGGCAGTAAATGTAGAAGTAGTTGAGTTGTTTGCGATGGTAACATGCGGTTCTACGTAATAACCTGAACCTTGGCCAACAACCTGAACTGCAGTAACTTTACCTAGACTGTCTGTTGTAATAGAACCAACTGCACCTGAACCGACAATTGCAACTACGTTAGCAGATACTCCAGATGTAGCGTTACGAATAGATTCTCCAGCTGCGAATCTAAACTTAATTGTATTTGCAGAAATAAGATCAGGATATTCTGGTCTCACCTTCAAGATAAGAGCAGAGCTATTTGCAGTTGTGTTAGCTTCAATAATCACGGCATTTGCAACGCCGTTCTGAATTACAGATCCAGCCGCAAAGCTTGCAGCTGCTGCTGCACCGCCGGTACTATTTTGTACAGCAAGCGCCGACATCACTACAACCGTGTCGCTATTACTAAACTTAGAAGCGCCATCGTTTACTTTGATATTGAAGATAGGGTAAGATTTGTCGAAGACTGTGAGCGTCTCATCTGCAGCAAAAGAATCTGTCGCGAAGTTATTTCCAGAGTTAATGTAGTTTACAAACAGAGTATTAAGATCAGGCGCGCGAGATTGTAGACCAGAAACCGTCTTCTTGATGTGGGCTTCTAAGTTGCTTGCGTTTCTTACATACAGATTGTTATAAAGACTGACATCGACTTGTAGACCATCTGTCGTCAAATCGTTGATCTTGATATAAGGAACTTTATCATGCTTAGTAATCGTACAACCATCGATGATTGTTCCGCGCTTGAACACGTTGTCACCAAACTTCTCAATTTGATTTTGCAAGATTGACTGGAGCTGGTTAAGCTCACGTGCTTGGACTGCGACACCAGGCTGGAACAGGACTTTATAGAAGTCCTTCTTGACGTCGAAGTCATCAAAATAAGGAGATACGTTTAGGTTGGTTTCCAGAGCCATTTAATTAAAACTCCAATACTATCTTTATAATTTCTGATTTGTTATCGTTACGAGCGATAGGATCAAGATTCTCTAAGTAAAGAACCTCTCCGCTACCGACTACAAAGTCTCCAGGGTATTTATTCAATAATGGGGAAAGCTCTGCAGAAGATATTGTGCCCGCGATATCTCTTACTCCGCGAGGATCAAGATTGAAGATGCCTGACTTGTTACTGATCCATAATATATCAGAACCTTCGATCTCATCGAGATGGTGTACTCTGCCGCGAGGTTGTGCATATGAAATCAGACTCTCTTGCTTAATCTCTTCATCTTCGAGGAACGGTACACCACCAGAGCTAAATGTACCAATGAGGCGAGTTAGCTGGCGAGAATAGTTGAAAGCACTCGCATTTCTATCATTAATTTCAATCGTTCCAGTAATAGTTGCTGTCGTACCCGATACAGGAACGACCGTGTCTCCTGACATGCCACCGACTCCGATGATACGACTTCCAGAAGTAAATACGCCTGCGACATTTGACAATTCAATTTGACTTGATCCAGAGAACGATACGATACCGCTCGCTTCTACGACGATAGCTGACACTTCGCAATCTTCTGCTGTAAACGAGCTATTTGTATTCGCAGTCGTAATACGATAGTCTTGCGGAACATTGGCTACAGTCGAGATGTAGTTGTTCGAACCATCTGTGACAAGAACATAGTCGCCAACTTCAAAGGCATCTTTGTAAGTAGGAGCATCTGGATTTCTAAGAGCTACAGTAATAACTCCATTCGATCCTGATACACTTGCATCTCCATTGATCGTAACGAGAGGAGCTGAAGTATATCCAGAACCAGCATTAGTAATTGTAACAGATGTAATAACTCCTGAACCGTTATTTGCAAATGTGCCTGCTGCACCTGTTCCATCAGTTCCAGAATTGTTAAAGACGAGTTGATTATTCGCAGTGCTATTGTATCCAGTTCCTGGGCTTACGATAGTAGCAGTAGTCGAAAGAAGTCCGAAGTCTGTCTTTTCAATCGTCGTGCTAGCTGCTGTAATTGAAACGTTGCCGTGCAGCTTTAACTTTCTATATTGATAGACTTTCTCACCAACAGAAAAACCTGGGCCAATTACATTGTTGATATTCATATCAACTTCAGTAAACAATGGATTCTTAATTACGCCGACTTGCCTAAAATCATTTTCTGTGGAAACGATACCGCTCTCGCTATTATTAAACTTAGCGCTGATGCATATTCTTTTTGCAAAGAGTTCGTTGTAAGGATCTGAGCCATGTCCATTCTTTGGAGAAATGATTGGACGCAACGATGCTGGCGCGAAGTACGTAGAACTTGACACAACCGGCGGAAGCTGAATAAACGTTTCATCAAAAATAGATGGTGGAATAGTAACAGGCTGTTCAGAAATATATGATTCAGCCTTTCGATAGTTTTCTCCTACCGCTAGCAACTCGACTCTATTCACGGAATTTGTAGATGCCGCATCGATATATACAATTCCTTCTGCAGGAGTCGATTCTTCGCCGTCTCCCCAAACGAATGCATATGGATATACTTCGTAAGTGTCTCCCGCTGAAGGAGTAATAAGGAACGATGCGTCGAGAATGAATTTCTTCTGAGCAGCAGTACCTTCGTAGTTAACGATTCTACGATATTCCCCGATAGCGGCTCCAGAAGTCATCTTCATGACGCAACCTTGGTAATAGTCATCGATCGATACAGCGGTTGCAGGTGCACCGTAGAATGTCGGAATACCCTGAACAGTAATATCTGAAGTTAAGAGCGTGCCTTCGGCAATGTAGTTGTCATAGCCTGCGCCAGGATCTTCTACCTTAATGACTTCGATCGTTCCTCGAGTAGCTCCATCGATGACCGCAGTGTTGGCAATGATAGGAACGTACTGCGAAGTAGCAAACTTTTCATACTGGGATTTTGTGATGGTGTACATGTATTTCCATACATACCCGTCACCTGTCTCAACAGGATTGAGATCAGCGGCACTGCCTACACGAGAAGGAGCAACAGTAGAATTTACATTGATAGTGCCAGTGCTTTTGTTGAACAAGCACTTCCAAACGTTGTATTCTGTATCGTCGTCGACCGTGATAAAGAAGTTTTTATTTTCAAGATCTCCGTCAAGATGATCATACATCGCATAATGTGTGTTTGATTCCCATAGATTCTTTTTCGCCATATGAACTACATCATCCGAAGAAATTCTCTTCGCGAAGATCATATTGTCATAGACATTCGTATCTGTATCACGAATGCTATTATTCGGAACAGGAATAATCGTGTCGCTGTTAGCATAAGGAATATGACGAGCAGCATACACAAAGTAATCATTGTTAGCAAAGCTATTCATGAAGTTTGCAGCTGCCGCTACATTAAAACTACTCGTAATGAGTTTTTGTGTTACTGCCATTTATTCCTCTATCGTCTTTGTCAAGAAGTGACCAGCGTTGATGTCTCCGCTAGTGCTGCCATTCGCTGTTATATTTATAGGACTTCCATTCGCGGTTAACGATAGTTTCACCGTATTTGGAGTAGTATTTACAACATAATATGATTGTGCATTCGTCAACTTATTCTGTGAAAGATTCAGCGTAAGTCCTGTATTTGAGCTCTTAAAGTTTATGATATTAGTTCTTGAAGCGTTTGTAGAAAGCTTGAAGCCAGAAGTGTTTGCATCCATCACGTAATAAGAAGCTGCATTTGTAATACCACTAAATCCTCTTAGAATATAGTGACCAGTTTCACTAATAGCAGAAGCAGCAATATTAGCAATCGAATCTGTGTTTCCGGACTGTACAGCAAGTTTAAATGTATTAGCAGTTGTTTCAATTACATAATAGATTTGATTGTTAGTCAATCCATAAATTGCAGTGTTTCCTGCATCTGTATAATACAATACAGATTGCCCGTTTGTGAATGGATGTGAAGTGATCGTGATGAAGGAATTTGCAGTATTAGCAGCAGTGTTAGCAGCAGTGTTAGCACGCTGATAGTCAATGCCAGTATTTGCATTAAAGCTTTGTGTATTACACGTTGCGGAATCAAATGTTACATTGACATAATCGCTGTTTCTAAACTTATTATTTGCAACTCGAATGAATGAATCTACCGCTGCGCCAGTATTCGTAGTAAACGTGCCCGTAATGCTTGCTTCAACAGCTGTATTCGATGTAGTGTAAAGCACCAAGTCACCATTTGCAAACGGATTAATAACTTTCGTTAGCGTATGAAGCTCGAGCGTATTACTGATTGCAACAGTATTCAGATTCAGAGCATCTCCGCCTCTTGTTTCAGAGATCTTGATGCCTGTCGTATTTGCGAACACTACGTAATAGTACTCGTTATTCGATAGACTCGAAGAAGTTCCTACACCAAGTGTTTGTGCTTCTGACGTCGTATATTGTAAATAATCATGTACATTTAATGGGAGTGTGGTATAATAAGGATTAGTCCCTAACGATATCAGATCAGTATCATTGTTGACATCCATTACCTTAAACTTGAAACTGACATCTTCGATGTCTGTCTGAATAGTATCATTCACAGTCGAAACGTCGTCATTCGAATTAAACTGTACTTCTTGGCCTGTAGAAATGCTCGACAGCGCGAGCGCCGCATTTGCTTCTTCTATGATCAATGCAGATCCAAAGAACTTCGTTCCAGCTGTGTGCATGACCTTCTTAAACATGTCAGCATATCTATCTACCGAGATTTTTGATAGAATCTCATATGAATATTCTTGGTAATAGTCTCCGTCGTGCACGTAGATATCGTCAGACAAGAATCCTTTCGAGCTTCTATAATATCCGATTCCAATGCCATGACCGTCGAGAATCATCTTTGCAGTACCAGCTCTCAGATTGTCTTCTGATACAAAGTCAACGATTTCGCCATTCGAATATGCAAAACCTGAATCGATGACTTGAAGAGCGGTGACTTCACCATCCGATGTCACAACGTTTGCTGTGATATCTGCATTCAAACCGATAGGATATAATTCTGTGATATCTTCAGTCACGCCTATCACATCAGCTTCGGCGCCAGAAACTTCGCCGATCATTGGCTCATTCGGCAACCAGGTGTTTTCGAACGTGATTCTCTTGGCAAGCATCTGAGAACTATTACTTGATTTTACAATTGCTTTGGCAGTCGATACAATCTCGAAAAGACTTACGCTCGAAATAAGACCGTTTGCCGTAGGTACAGTATAAGAATATAGCAAAGCGTTATTTGTAATAGGTGCAGTGTTTCCAGTTACTCTGACATAATTGCCAGTAGTATTCGAGAAGATTGAAGAAACAGTAGCATTGACAATGTTTCCGCCAACATTCTGGAACAACTTATCCTTTGGAAGATAACCTGGAAGAGTTGCGATCGTATGTGATTCTCCGCCTGTCGAGTTGGCAGTAATGTTGATTGCAGATCCGCTTAAAGTAGAAGCTAATTTAAATCCTACGGTGTTCGCAGCAACAACATAGTAAACAGCATTTGCTGTCAAACCGCTGATGGCAGTATTGCCATTCGGAATTCTGTATTGAACGATTTGACCATTGGCGAACTCGTTCGTATAGCTACGTAGCTGATGACCAATCAAGTCAGGATTATAATTTCTGAGGAAGTGCCCATTACTTCCAGGATTTGCTGCAGTTAAATCGACGTTGGCTCCACCGGCTGTCAATGAAAGTGCTAAGCCAGTGCTATTTGCATAGCGAACATAATACAGAGCATTCGCTTCGAGACCAGAAACCGCGGCAACTCCATCTGTCACGACATATCTGACTTGACCGCCGTTGGCAAATAATGTATTCGCAGTCGCGATTTGAATAAAATCATTACTATTTTGTACGTCAGTATTTGAGTTAAATTCTGCTACGTTTGAGCTCTGCGTAATGTTCACTTTCGCAAGCGTGTTTGCTGCTTCAGTTGTAAGAGTAACACCCGTAGAGTTAGAAGTCAATACGTAGTAGAAACTGTTGTTCGATAAACCTGTTACAGCAGTGTTCGCATTATCAGTAAAGTAACGAACAAGATCATTTGCTGCAAACTCGTTGCCAGTGATTGTAATAAAATCTGTATTTGAGTTGACTTCGTCTGTAGGATTAAATGATGATGTGATGTTACGATAGAAGATGAATTCTGATGAACTGTTGGCTTCGTACTGAGATTGTACAGTAAATGTCTTGGCATCATACGTATTACTGTATGCACCTGAAGAAACCTTCAGATCGTAGAACTTGAGGTTTGCTTGAGATTGATTTACTATTTCTCCAGCAACAAAGTTTCTCGTTGCATTTTCAAACGTAATTACAAAGTCTTTACGATCGAATCCTGAGATGTATGGTTGATGTGCAAGAACAAAAGGATCGACGTTATAATCTTCACCTGGATTGATCTGATTGAGTGATCCAATAATCCCGATCTCAAATCTACCAAACGTCAGACATGCGTACATATTGTCGAGTAAGTTGCCTTGTGGATTTTTTGGAAATCCGAATGCATCTGCAGAGATAAACTGCGAAGCGAACACTTGATTTGCTTGTGCAACAGTCGATAATTCTGTTACTGCTGTAATTGCAGTATTCACAAGATTATTGCCATATACAAGGATATTGCTATTCGCCGGCGTCGAAGTATTGTTTGTGAAACCAAAGTCGCGAATAGGATCCTTGATAAGGAGATTCGTTCCAGTCACATCATATAATGTTGCATGCGCGGTCTTGTAAAGATAGTGTCCAGATTCGTTTGCGCGAGTCGCAGCAAACGCCGGAATATTAAACGATGTATTAGCAAAGCTTTCTCCAGGGAAACTCGTGCTATTGATATGAATATATTTGTTTGCAGGACTCGAAAGAATGAGTCCAGTGGTATTTGAGAATGCCACGTAATAAGGTTTACCGCTTTCGAGTCCACTGATTACTGTATTTCCTGCAGCAACTTCATATGTAACACTCTCACCTGCAATATAGTAAGTATTAGCATCTGTAATAGTAATAAACCCTGTCGTTGCGTTTGCTGCAGTCGAAGGATTGAATGAAACCTTGCGGATCTGTTGATATACTCTTTGACCTTCATCGAACCCAGTATTCGCAGTCACAGAGAGTTGAAGACGACTGTAGTCGAGTGTATCTTGGCTGTTAGCAGCAATAAGATCAGTACCAATGAAGATGACTTCGGTTTCACCGATCGTACCTACACCAAATCCTGCGCCTGTTCCAAAACTAATCGATGAGATATTTGCAGTGGTGTTCGAGAGAGGAGCAACGATCGTCGAAGGGAATGAACGAACGTAGTCGCCGCCTGTAATATCAAGCGAATAAGATGTGATTTTAAAGTTGTCTGCGTTCGCGGTTGTGTATACCGTATCTGTTTCGTTCCAGTAACCTTTGCGAGAAAGGAATGTTAATGTTCCGCTGTTTGATCCTGTGTCATAGTTAGCAGTGATCACGCTACCTTCGGCAACAATCGCATTCGCGCTATTGTAGATGTAGATGTTATTCGCAAAGGTAACATTGTTTGAAGAGCATTCATCAAACTCGATGACATGAACTTGCTTCTTAATGTCATACAAACCTGCATTCAGATTCACGTAACTTACGTTCGCATATGTTCCGCTGTCATTTTGCTTGATAAGCTTATACGTTAAACCGTAATTATGAGCATTTCCGGTCGCGTTTGCCGAGGCGTTTGCAGAAAGTATAAGAGAAGTTGAATTGATTACACTGACTACGTTACCAACCGCCACGTTGCCCGTAATATAAAGCGTAGAGTTAATGTAGTTGTTATTAAAGGCAGTAGACGTTCCAGTCACTACGTTGCTAGTAGTAACCGTAGTGATTGTGCCTGTTCCGACTTTGTAATCCCAGTCCGCCATACGCTTGCTGTTCTTGAAAACTCCGCGAGCATTGGTAAGAGTGAGTTGTACTTCGCCTTCTAGCTGGATCACATTTGCCACTGTACCAGAAGCGGTGATATATCCTGCATTTTGCTGCTGTACTACATCGCCTACAATAAATGTAGAAGAAGGCGCAGTAATAATAACAGCATAATCTGTCGGTACGTTCATGAACTTGCCAGACATCGACTTGTCTGTCAGCGTACTAGCCGTAAAGCTTGTTCCGGTGTTATTCGTTCCAGTATAATAGGTAGCAGACGGAACAAATACGCCTGAAGTGTGCGACACAGAGATAAAGCCGTTTGTATTCGATGTAGGAGCAACTTCAAGCACTCTTCCTTGTGCAGCAAGCATGCCATTCGCGGCATAACGATATACAGTATTACCAACTGAAACGTTTGATGTGGCTGCACTATATCCGATATTGACTACGGGCTGAACACCGCGTTCAAACAGTCGATAGTAGTTTTCAGATGTAAAATCAGCGGTGATTTGATTAAGATTTAATACTTTTTCAGAGACGATCGATTCTGTATTGAGCGTGTATCCATATCCGCCGTCTGTAAAAATAAAATCAACAAGGCCGGTTTGAGAATTAGTAGATTCTACTCGTGCTAAACCTCCGAGACCGCGATCGCTGTTCGTAAATCTTACGATATCTCCGACAGTAAAGTCTCGGCCGCGTGTCTGAACTGTGACTCTCTTTACAGAACCGATTAGCTTCGATCTTTTGGTAATATCGAATACGGGTTCATTATTGATATTTAGACCGATTACTTCGCCGTTGCGAAATTCGCCTTGTCTTCCAGAAATATAAAGTAGGTTAACGAAACCTTTACCGACTCTTCTACGAATGTACTTCTCGACGAAAGCTTTGGCTCCTGAAAGCTGTCCTACAACTTGCTTGCCGACATAGTCGATATTATAGATCGAGTATCCGATTTCAAGATATTCTGGTTTTTCGTACACGCCGTCTGAAAGGCGGAAGATCTTTTCTGCTGGATATTGTACTTCAGCGGCTGTACCATACACAAGTTTAAAGAAGAGGTCGATCGAACGTTCTGTACCTTTTGCACGATACAGATCGAGCGAGTTCTTCACAAGAAGTTTCTTGTTAGTAGCAGTATCAAACTGAATGTTCTTCAGATACTTCTCTTTGAAGTGGACGATGAAGTCGTCTGTAGTATCGTCGATGTCTCTGTATGTTGGAAGTCGACGAGTATGATACAAAGGATTGTTAGTCGATTCTAGCCACTCATAGTAAGCTCGAGTAAACGCAATGAAGTTCTCTCCCTCTTCTTGATAAAAAGAAGGGAATTGGCTCTGAATTAACGGAGATATTCTTTTTTCTATATTCTTCATTATTCTCTAATCTGTTCAATTGTGACGTCGACGTCATTTTCAAGAATATTTAGTATCACGTTCTGGGAAGAAGTGATGTCAAGATTGCGTGGCTTAGCGTACACTTTCAAAGAAGTGCCAGTATAATTAGTAATATTAAAGTTGTCGATTCTGATGATACCAGTATCATAGTCAACAGTACCAATATCAAGAATGGTTCTGTGCTGTGTTCCAGAAGTATTGATGATACGCATGATACCATCACCGTTATCTTCAAGACGGCAGTTTGCCAAACCATTATAGGTAAATGTCGAAGAACTTACGATATGAATGTCACCGATTAAGTGCTCTGCACCTTTACCTGGAACATCGTTTCTTAAAGGATTTTTAAAGTCAATCGTTACATTCTGGCCAGATGACACTACGCCTGAAGTTGCCAATGATACAAGAGAACCAGAAGTTGACGTAGGAGTAGAAGTCACTGTCGTACTCAGCACTGGAGTCAGATACTTGACGAGTTCAACTTCAGTTTCGTTACTAATAATGCTTGTTTCTGCGGCGTCGATATCTCGAATAAATCTTGAGTAGCGTAGTGTACGACCAAAGTTATTCAGGTTGACAGAAGCGTGATTCAGAATAGAATCGATAACGTTCGTACGAATATCTTCTGGATTTAAACCTGTCAAGTTGATATTGTATTTGATATTTGTTTTGACGTACAGATACGTATAATCAGGAGAAACAAATAGCGGCTCAATGGCAACAGAAGAACGAGATCTTAGAAACTTCTTATATTCTGCTTCTTTGATCTTTGGTAGCCCATCTACATCTTGAAGATCGATTGATAAGAAGATTCTACCATATTGTGGAGGACTGGCATCTTCGCCGCCGTATGCAACAACTGCATTGATTTCTGGGAAGTTTGCTTTGAGTAGGTTCTCATAGTCTTCAGAAGTCACAGCGCGTTCTTGTGTTGTAAAGGCTCGCGGCGCATTATACTTGATAGATGTAAGATCTTCGGCAACCGCGCCATCTGCAGCAGCAGTAATAGTTTCAATAACAACATTTGGTTCGTTGTCAATACGAGCAGTATTAATGAATTTAAATGCTCCGTTTGGAAGTTCGCCGGTACATACTCGATATTCGATAATTACTGCCGAGTTGTTCTTTGGCTTTCTTCCAACTACTCCGTCACCGAAGACAACCTCATATGCATCGCCAATTCCTGGTTGTAAGAAGAAGACCTTTGAATTTCCGTCATGGCCGAAGAGTGATGTTGCTCTCTTGTAAGTTTGAACAGTAGTGCCGTTATCTTCGAAGACCGTAACTAGTAAGCTTTCAAGATCCACTCTCTTGTTACTAATCTTATAAACAAGTGGTCTATCATAGTTTACAGTATAGGTGTCGCTAAGATAGTTGCCTTCGTATACTCGAATTGCTTCGCTCTCATATACAAAGTTTGATCCTGACGGAGTTCTGTTTGTAATGACATAGTTTTCAGTAGTACTAAAGTTATAAGTGAAGTCATCGACACGCGAAGTAAACGATGTACCCTTTGGAATGACGATCGATCTCTTTGTAGCATCTGAAGAAGTGATGACAAGTTTAATCACAGCTGATGAAGATCTAAAAGATCTCGGAAGATAGTTTAATTCTTTGGCATGAGAAACAACACTATCGCGCAACTTAGCAGAGTCAAGGAACATCTCGTTGCTGATCATGTTCAGATAGAACGCGTTCTGATAGGTGTTATACGAAAGCACGTCGAGAAGAACCGAAAGGTTACTTCCGTCGAAATCGTAATCTTTAAATCTATCCTGAGATTTCAGAAATGTCTTCAGCGAATCCTTATAGGAATCGAAATCTAATTGTGTAAGGACTATGCTCGAGTTTGCCATTATCTTACTCTATAAAGGGTTAGCTGTAGTGTCTGCGGGTTAGCATTATTTATTATCTCATAATAGACCGATATTTCATAAGAATGCGCAAACTCGTTTGATATTACTAAGACATCGATGATTCTGGCGCGTGGTTCATATTTGGTAATAGAATCCGTCACAGCATCTTTAATCAAATCTGCAGTCATCACGGAGATATCTTCGAATAAGAATCTTCGAAGGCCACCGCCAAATTCAGGATTAAACAAACGTTCTTTGGTATTGGTCGACAAGATGTTTCTCATCGATCTTCTTACGGCTTGTTCGTCAGTATGGAGAGCAAGACGCTTGTTCTGAGGATGTATATTAAAGTCATTGTAAAAGTCAGTGAACACAGGCTCTCGCTGCGTCGTCTTTCTTGTAGTGAGTGTGTCTATTCTGTCTACCATATTACCCTGCTTTTATCTTATTTATGCTGGAATCAGTTCGCCGTGTGGTCCAATTGACGCTATTCGTGTCTCTGTAACGCTATAGTTTTCGATAGAAGCGTTAGGCACATCGTCGTTTAGACCTTCCACTTGCCCAGTTGCAGCAAAGTTTTGATAATCTTCGTTGCTTCCAATGGCATCGAGCGGCGGACCAACTGTTCGAGTAAAGGTATATTGTATCATGATTCCAGTCGCTTTGTTCGTTTCGAGATATGAAACGAGCTTATCACTGCCATCATACACAAAGTAGTTCATGATCATTTCACTGTCTTCGTATCTTACTACTTTTCCATCATCAAGCGTAGTAACTCCTGGTTCTGGAACAGTAAAAGGCGGTGGAGCAGGAGGATTTAAATCTCCATAAGAAGCCACCTCTGGAGTCGGAGCATTGATATCCGTAAAGAAATATCCATTCTCAGAAATCATATATTGATCTGTCATGCCGGTTTCGCCCACTGTGGAGATACTTCAGGATTCGGTTCTAATCCGTACTTCGTTCTTTTTACTTCGATGCAATTCGGAATTAATTGTAAGATTGCGTCTGGAATACTGAATATCGGTTTCAAAATGATATTTAAAACCTCGCATATTGATACTTTACCGCGGCAAACATCGATGATCAGCTTGATTGCCTTTACGATTTTCTTTACGATTGGAAACTGATTGAGGATCCAACCTGGAGCTTTCAATATGATATCATGTATCTTTGCCAGTAAATCTGTTTGAAAGAACTTCTTGATCTTTTCCATGGCATCTTCGAATGCATCTTCAATTCGATGCCACAATTCTTCTTTCGAGTGAATCGTTTCTTTCTTCTTACGCTGTTCTTTATCGAAACCAATTAGATTGCCGAGTGTTCCAAATAATGGGATCGGCAGATTCAAGACAAAGTCTATCAGTTCTTCAAGTATCTTTTCACCGAGATCTTCAAAAGCCTTTCCAGATAAGACATCTTCTTTGGCCTTCTTAATTTTTTGTTTAAACTCTTCATACTTGAGTTTCAACTGTTCTTTAATAGGCTTCGTAGGATCAATGAATACACCGAGCTTTTTAATAATAGGACCGATGATAGGAATCTTAGTCAGTAAACTAATCATTGCATTGATGCATGCGGCAATGAAATCGCTTAGCAGTTCTTTCATCCAGCGCAAAGCTTTCTGCCAGAATTCTTCTGCTTCGTGTTCAGGACTCTTGATGCCTAAAGTGCCGTCATATTTGCCATCGCCAAAGAACTTACGAATCGATTCGATGTCCTCTGCCATAGCAGCCTTGATCTTGACTTTACCTTCCTTCGTAAAGAAGTCCTTGATCACAGGCTGATAACGGACAGGATTACCGTTTTCATCGATAAGTGTAACAGCAGTAATGAATGGAATTGGAGTTTGCAATACGTTCGGAATACCAAGAATACTAATAATCTTGAGCAAGGCTTCGACGATCTTCTTCTGAAACCACACGTCGATTTCTTTCATGAACTCACGAACTTTGTACTTCATCTCCTGTTCTTTAGACTTGATCTTCTTAAAGACATCAGTCATTAGAATTCCAGTAATATCATCAACCAGCTTTTCGATGTCGCGAATAGCCTGAATCAATTCTTTGCCGCACTCGTCTTGAATAAACTTCGCTTGCAGTTTAAGCTGACTAATAATCTTTGAGATACCTACGAAGTAATCTTCTAGCTGACGAAAAGATATCTTTCCGCTTGCGCTGCATTCTAAACCCGGCACTTCTGGAACATAAACTATCGCTCTCATGCATTGATTCCAACAAGAGCGGCTTGAATATCTACTACGCCGGATTTTGATACGACTTGTACGCTGCCATTATTTGCATAGATCCCTACGTTACCTTCGTTTGCATAGATGTCGAGATCTGATTGGGCAGTGATAACAATCTTACCTTGGTTACATGTGATCTCGATATTCTGATCACCTTTCTCGTCTCCGACATTGAAGATTGTCATATTACCGGCAGCCAATTGAACATAATCTTTTACTGACTTTGTCACAATAGTGCCATCTGGCAAGATCTCGAGATAAGATCCTGACTTATGATAAACTTGTACACGCTCTGATCCAGGAGTATCATCGAACTCTAAGATGTGACCACTACGAGTAGTCATAGTATTGTTATAAGGATATCTCGCTTTGTATTTCGATGCTGGTTCAATATCAAAACCGTCACTCTTTTTAACGCGATTACGAGTCTTTTCTTCTGGTTCGCCTTGACCTCGAGCATAAGATGATACGCTATGGTTATCTTCAGGAGCATAATTTAGTACACCAAAAATATACACGGCTGCCTGACCAGGGAGTTCCATGCACATGACACGAGATCCCTTTAGAAGACCAGTAGGACTCAGTCCAATTCCTGAAACGCCTGCGCTAGTAGTAGGCATCATAATGTAAGCCGGCAAAAGATCTTCGGAACTCACTCTGTCGGAATGTCCTAAGATTTCTCTGACTAATACTCTGCCTGTCTGTGGCTCATCAGCTTCTAATCCAAGATCTGAAGTTGGATCTTCAGCTACTATGCCTTCAAAAACTCTTAGATTTTGCATCTATCATCCTCAGTTTGTATGTGTTTGCGGCAATCCACCGATGCCATCTTTTACAAGCTCAAAAGCTTGCATATACTCTGCCTTTTCATTGAAAGTCAGAATATGTCTGCACTTCGTAATGATGTAATTACCAGTCGTCATCGTGCTGTCTTCGTTAATCGGAGATGTTTCTCCTCTTGTAATACCACTCGGTTCAGGAAATTGACATTTAATGACATCGCCTGCAGAAATAGCACTATCACCATAGATTGTAATGTGAGTAATCGTAGTTAAGAAGTGCGCCATATAATATGGCAGTTGGTTTTTCTTTTCAGCTCGTTCTGCATTTTCGGTTCTTGGATCGAAGGGAACAATCTGAATGTTTCCTTCGTCTTTGCTTATTTCATCTTGAGTTCTGAGACTTGAAGAAACAGATTTTTCATTCAGCGTCTCAAATTCTAGATTTTTTGGGTTAGTTTGGAAATTAACAATTTCCCCAGTAACACTGTTCTTCAGCTTGACCAAATTGCTTCCTGCACCAATTCTTCTGGCAATGCCCTGATTACCGTTTTGAATGAGCTTCGTCGCTAGAATGTTTCTCCACTTTGAACCAGATACGTTCAAATTTGTTAATCCAGATTGCATGAAACACTTGTCGCCGATATTCTCTTTGCCTTCTTTGATTAACATTTCCATGCTCTTAAAAACAAAGCCGTACTTGTTTTCAAAGAAGTAAAATGCATGTCCTTGGAATTCTTGAGACATGGCATATTCTAATCGAATTTGATCGATACACTCGATCGGAGTCTTTTCAGTAAAGTTGAAAGCATGTAGCCCACGCGTTTTTTCGGCGAACAGCGGTTTGGCAGAATCGATGGCTTGCAAATATGCTTTCACCATCTTTTCGCATTCTATCTTTTTTCTGACAAGCGGCAGATTACGAATAGTGGCTGATTTCCATACTTCATATGTCACGCACGAAAGTTTATAGACGACGGCCTTGTCATCGTTAGTAGGAATAACAGAGTCAACAGCTACGATATAAAGCTCGTATCGAATAGAAGATTTTGGATTCTCTTCGTCTGTCGTAAAATCAATTACAATTCTTTTATCTGTGAAAACAAAGTGATTGAACATTCCCTTTGCATCATAGAATTCGAACTCTGCGAGCACGGTTGGATTCAATACAGATTCATATATATTTGCTTGCACACAGACAGGAGTCAAATCAAGTGCCTTGCCACAATCAACAGTTTTAGCTGTGGCATCAATCATTAAAAACTCATTGAGTTTAAACTGTCCGTCTCTAATAGAAGTCATATTATGTGCTTATTTGTTGAATGAATTGTTTTTCTACTTCTGCTAAATAAGAAGACTTTAACACAACTACATTTTTCTTGAGTTCGTTTGTTTCTTTCTCATCATCATATGCATTGACTGCATACCAATATTCGGCTTCGGCGTCTGGTATATTTTGACTTAATACTTTTATTTCACTTATTCCTTCGGCTGCATTCACTGCAAATGTACCACTTACATGTTTTACAGTCAGGCGATTGTTTTCAAGATCAATATAGTCGATTGTAGCAAATGCTCCAGTACTCGTCTGAGACACTCTATCTCCAACTTCGAATCCAGTTGGGACGACAGACAGAGACAATGATAATACTTTATTTGTAGATACTATCCACTCTTCTTTGATTCTTTCGTAACCGATCACCGCGCCAGTATTTGTAAGTTTAGGCTTCCAATACTTCCGCGCGTTAGCAGTTTCATCTGCAATAAGAGAATCATACTGCTGAATCGTAATAAGTCTTTCGTCTTCATGCCAGTTTAATCGATAGAAGAGAGTAATCGATCGAGCATTCGAATTGGATCCATACTTTGTTTCCATGTAATTCTTAAAATCTTCTGTAGATTTATAGTAGTCGTAATAAGGATCCACGATATTGTTCGTAAGATAAATCATCCAATCAAACTTCGAAGATCCATAATAGTTATAAGACAAAAGATCTGGTCTCTCGAAGCCTTCTTCGAGCGTAAATTGGAAGGTAGAGTAAATATCTCTCTTCGTCTTTTCAGTAAAATCTACTCGCGCCAAGATGTTCTTGGCAACGCTGCCGTCATAGTCTACAATAGGAAATCTATCAAAATATCTTGCCATCTTAGTTTCCTCTTAGTTTAAAGCGTTTCTTATGGCGTCTGTTCCTTCGTTCATCTTTTCATCGATATTGAAAGGTATCTCAGCCTTATCAAGGCCTTTTTGCAACTCACCTTTCAGCGTTTCCCATGTCGCGCTAAGACGATCACCGCCTTCTCTTCCGTAATCTCGCGATGTTTGAATTTGAGTTTCAAGCATTGTGATTGAAACTTCGATAAACGCAGGATGGCTTGTGCCTTCGAAGAATGCAGGAATTCCTTGCGGCGAATAGTTCAATTCGATACTTTGAATCAAGCACGGCTGGAACTTAATTAACTGTGCACTACCAGCAATCTTCAGTTCTGGCTGACACAAGAATGGATAAGCGAGTGCAGCAGTACCTAAGCTACTGTATGATGGTAGCGCATAAGCTTTCATCGCTTTTAGCAGATCCATCAGCTGTTGGCTTTCTTTCTCATTTCGAGGCGCAAAAGTCCATTCGAATCGATGTGTACGAAGAGGAACACCACTAAACAGCGCTTGAATGTGAGGATTTGGAACAGCACCGACTGCTTGGCCTATCGTGCTACCGCCTATCTTTTCGGCTGCTTGCACCAATTGACCATAAGCTAGAGCAGCTGCAGCATTTTTTAATGCTTGAGTTTTACCTGCGCCATCTGAAGAAGCCAAATATAATTGAGCAGCATCCGCAATACCGCCTGCCAAGCCCTGTGATTCTTGGCCAACTTCAATGTCGAAACTTTCTCTTATGCCTTTCGGTAGAGGAAGAGCAAATGCTTGTACAAAGTCAAGAGTTGCCGCAGTTTGAGGAGAAGGTCGCTGATATCTCTTAAACTTAAATGCCATGTAATACTTCTCACTGATATGATCAGGGAATTGCATTCCTGACAGACCAAGACCTTCAATCTTATTTGAAGCTCTTTGAATAGCGTCGACATATGTTTCAGCGTTAGGAGAAGCTCCGATAAGATTACCGTTCTGCGGATTAAAGTTATTACGAATGTCGGCACACGATGCTCTCTTCATCTCGCTCGTAAATGTTTGGAAATACTTGTCTTCGAGTCCAGCAGTTAAAGAATCTCCGAAGCGCGCTGAAAGCTCTGATGCAAGTCTATCAGAAAATCCTACCTTCTTTAATGCTTTGGCAAAAAGATCCTCGACTGCGTTCTCAAGTTTGTCTTCGAGTTTATTAGTAAAATTCCTTACGGCTCTGTTTACCAGACCACCCGCGTCTCTCTTAAGACTATCTAAATTTACTAGTCGATTATCTCTTCCGGCCATGTTATCTCTCAAATTAAAAGGCTACATCTTATTTATAAATAGATTCATGGCTTATCAGGGAAAGTTTCGACCAAAGAATACAAAGAAGTATATCGGAGACTCGAACAATATCATATATCGTAGTCGGTGGGAATTAAAGTTCATGATGTACTTAGATTCCCATCCTAATGTCGTGCAATGGGGAAGTGAAGAACTCGTCATCCCATATCGTTCTCCTATTGACAATCGAGTACATCGATACTTTCCAGACTTTATTGTCAAGAAGAAAAATCCAGAAGGTAAGATTGATACTGTGGTGGTTGAAATAAAACCTCATGCGCAGACGCGGCCTCCAGTGGTGATAAATAAGCCTAATAAGCGTTATATTAATGAAGTCATGACATGGGGTGTCAACGAAGCCAAATGGAAAGCTGCAGCAGTATTTTGTAATGATCGAGGTTGGAAGTTCGATATACTGACCGAAAAAGAATTAGGAATTAAGTTTTAATGGCAACAGTCTTTGATAGTATCATTACTCAAGGTGTCCGTGCTGGCCAAATACCAGCGCGTACTAACACTGCGCGTGAGTGGTTCAGAGATACTGCTGGCAAAATGAACCGTATCAATGAGCGTGAGATGATGAAGGGTGATACAGTACGTATGACCACTCAGCCTCTGCTCGGATCAATGTACATGTTTTACTATGATCCAAAACACAAAGAAGAGCTTCCATACTACGATAGATTTCCTCTGATCTTTCCATATAAGAAGGTCAAAGGTGGATTTATGGGACTCAACTTACACTACTTGCCGTTACAACTCAGAGCGAAGTTGATGGACGGCTTATATGACTTTGCAAACAATACTCGTTACGACGAGTCGACTCGCCTGAAACTTAGCTATGAACTCATGACACAGGCCGCAAAGCTAAGATGGTATGCTCCATGCATCAAGCATTACTTGACTTCGCACGTACAGTCAAAGTTTATGTACGTTTATCCATCTGAATGGGATATCGCGCTCTTCTTACCAACAGAACGTTTCGTCAAAGCAAGAAAGAATCAAGTTTGGATGGATACGAAAAGAATGCTAGGAGTTACTAAGTAATGTCAAATAGACCTAACTTCGTAGAAAACTCTCGCGGTGAGCCAGTGGAATCACAATACGGTGAAATCACTTTACGACAGCGTGAAAGAATACTAGAAAGTTCAAGTCCAATAACGGTAGGACAAGTTCTTACCTCCGGAGATCCAGTAGCTTTAGAGTTAGTTAGACTTGGCAGACTAGCAGATCCTCGAGTTCAACCTGCAACTACGAGATCTCAACCGGCCGCTTCTACTAGACAAGAAACTCCTACACGTTCGACTGCCGCGGCGGGTGCAGCCGCCGGGACAGGCACTGGAGTTGGGGCGCCTGCTCCAAAAACAGTAATTGATGAGCGTTTAAGAGGCGAAGGTGTTAATACTAATTCAGAATTATTCGAAAGAGATTCTGAAGGTAATCTTACTAATATATCTAAAGCTAGAACTTCTGATTCTGCTTTTAGTACAGGTGCGCGCACAACAGGAACGTTCAACATCGGTCGATTTAGAGCAGAAGTTTCTGGCGCCGACAGTGTACTGCCTACTCACAGCTTCTTAGTAGTTTTTGCTCCGATGATCTGGACGAGATCAAAATTTAGTGCTCAGAATCTCGACTCGCTTCTTACGATGAGATGCGATAACGTCGTTCTTCCTTCTGTGAATCTCTTACAAGAGCAAAACATTCGAAGATATGGATTTGGTCCAGTCGAAAACGTTGCGTATGGTGTAAACGTCGGAGATTTTACTCTGCAATTCATCGTCGATAAGAATGCTTTAGTTATAGAATACTTCGAAGAGTGGTTAAATCTCATCGTCAATCGCGACTCTTTTGGCGGCGCGAATATGAATAACAACAATCTTAAAAATGGAAGAAAACCTTACGAGATTGCCTATAAAGATACATACTCATGTCCTAACGTAAACGTGTTTGTATATGACCGAGCTCAGAACCAAGTCATGACGTACAATATATATGATGTATTTCCTACTGGAATACAAAGTATGAATATGTCATGGAGCGAAGAAAACACTTTGATGAAGCTGAACATCACTTTCTCTTTCACTGATCTTCGAATCAATAGAATTCCGCCAAAGACCCGTGTAGATGATAAGTCGTTTAAAGACGAAATTATTGTAACAGGTAGAAGAAGAAATCCGGACGGAACTTTTGTTGTCGGTGATCCCGGAAATCCGCTATCTACTCTCAATTCTCCGCTTGGAAGAGGCCTTGAGCTTACAAACTTGACGAATGAAACTACGATTATAGGCGATTTTGCTGGGAGAATTCGAGGCTCGGTAACACCCGTTCAATTAAGTACACCAACTACAAACCAAACTGCAGATGTTCCGGTGCCGAAAAACTACTCGACTCTCGGAGTGCGCATCAATCCAGGCGCTTAATACATAATTTTAAATCTAGGAGAATATATAATGCCTTTACCAAAAATCGATCAACCACTCTTTGACGTGACTGTCCCTTCTTCAAAGAAGAAAATTCTTTTCAGACCATTCTTGGTGAAAGAAGAAAAGATCTTGTTGATCTCTCAACAGGGTGGAGAAGATACTGATGTGATCAGAGCCATCAAGCAGATCTTAAGACTGTGCGTGCAAGACGAAGACTTTGATGTCGATAAGCTTACGACATTCGATCTTGAATATTTGTTCTTAAAGCTTCGCGCGAAGTCGGTGAACAACATCGTCAAGCTATCTTATCGTGATAACGAAGATGACAAAGTTTATGACTTTGAACTCAATCTCGATTCGATTGAAGTCGAAATGCCAGAAGGTGTAGACTCGACTATTAAGTTGTCTGATAATATTTCAATGATCATGAAATATCCGAGTGCGAGCATCACCGATAAGATCACACAGTTTGACAACGAAGTCGATCTGATGACTTTCTTTATTATCAACTGCATTGACACTATCGTGACAGACGAAGAAATCTATCCTGCTTCTGAGTATACAGATAAAGAACTCGAAGAGTTTCTCGATCAATTGCCAGTCAATTCTTTCGAAAAGATTCGTACGTTCTTTGAGAAGATGCCGAAGCTGTATCATAAGATCGAATATAAAAATGAACTTGGTAATGATAGGAGTATCGAGTTAACGAATCTCAAAGATTTTTTTATGTGGCGCTGAGTCACAACTCGCTTCAAAACTACTATAGTATGATCTTTGCTTTGGCTCAGCATCACAAATATTCGATAACTGAGATTGAAAATTTGATACCTTATGAAAGAGATCTTTATGTCGATTTGTTGATGGCTCATCTTGAAGAGCAGAAACAAGAAATAGAGAGTAGAAGAAAGTAATGGCACTTGTAGAAACACCATTTTCTGCTGCTGTAAAAGAAACCATTGCAGGTACTTTTGGATTAGCAGGAAAAGTAGTAGAAGCAGCTGGCAACGCCGTTCGCGGTGTTGGAGAAGCTGTAGGAGGAGCTATGCAAGGAGCTCTTTCTCCAGCTCCAGTGACTGTTATTAATGGTGTTGGTATGGCAGGTCAGGCTGCAAAAACAAGGGTGTCTGGATCAGGCACAATTCCTACTTCTCCTAAAAAGTCGGGTAGACCGGCTGTCAATCCAAATATGCCAACAGAAAAATTGTTGGTTGTAGCGGTAAACTATCTTTCTTCGATTGAAAAGACTCTTGAGCAACAACTTCAGTTTGAAAGAAAGGCTTTTCAGCAACAAGCTCAGGCAGAAAAAGAAGCCTCGATCGAATCTGGCGGAAGATCTATTCAGAATCCCTTTAGTAATTTGGGGGAAAAGCTGGGCGCGGTCAAAGATAACGCCAAAGAAAGAGCTGGGATTGTAGGTAAGCTTTTAATCGGAGGTGGTCTATTAGGTGCTCTCGGACTGGGCGCCATTGGAAATTTAGATACGACGCAGTTAAACGAGTTGAAATCAAATTGGGCAGCTTTCACTGATAAGATATCGCCTGTTATTGATTTTGTTAAAAACTTGGCGGGTGCATTGGGTTACGATGCAACCTTAGGAGCGGGCATTGGATTTACTGTTGCAGGTGTGCGAGGAGCACTAATAGGTGCAGTTGCCGGAAAAATCTATGAAGATGCTTACGGAAAGATTAATCCTGAAACTAATAAAAGAGAAGGTGGAAAAGGATTGCTCTCCGCGATCGTAGGCAATTTCCCACTCGCTGCATTGGCCATAGCTCCTGTCACGGCGGTAAAGTTTGCATATAAGGGCGTTAAAGCTGCAGCCGGTGCTGTAACTGGATTTGTAGCGAGACAAGCCGCAAGATTTAGCGCATGGTTTGCAGAAAAAGCTTTTATACGTTTCGCTTTCTCTGCATATGGCAAAAATAGATTGTGGAATCTCTTCTTAAGATACTTAGAAAAGAAAGCACAACAAAGACTTCTCGCTCAAATTGCTGCTGTGGCCGCTACGACCGCCGCTACTACTGCTGCTGAAGCTACACTAGCTGCCACCGGTATAGGTGCACCAGTGGCTGCGGTTTCTGCTGTTGTAACAAAACTGATAGCAGCAGGTTTCGCGGCTTGGTTGTTATGGGATTTGTATCAAATTTGGGTAGAATTCTCAGAAACTGCAGAGGCAAGAGCACAAGCTGCTACTGACGACGAGAAAGCAAATGCTTCTCCTGCTACTTCAACTTCACCGACAGCTGACGCATCTCCAGCTCCTACGTCTTCTCCTCCGGCTGCTACACCAACTTCTAGTGGTGATGTTTTACCCCCTGCCGCGTCAGGTTCTATTGATGCTATTCTCGATAAGAATCCCGAGCAACTTACGGACGGAGAACTCAGACAACTTGTAGAAGCACAAGGTCGTATTGAAGATCCTCGAGGAGTAACGAATAATCCCGGCGGCATTCTTTATGGTACAGGACCATTAAAAGATCATCAGATAGGATTTAAACGCGCTAACGGTGATAGCTCTGTTAAAATTGCTGTATATGATACACCCGAAAACGGCATTCGCGCTGCGATGGAAAACTGGAGAAATTCTCGCTATTATCGCGGAAAATCAGTAAGAGCTGGATTAGGAACTTGGTCTGGAGGCAACGGCGCGCACTACGCAAAAATGCTAGGATCAGTTCGTCCAGGCTATGATGGAACGCTGAATCCTCAGGGAGAAACTGGTAGCAGTATGGCTTCGAGTTTTGCCGACTTAGGCAAAGGAGCAATGGAAGCCATCGGTACAGTATTACGTGCTGGACTCGGAAGTAATACTATGAGACCTACGAGTGGATCTCAATTATCAGGTTTTAACGATACCATGAGTGGTAACGTTGAAAGATCTTCTTCTGATATACCTTCGGCAGGTGGTGGAGGGGGTGGTGCTGCAACGCCAGTTCAAGGAGAATCTACTGTAACTACCGCGCTAGCACGTACTTCTGCACAGATACAAAATGCGGTTGATTTAGGAAACGCTAACGCCGCTCAAACTGCAACTCAACAAGAATCTGCGGGAGCATCTTCTATTCGTCAAGCAAATGCTTCGAACGACGGCAAGTTAGAATGTCTTGATCCTAATTTCCCTGGAAGCGGAGCCGTAGAAGGTTATCTCCAGTATCATAGATTGGCTGCATAATGGCTGAACCAGTTACAATTGGCGGTCAAACGTTTATTAAAACGGCTGATGGTTGGGTAGATCAAAAATCAAAAGCAAAAGCGCCTGAAGGACTGCTTTCACTTCTAAATAGGCTTCAGGTTGAAAATTCTCCTGAAGGAAAGAAGAAGCGTGTTAAAATCGATACTTCTCGTCCAGTTGTAAAACTGGGAAAAACAGAATACGTATGGGATCTTAACAGCAAAGTATGGATCGATAAGAAAACAAAGGATGCAGCGAATCCTGCTTTCAGTAAGCTTATCGAAGCTGCCTATCAAGGCATTGTGCAAGGCACGACTGAAGAAGAAAAGCTTTACGAAAGTTGGGCGAAGAAAGCTGCAGCTGGACAAGTCTTTACGGGAATGGGAGTGGCAGGACAGGCAGCAAAGCAGAAAGTAAAAAAGCCCACAGGCGGCGGGCAGTTTTCTGTAGCGAATGTAAAGATTAACTCTCCAATCATTCGAATGATAGAGAAGCTATCTGTTATTGACGGCTATTTAAAGCAGAGACTTGCGAATGATATGGCAATTGCCAATTCGCAAAGTGTTTCTGCAAAAGAACAAGCAATAGAACAGTCAGCAATACAAACAGATGCTACACCTAATCTAAAAGAAGATAATATTGATGCTGAAGTAGAAAAAACAAATAAGGAGTCGCAAGCGATATTGGTTGCCGGAGCTGCAGCAGCCGGCGCACTCTTTATATCTCAACTCGATCCAGTAAAAGAAACTTTTAATTCTATTGTAGGTTTTGCAAAAGGAGTTTATAACTTTGCATCAGACATCGCCGGAGTTATTAACGAAGGCTTAGTTCGCATTGTAGGAACACCAGAATCTCGAGGAGAACAATCTTCGACCACTCCTGGTGCCACTCCAACTGCAAACACAGAAAGATCTGCTGGTGCTGCACAGCCCTCTAGCGGGGCTGGAGAAGACGCTGCGTTTCCTGGTCCAGGAGAATCTTCTGCTTCAAACGGCAGAGCTTCGAGTGGACCAGCAACTCCAGAAGAAATCACTACGCCATTTCCTGGGCCTACATCTTCTTCAAATACTCAAACAAATACCCCATCTTCAGCCGCATCTGCGGGCGCTAATACACCGGCTGCCAATAGATCTGATGCCGCACGAGTTCCTTCTCCGTCAACATCAACTCCTCCCGCTGCAACACCTTCGACTCCAGCTACACCTCCACCGGCGGCCACTCCTGCCCCTGCTCCTGCTGCAACTCCAGTTCAAGATGATCGCAATTGGTGGCAAAGAAATATGCCGAGTTGGCTTGGAGGAGAAGAAGCTCCTACGTCAGCCGCAACTCCGGCCGGAAAAACAAAAAAAGATGAAGCGAAGTCAAATACTGCACAAAATTCTGTAGACGGTTATATTAATCCTGTAGAAGGACACAGTATCAATAGCGCATATGGAATGAGAAGACATCCAGTATATGGCGGCATGAGATTTCACACCGGTGTTGATATCAAGGCACCAGCAGGCACTCCTGTTCGAGCAGTGAAGAGCGGTACTGTTACCAAGATCAGTAACAACCAGAAACCATACTCCGGATTCGGCAATGTAGTCATAATCGACCACGGTGATGGTTATCAAACCGTATATGCTCACTTATCGCAATTTGCATGTAAAGTTGGTGATAGCGTTCAACAAGGACAAGTTATTGGTTACGTCGGAAGTACCGGAACATCTACAGGTAATCACTTGCACTTCATCGTGCAAAAAACTGGGCATGCAGTGCCAACTCAAGGAAATACAGTAAATCCTGCTCCACTTCTAAGAAAGGGAGGAGTTACCATTCCAGCTGGAATGGAAGGTTATGATATGGAAGGTGGAGGTGATGGTAGCACATTGCAGCAAGTTGCAACCGCTGGAGTAGAATTAACCAAAGGCACAATGGAAGCCATCGGCACTATTCTACGTGCCGGACTCGGAAGTAATACCATGACACCTACGAGTGGATCTCAGCTTTCAACAGTAAATGACACAATGTCAGGAAATATTGCAAGAGCTGCTCGAGAAAGAACTGCTACGGTTGCCGCTACGAAGACACCTGAACCTGTAGCTACAACAAGATCAGATCCAGTGAATCTAAATGCCTCGACAGGTTCTTCTACTGTTCAAAACATGCCTACGACTTCTGATAAGGCTGGAGTCGAATTCTACTTGACACGTATGGGATTTCCAAAGATCGTATACACTCAGACGGCTCGTGGAGCAACGCTAAGATAAAAAGAAAGGGGACCTTTCGGCCCCCTTTCCCACCTTATCAATCTTCTTCGGCAAGTCGTTTGAAGAAATCGAGATCATCGTCGTCTTCATCGACCGTAGAAGCCGCAGCAGGTGCAGCAGTCGCCTTGAAGGTAGGCGCAGGAGCTTTATACTCCTCTTCATCACGATCAACGCCGCGAATCTTAGCAGGTTCCGCAGAAAGTGCCAAGACAGTATTAAGACGAGTCTTGAGGTCCTCATAAGACTTGAATTGCTTTGTATCTACGAGTTCGGCAAGCGAATACTCTTGAGTGTAGACACGTTCAAGCTCACTGTCATCATCGAACAGTGGTGCGGGAGAGTCGAATTCTGACTTATCGTAGTTAGGCCAACCTTCGACCTTACGAATTTTGAGCTTGAAATTAGCACCGTTCCAAAGATCGAAAGGATTTACTGGCTTCTCGTCCTCAAAACCTGGGTTCATGAGGTCGTTCAGCTTATCGAAGATCTTCTTTCCGTACTTGTACAGGAAGACCTTACCTTCGTTCGCAGGATTGCCTGGATCCTTCACAACATAGATGTTGCTGTGGTATGCCAAGCGGCGCTTCTGCTTGCGTGCGATCTCCTTATCAGAGTCAAGACCAGTGTTCCAAAGAACGCTGTTGTATTCTGACACGGGATCGTCTTTACCGAGAGTCGTAAGCGACTTCTCGATGTACCAAAGACCTGTTGGTCCTTGGAATCCATGGTCCCAGATGCGAACGAAAGGAATGTCCTCGTTTGCCGGAGCAGGAAGGAAACGAATCACAGCGTATCCGTTACCAGCCTTATCGACGGTAGGCTTCCAATATTTGCCCTCATCGGGATCTGAATAGGTGGTGTTTTGTTTAGCAAGTTCTTTAGTGAGCTTCTCGAAAGAAGAGCTGGAAGAACGCTTAAGGTCTGCAAATGACATAGTTATCTCCTATATGTCGGTGTGTTTCGAAGTATTTAGATTGCAGCGAACTGCAACTGTATTTATCATGAAATAAAGACGTCCTTGACAATTTTTCTACACCTGAATACATCATAATGAAAGAACGGCTTATACTTCAGCAGCTTCTTGTGGATGCTGGGCCATAGGACTGTATCCTCAATCTTCTTGTTCCAATGACCGAAGAACCCGAAGATATCGTTGAGGATAATCACCGTCTCGATAGAAATCTCTCGACGAAGATATTGTTTCAACAGATAGGGATGCTGTCCATTTTTTACTATAACATTATCGTTGAAATTTGTACATAGTTTTTTCATATCTTGTTCAAAGATATAAGAAAGAGACTGCTGTCTCTTCAACCATTCATTGTACACTTTCTCTGAGTCATCGCTGAACAGATCGCCTATCCATTTCAGATCGCCGTCTACAAAGTTGGCAACCAGATATTTGAGTGGATCTTTATGTTTTGACAGCTTATAGAACTGATACTTGTCCTTACGCACATCAAAGCTAGAAGGCTTTGCTCCTACTTTGCCATTGTATTTGATGTAGTCGTAACTGTCTGTTGTGAAGTGATTTTTAAGGGCGAGAAAGGTGGTATAGCTCTCGAATGGGCTCATACTGGCAACTTAGCCCTCTTTGGCAAGAAGTTAAGATCTTCTGCTTCGTCTTGTAGACGAGCCTTGATACGAATGTTACTGCGAATGATACTTGCAGCAGCCTCGATCTCGATGTTATTCTTTTCGCAATAGTGGACGACGGCATCCATATAATCTAAGTTATAATTAGAAACCAATCGTTCAATTTCTTTAATGAACTTTTCAGAAGTCAATGCTTTCGTTGAAATGACGTCGTCCACCATAATATCATCCTCTATAAAAAATATGTGCACCGATCTTGGTGGTGCGATCAAATACTCTACCCCATGAAGGGCTTACGTAATCTGCGTGGTAAAACTTTGCTCCTCTTGTTACGTCACCGTAATTTCCGAGATACACGTGTTCGGCGATTTCTTTGGCTTTTCGATATGCGCCTGCATCAGCTATTCGCTTTCCTCCCTCACACTTCCATGAAAATTGGCATACGCGCGCAGTTCTCTGATTGATAACTCCACATGGTGTGCTAGGGAATCTTTTATCTTTAGCGCGGTTCAAAACAACATTGTTTACCGCAATCCTACCTTTATAAGGTTCATGACCCGCTTCGAAGTATGTATTCTCGGCCATGCATTGGATTTGTTTTTTGTCGTGAGCACTGAGATAAACAGGCTTCTTTACGACTTTTTCTTTTTCGATTACCTGAACCACTGGGACCTTTACGATCTTGACTTCAGGTTCTTTCGTTGGAGTAGCCAAAGCCACACCTGTTACTGCAATGATACCTATGACAAAGCCTTCGGCCCAGCGTAGATACGGATAATCTTTTCTATTTTCGAAAAGTTTCATGTTCTTCCTCTTAGTCTCAATGACTTTGGCAAACAGAGACTACTTTACAGGCATCCCAGCCATATAGTTTTCTGCCGCTATAAGAAGATACACAAGAGAATAACGAAGTATCTTCCATCCATTTCCCTCTTACTGGAAATGCAAAATCATTAGTGTTTTCGTCGGTGGCATCCGAATGATGCCGCTTTCTAGCCATCTAAGACTTGAAGTTTTGCAAGAGTCAATGGAGGATTTCAACCTCCGTCGTGATATTTTATTTATACTTACACCAGCGTTTTTTCTGGTGACTCGTAGCACCAGCGATTCAACTGGTAGCAAGTGGCCCGTTCTGTTCCAAGGTGGAGCCATACCCGTGTAGATCATGCCGCTAGGCGGATATCTGCAAAGCTATCGTTATCGTTAGCATTTATGTTTAGTGGCACTTTGCCAAGCAATCAGTCTCAAACCGCCTTATTCTGTCCCAGTCGATCCTAGTTCGCCCCCATCATCTATACTGGCTGCTACCTGCACTTCTCACCAGATGCTTTTCGGGCTGCAGTCCCTAGGTAACCCCGTGGCGTTCTTGGTGCCAGTATAGATGGTGGAGGCGGCGGGTACTGCCCCCGCGTCCTCGGCACTTTTATCGTTGATTGTCAACAACTGATATTCTATTTATACCCCAACGGGCTTTAATTGTACATGCTTAATTGCACCAAGATTGCTTTGCATCACCAAAATATGCACGCGCAAAACCGTTCTTGATAAGAAGATCTCGAAGGCTCATGCCGTCAAGGAGAATATCTCCAAGAACACGACCACCGAACTTATCCCAATCGTACAAAACAACCTGATGCTTCTTTGTAGATTTGATTACCAAATTGGTGAATTCACTGGATTGTTCGCCACGCTTCTTCTCGCTCTCACACTTGGCACGAAAGCTCTTTTCAGGTGTATCGACACCAAAGATTCGAACACCGAGCTCAGGCTTAAGAGGAGCTGGTAGGTATGGTGCGGTAATGACAATCGTATCACCATCAATCGCACGGACAATGGTAGTATCATACGTCACACCTGTAGGCGTCTTCTGCGCGATAGCTGGAGTTGCCAGCATCACAAGTGCTAGCGCAATAAAATTCTTCATATATTATTCCTTAGTTACAACGGGTTTCCCAATAAACGTAGCGTTCTCCACGATACCATTCGGTAATCTGCTCGCGAACACAATAACGTCTATCATATCTATAATCAGGCGGGTAATAGCGGATTTCGTTGTATGGCTCATAATCTCTTTCTCTCTCGCGATCCCTCTCGCGATCTCGATTACCCGAGCTCAGAGCACCAACTACAACACCTCCAATGATAGCGCCGCAAAGCCAGCCACAGCCAGCTTTACGACGCTCTTGCTGGACATGGTCGCGATTTCGATCTCGACGATGATCAGCAAAGGCAGGAGTAGAGATTAACATACTACCGACAACTAAAGATGCAATAAGTTTCTTCATATTAGAACTCCTCATCAATATCTGCAAACATCACTCGTTTTCTTGGATCGCCAGCGGCAATGCATCGAGTGAGTGTCAGCGCTTCTTTGTAATTCTTCGTATGGAACATCACCGGGAAGACGATCTCTTCGTTCTCCTCGGTTTCGAAAGACATGCCTACAAAGTAAGTACCATTTTCTTCTACCATTCACTTATTTATTCGTGGTAGATTTTTCCTTCTCGAGCTTCTTACGCTTGCGATTACCGAGCCAGAAGAGACCGACAAACGGACCTGCTACGACTACTATACCAAGTGCAAGCGGCCACAACAACGAGCAAATAAAGATAATCCAAAACAGACCGACCTTTTGATCTTCATCCCAATCGAGTGTGCCGAGAACATACACACCAATTGCAATGAGCAAAATAGCAACAATTAACCATAACCACATATTAAGCTTCCTTCCTACCAAACTTCTGACCAATTTTGAAGATGCCGATCAAAGGCAAAGATATCGGCCAAGTAAGCGCAACGACGACTGTTCTCAGGATATAACCAACAACCCGATCATCATCCACCTGCTGACCTGTTTCACCGTAACGCTTAGGATCACGATAAAACAGAGTCTTATAACTCATGCCTGCATAGAACGTCCGTCCTAAAAGCAATGCAATAAAACCATATAACCAAAACATAACTTAACTCCTTACCTTTACATAACTAAACGAATCATAACCTGCATAACCATCTGCCCACTGATTGCGAGCTTGTTCTTCGAACTCGATGGATTCTGCATTCTCCTTAAAGTATTGCTTAGCTGCAATACCAACAGAGTAGTCATCTTGAGCCTGGATTTCAAAGTAACCTGATTGCCAAACTTTCTTGAACTGAACCTTATAAGTCTTGAGCTTCTTGAGTTTCTTGATCTTATCCTTCGTAGAACCAGGCTGACTGTTGAGGATCTGATTGAACTTACTCTCGCTAAGAAAAGCAAGAGGTCCCCACGATTCGACAGAACGACTCTTAACTTCAAACATTCCTATCCTCCGCATTCCATTTAAAATGATTTCGAGCATATACAATCGCAAGAGCAATGCTCATTGGAATCAGGCCCCATGTTTGACTGGCAATAATCCATGTCACCCATAGGACCTGATTCGCAAGACCGACTGCCCACGCCCGAGGATGATTGTTACCCGCCAGCAATGTCATCCAAATGGTAAGGCATGACATTAGCCATGGCAGGTAAGTTACAATCATGCTGCGTCTGCAAATTCGATGGCAGTTTCCAATGCCTTCGTCTTGAGGTTCTTGTTCGAACCGTACCAAGCAGAAGTCATACGATTATCTGCATTACGACCAATCATGTGGTCAGTCATGAAGGTAACCGCGTTGAAAGCCTGCCACCAGCTACCTTCGCCAAACTCGGCACCAGGTTGTTGGTCCATGATTTCGAGAGCGATACCAGCATTCTTGCTGAGATCCTTCTTCGAACCAGTAACAGGGAATACACGCTGGAAATACTCGACGATGTTCTCGTCAGTGTAGCGCTTCGAACCAAGATAAGCAGCCATTTCCTTGTACTTCGCAAGCTTTTCCTTGGCTACGCCGAGCGTTTCCTTGACAACGTCACCGTCAAACTCGCGGCGATGGCTAACCTTGACGATCTTGCTCGACTGGCTGTTGAGCGAGAGAGTCAGAGTGTTGTTGCAAACAACGCGAACTGGCGTGAAGCGGACATCGATCGACCAACCATACTTATGCGGATTGGTGAAGAGCAGGTAGGAATCGACCTGATCGCCTTTGAACAATTCGAAGGAATCCTTCACCTTTGCCAAGGCCCAAACAAGCTGACCATCGCGAAGCGAACCAGCGGTGTGCATTTCCATCTCACCGGCTGCAACGAAATCATTGAAGAATTCGAAGGCTGATTCGTTCTGATTAGGAACCCAATCGTTAGTGATCACGTCGAGGATCTTGTTGTCGACGTCACGAACCAGAGCGGAGTGACCGATGTCGACTTGCTTGCCACCAATATCGGCGAAAGCAGGAACTGGATTGACCTTCCAGTCGAGGTTTGCTGCCTTCAGCATCTGATTCGGAGTGAGGTCGTTCGAGACCTTCGTGCCGAGGTGATGCCAAGGTGTTTCTCCTGCATAAGCCATCGAAGCCTTGCCGTCGAGAAATTCAATCATATGTGCCATAATATAGTTTCCTTTTTCAATTTGGTAATACCATTCTACCAAAGAATGGCTTATTTGTACATGTTTATTTTAAAATTATTCAGCCGAATCAATCAGTGCGACTGTACCAGCGATAAAGATGGAGAGACCGATGAGGCCTTGTACGGCGAACTGAAGAAAGCTTGCATCTTCAGGAACACACATAATCATCAGACCGGCGAAAACTGCTACGTACTTCAACATTTTTTCTTCCTTCATCATTATAGGTCCACCTTACCAAAGTTTTGATAAAATGTACATGCTTATTTTTCGATAAAATCACAAACTAGCTGAAAAAAATCGTCTGGCTTTTCGTCTTCGAGAACCATCAGATAGTCACGGACATCTTCTGTAACGCCGTGCTTGGCAAAATATGCAGCGACTGCTCTCTCAACAGTCTCTCTGCCAAAGTAGGAAAAGGCAAGAATAGAACTACTCATACATCATCCTCCATCTGTTCGACCATGATCTCAATGATGCGTTCGAAGTCATCATCTGGATGCAGCATGTAGTCTGCAGAGATATCACCATACATCTCAGTGCAAGTCTTCATGGTTTCAACACCATGCGTTCCACCGAGGGCTTCATAGATGAAATCAAATGGATCATCTTGAGCGAGGATGTATTCAAATAAGCGAGTCATAATATTTTTTCCTTCTTGATTATAGTTCCACCTTACATTGTTTTCGAAATATTGTACATGTTTATTGTCAAAAAAAATGCGACCGAAGCCGCATTTTCTTATCCGTACATTTGATGGTAAGATCGAACCAGATCGACCGCTTTCTCAAGGTAGTTTTGAGGTCGTTCCCTAAACACTTGTGCCTCGAGAGAATCATCGACACCAATGATGATAACGATGTCCTTCACTAAGATGCCTGTCATTTCCCATAGCATGTATGCATAGAGACTGGCTTGCATGAAGTAACCTTCGATCCATTCCTTACGCTTGAGTTTAGACGAAGTCTTATAGTCGATGATCGACAGACGGCCGTCGTAGTCTGCTATCAGGTCGCATGAACCTGCTAGCTTCAGATGATCAGAGAACAGAGTGCATTCTGTGGCTCGGATCATGTCGACCTTGTCGTCAAGGATCATCTTGATCTGACGGAACATCATCATGTTATGAGGCATCGACGTATCGATGTCATGACCTAACACATAGTTCTCACACATGGTATGGATGTTAGTTCCACGAGTGGCAGCCCGAGATGAAACTCGAGCTGCTTCGTCCTCGCCTACTCTTTTCTTCCAAGCTTCAAGGGCAGATTTATCAGTCATCTTACCGAGGACGGCGGTGACAGACGGATATCTCTTCCCTTCTGGCGTCTCATAGAGACGTGTTGGACCATCTATCCTTTGCAGCTCCGCAAAGTCTAGCAAATCGTATTCGAAACCTTTACGGTTGAAGTCCGAGTTTTTGACGAGCAATTATATATTCCTTCACTAATTTTGATCGAACGATATCCTGTTCGAGAAAGTCAACATGTACAAAATCATTCAACTTACCGATGACTCGCATGAAGTCTTTCAGTCCGCTGCGTTCTTGGTCCTTCGTAAGATCTGACTGACGGAAGTCACCGCAGAACAATACTCTACAACCCTTACCAATACGAGTGATCACCGAGTCCAGTTCGTGGAACGTCATATTATTGACTTCGTCCACGATAACAAAACAATTGTTCATGGTAATACCACGAACGAACGATGTTGAGATAAACTCGACTGCGTTCTTCTGCTTGAGGATCTCGTATGCATCAGACCGATCAAATAGTTCGGTGCAGATGGCATAATAAGGTGCCTCATAGACCTTCATCTTTTCCTTCTGGTTTCCTGGAAGAAAACCCATATCTCGTGTTGGTACTACCGATCTTACAATATAAATCTTATTTTGTACACCGGTATTTTCCATCAACGATTCGATGGCCTTATACAGAGCAATAAACGTTTTACCTGTACCAGCCATGCCGTGCAACATCAGATGTTTTCCATCATCAAAAGAATCAAACGCAATGCGCTGGTTTTCTGTGAGTGGATTTATTTTTTTTAAATTAAAATTTTGACTCTTAAATGTCAACCCTTCTTGTGTGTCACCATTTTGTCTGGCGATTCTTTTTTCTCTCTTAGTTAAACGAGGTTGGCTATGTTGCACAAGTTGTCCTTATTTTTTATTACGAGCCTTATTCACTGCCTCTCTGATCTTCGAACTCTTGATATCTTTATCGCCGTGTTGTTGACCGAGTGGAGAGTGTGGGTTAGCATTACCAATTCTATTCAACAGATCATTAAAGCCAGAATCTGTCTTATGAGTAACGCCTGATATTCCTGATATTACATGAGGTGCACCTATAATCTCTTCGATATCGGGATTATCTTCGAGGAAATCTTTTTTCTGTTGGTAGTTAAAGAATTCCTCGAAGACTTCGCCGGTTTCTTTCAATCTAAATTCGTATATAGGCATTAATAATCTTCATCTTCTATCAAATCTAACAATGTACTTTTTGTCTTAGAACGGAGGGCAGCTCGAAGCCGCTTCTCACTTAAATGCTGACGATGATCATGTGATGTATTTTTCGAGTCGTCATATTCTTCATTGTATTTTCTAAAACGCTTAACTGTGTTGCTCATTTGGAATTAACCCTGGAAAAGCTTCGTTAATTGTTGCGACGTTAAGTCCTTCGACTTTCTTATCCTTGACGGCGATCAAAAGAGCGGCATCTTTCGGATGAAGAGATTCGAGAAGACCGATAAAAAGGTTTTCGCGCTGATGCTTCTTGAGATCAGGACGATTACCGTAGAGATAAAGAGGCAGAGTACGTGCCTCTTTGTAGAGCCTTCCTTCTGTGTCAAGCAGCGAGCTTGGCGTATAAGGAGGAGCTCCTTCTGGCAACCACCATCCTACATTTGGATGGAAAGCCAGTTCAAGGATATAACGAAGGGTTTCACTGTCATACTGACGAAGGAGAGAAACCTTTGTCGGTACGTCCTTGGCTTCCTTGACAAGATCAAGGATTTCTGCTATCGCTAATGTTCTTTGCATATTAAAACTCATTAATGCTTTCTACAAGGAGTTTAAGTCGACGATCGATGAAGTAGTTAAAGAGCTTATCACGGCCTTTTCCTGCCTGCTCTTCGAACTGCACAAGCACTTCCTTCTTGATATCAGGAGGAATGAAGTTAAGATCGACCAACTGTTGATTACGAAGGTAGCCACGCAGCATCTTCTCGTCACAGAATTCCTTTGGATCTGCTGCTTCGAGCCACTGATCTAGCTTCTTCTGGCTGATAGGCTTCTGTCTTGCACCGACAACGAACGTGTCATCTGCTGACAAGAAGTTAGGAACACCGTCGCCTGTATCGCCGCGAATGATGTGTTCCTTGATGAACTTATCGACATCATTTGTCTTGCGCCACTTCTTCTGCACAGGATCAAACTGCTTTACGTTCATATAACACTGCAACTGAACGAAGTCCTTATCTCCTGAGAGAATCAGAATTGGTTCGTTCGTATTACCGTACGTCTGAGCGAGAGAACCGATGACATCATCAGCCTCTGCACCGTCAACGCGGATAACTCGATATGGGAAATAATCCTTTAGCTCGTCGCGAACCTTGTTCAGAGTCTCGAACACCGTAGTCCAATTGATCTCTGACTTCTCGCGATTCTTACGACGATTAGCTTTATAGTAAGGAAAGACTTGACGACGCCAGTTGTTGCCAGCATCGCATGCGATGATCATCTCACCGAACTCGTTCTTAAACTTTTGGTTATATGAACGAATCGAATTGAGAATCATATGCCGTAGAAGATCTTCTTCGATCTCGGCGTTGGTGTGGTTTCCAAGCTGAACCATCAGGTTGGAGATCATGACCTGTGAAAGGTCCATAATAATCATTTCAGTTTCTCACTCTTCATCTGGTAAAGTGTATGTGTACGCGATTGTACTATCTTCATTGTAACTAAACTCAAATATGCCGTCGACCATTTTATGGAACGGATGCTCAAGGTTATACTGCTTGTGCAGTAAAGACTTTGTGGCTTCCATTACCATAGCAACATCTTTTACATATTTATCGTCATTGATGTCTACACCGTAGGCACCGAAGATATGAATCAAATCAGGAATCATATCATTCATGACACCAGCTACATGCTCTTTCCGAGTTTGTGTAACTTTGTCAAGAATTTCGTCCAAGTTCTGAGGCGGAGCATCGTCACGCTTGAAACCTGGAAACAAGATTACGTTATCTGTCATTTAATAACCCTTAAGAGGATAGTGTCTTGATTGATTCGGCCATTTGGCTTGGACTCTACGGTCTTAATCTCGTCCATAAACTTGCGTAGGCTGACTTTACCAGCACCAAGCAACGCTTGAATAGAAACATCTGGTTTACGCAAGCTTTTGCTTGTAGAGGTTTCGACATCATAACCAATCAAGGTAGTGCCTTTGACTTGGATTCCAGCTGGACCACTCGAATCGTATCGAGCCAGCTTCTTGTATTTGGTGTTGTAAGCCCATAGCTGTGCACATCCTACGACCTCTGCTGGATGGACAGAGACAATCTTGAGTGAAGGCTCTTCCTTCTGGTATTTAAGGTTCTTGACCAGATCGACTGCAGACTTTGCTTTCTTCTCACGTGGCCTACGAACCTTGACAGCCTTCTTGTTATTTACATAACGGTCGATGTCATCAAAGAAACTCTGCCAAAAATTAATCCAAAACTTCTGACGCTTACCAAAGGCTTCTTTGACTTGCTCGTCGTCTGACATAATCTCGGTGTACTGAGGACGGTAGTAGTCAGCTACGATGCCGAGGATCTGTGCGTTCAGCTCGTTGGCTTGACAGAAAGTGTACATCGAGAACGCTTTGCCATCGATGACATTGTCGAGTTCTTCTTCGAGACTCGTAATGATGTAGTTGGCCTTCTCACGAATGCGAGCTTGAATGTCGATGACAGGCTTTGGAGCGTCTTCGACTTCTTCGACAACTTGTGTAGCTGCCGCAAGGAGATTCTTTACACTATCATTGAAGTAGTCGAGATTCTTTTGCGGCAGCTCATTGCCATTCAGGAGAATGCGTGCAACGTTACCAAGAGTCTTGGAAATCTTCCACTTTGGAAGCTTGCGTAGGAGAGCGAGCTGGTCCTTGGTATAATTCTTCTTGGCATACGTGAAGAACCAGTCGCGTGACTGATCATCAGATGCCATGTAGTTATACCAATTCAAGGCATTGCTATAGCCATCGATTACGATAGGCTCTGAGCCATAAGCTTTGTCATCGATAGACTTGATAGCCGAGCGAGAGATCTGTTTGGGTTTAGCTTTAACCTTAATGACCATGTTTACCTCTGTAGTTCCTTGTTTGTATTATTCAATCTACTACAGTTTTGATAATTTGTACATGCTTATTTTCACAGGTCGATTTTATAATTAAAACTTGGACCACCCTTTGGCGTGTATTGATCTGCATTTGGTTCCCAACCAGGAGTCCCAACGACTGGTTCCCACTTCTTGTCGACATGTTCCTTCTTGACGTATGACCACTTACGAGGAGTTCTTATGGCAATTTCCATTCCATACTCTAGCAACTGATTGTGCACAGCATCATGCTCGTACATCTCTACGTCGTCGAAGACGAAGACAGCGCCAGGATCTGACCGCTCGAGGAAGAATGCAATCTCAGCATCGAGAGCTTCGAGTGTATGAGGACCGTCGAAGTGGACTACGCTGTACTTATTGACAAGCTGCTTATAGTCTGCATAGACAGGAACACCGTCTGCATAACGATTGAAGAATTCTGTATCTTCGAGATTAAACATGTAGAAGTTGACGTTCTTCTGACGGCAGTACAGATACAAGTTGATCATGCAAATGTCGCGCATCTCATTCGTATAGTCGCAACGACCTTCCTTGAAGATCTCATCGCGATAGTACTCGATGTTGCCATAAGGATCGATACCAAAGACTGGCTTCTCAGGAGTTTGACCACTTCCTACGAGACCGTCGATGATCTTTTGTAGACCACCACCAAGACGGACACCAATCTCGACTGCTGCACCTTCTACACCCTTCGATCGAATGGCAGCGTCAGTGAGTACTTCATAGTTACCACTATCTGTGCCGAACTGGGCTGCGATCTGATGAATTGATACTGGTTGATTTGACATTATGTAACCTTACCTCTGTTTCTGATATATTTAGCAATCATATGCATAATAGCTTGATGAACGTCTTCTGCTGCCTCGTATTCTTGGATATCGACATGTAGAGAGATATCTGCGAGTTGAGCGCACTTATTATCTGGTGAAAAACCTGTCAAGGCAATAGTCTTCATTTTCAATGACTTAGCAGTCTCAATTGCCTTGACAACGTTTGGAGAATTACCACTCGAAGAGATGGCCACGAGTACGTCGCCTTCTTGTCCGAGTGCATCGAGCTGGAACGAGTAAACGTCGTCATAGGAGATGTCATTCGCCACGGCTGTCATCAGTGGAATATTTGCCGCCAAAGAAATAACTCTTGGGCGTAATCCACCTTTCTTACAACCTTTGGTATAGTCGCACGCCCAATGCTGAGCGATGGATGCAGATGCACCGTTACCGATAGTATAGATGTTGTTACGATGATTTGAAATGCTTGTCAGCCAAATTAGTTCGGCTGCTTTTTTAAATTCTTCATGATCGATACTTGCAAACCCAATATTAATTAGGCCCATATGATCAAATATAATGTCAGTCTCGATAGACAACTCTTGCTCCTTCATGTGCGATACCTACATCGAGGCATGTTCTGTCTGAAAATTCTCGGCGAATCATTTCTTTCGAATCTGTGATTGCTAGCATGTATCCTCCGCCTCCGGCTCCAAGCAATTTAGCCCCATAGGCACCAGCAGATTTGCACTTGTCGTACATAATATCTATATCACTACTGGAGATCTCAGCACTCATCTGCTTCTTGAGAATCCATGCAGAATCGAGCAATCGACCGTACTCAAATGGATTTACAAGTTGGGTACTTTGCATCTCTGCTATACGTGCAAGCTCACGAATTGTAAATTCTTTCGATTCAAAGTTGATATTGTCAAGGATCTTAGCTGCATGATGCTCTATGTTTGTAGGAATCAAGATCATATAGTTCTCGATTGCCATTGTATCCAAACGTTTTACATTCACACGACCACTATTCGAATACTCGATGTAGTTCATACCGCCGAATGTAGACGCAAACTGATCTTGCATGCCGATCTTCCAACCGCACATGTCAATTTCGATATTGCAAGCAGTCTTCGCAATAAGATAAGGATTTACGTATTCATAACCAAGATATGCTGACAAAGCTTTAATCAGAGCACAAGTAAAAGCAGACGATCCACCAAGACCGTTACCGATCGTGGGAATGTCTGCGAATGATGTGATCTCGATGTTGGATTTGATACCGAAGAACTTGAGTGCATTACGAACGATTTCATTCTGGATATCGTCTACGTCTGTAACGAGCTCTTGTTTCGAATAAGAAACTTTGATGTGGTCGTGTGGTGTGTGCATGACTGCTACATAGACATACTTGTCAATGGCAGTTGAGATGGTTGCTCCACCCCATTTTTCAAAGTGGGCGGGGATATCACTACCCCCGCCGAAAAAACTAACTCTGAGTGGTGCTTTGGCCAATATCACGGTTTTGTTCCTTTAACGAAGCAATGAGCCCCTTCCACTTGGGAATTACAGAATCCCAACCGAAACGAGTATCTGCGTAGGCTTTGACAAATGACAACATGTTAGTCATGTCATTTTGTTGCATGTTCTCGATAGCATACATCAGAGTGTGTGCAAAGATATTAGCATGCAGATTTGGATTCTCGTGATCGCCGTCATACTGGACAGTCAACCCGCCCGACGTGTCAGCCAAAGCAGAGAAGTTAGGATGAACCGCCAGACAACCAGCCGACATAGCTTCAATAAGTGACCTGCACGAAGTTTCCGGCCAGATACAAGGATATGCAAAGATGTGAGCTTTTTGATATGCGGCACGTACTGTCTCCTGATCTGCCCAGCCATGATAGTTAATTTGTGGATGATTACGACATGCTTCGAACAGCGGTTCGTATGCCTGATCACGACCTTCCCAACCTGGACCATAGATGCCGAATGAAGAGAAGACGTCTAGCTCGATGTTTGGATATTTATCGGCAAGAGCGATAAAAACAGGAACCAGAATCTCCAATCCACGATGAGGCGTGGACGTATAAATGAGACGTATCTTATCCTTTGGTTTGTCAACGAGTGGAATAGGCTCGATGCCTGTTTCGATAACTGTTGAATGATTGCTATATGGAACTCCAAGATAGTCACGATACTGTTGATACTGCCAGTTAGAGCTGAAGACCAACTTTTGGAAGCGAGCTCGAGAAGCTGGATCTTGAAGGTGTGAAGCCTCCGGATCGCCGGCAAGGTCGTGTAGATGATAGATCTTAATTCGGTTAGGATCAAGGTCGCGGACGCGAGCAGTGATAATTTGGATACCATCGAGTTCATCACTTGAAAGTCGGTGGAAGAGATTTCGAGTGGTAAGTTCTGTTCCACCATTCGATTCCTTGTTCAGTTCGTTCAGTTCAATCTTATCTTGATTATTCATTATTATTCCTTAGTAGCGTTCAGCAATTCCATATCTTCATCGTAAAAGAAGAACCCATCTCCAATTGCTTTATCATCGATCCAAACGTCGTATGATGGCTTTCCGAGACGGACTTCGTGGAACTTGCATCCCCAATCTTTTAGTTGTTTTGTAGTAAGTTCGGTCCAGTCGATTCCAGATCCTGAACCACGGGCTGTCCAATAGATGATGGTATTGCCCTGATCGTATAGTTTATTTATCTTCTCGATACGATGCTTAAATGGAGTTGCCAATCCATAGCGATGTTGACCATCTGTATATGGTGTTTTACAGATGGTCTGATCAATGTCTACCATGTAGATCATGCGTCTAGCGACAGTACATTAAAGCCGAGAACCGAGTCGTAGCGGAACGAACGCCAACCTTTATTTTCAAGATCCCATACAGCGAGCACTTCAGGATTTGGAGTCTTCTTCTGTACGGCTTCTTCAAGATCAGTCTGTGCCGGCAATTCGCTCGGTAACAGAGTGCATAGAAGATTTCGTTGTGTTCCGTCCTTCTTTACGAAGGTTACATTTGCGATTCCAGTTTGGAGAACGCCCTTTAAATATTCATTCTGCCAAGAACGATCGTTCTGGTCTGTCGTACCATTCAACGAGTTTGTCATAACCACCTACCTTTTCTGTGTCAATTATAATGAAAGGAACCGTTCTTACATCGGGAAAGCTTTCCATAAACTCTTCGCGTGTAAGATCTTTTCCTATCTTCTTCTCTATATACTGTTCTCCTTTATTTGTAAACAAGTTTTTCGCTTGTACGCAAAAAGGACAGTTATCTTTGGTATAGATTAGAATGTTTCTACTCATTTGTGCTTGGCTTTCCATAAATTCCGTATGATGCACGCTTTGGATCTCCGTATACTGCATTAGCACGGACTTTGATAAAGCGCTTGTTAGTTTGTGTGCCAGGAACAGTAATCCATGGATTCTGACCTTTGCGCCACGCCTTTAGTTTGTTGTAGGCTTTTTCGCCTTCACCGCGGTCTTGACGAACTTCTTTCACACCAGCAACGATATTACGACGCTGGCCTTTCGATACTACCGTCTTACGCGTTCTCTTTTTACCCATTATAACACCTCATTTTTCTCAATTAATGTCAACCCGTTTTCTCGGTCTATATACTTATACTCAACTTTTGTAGGATCCCATTCAGTGATGGCATCGAACACATCTTGAATATTTAAAGTGCTGCACGTATAAACATCCAGTTGAGCCATAGCAGGCTCGCATTCGTCCCAAACATGTAGAGCAATATGACTAGTTTCGATGATAGTCACGGCAGTCAATCCACGATTACCAACCATATCAGAATAAACTGTATATGGTCCCATTAAAATTTTCATATCAATCTGATTGACCAGCTTTTTCATCCACTCATCGATCGCCGATGTACATTGTGGAGGATTATTCAGCTCTGCTCTTACAATCAAATGCTTGTGTTCTAGTACCTTACCCACCTCATAAATTCTCCTGTTCGGGGTTGAAAAGTAAAGCCTTCACGTGGCTTGCTTGAATTTTACACGACACCCAACTATTATAATATTTAGGATCTAAGATAGCGTCGTTATCAAATATATATTTCGTTTCGAAGTAATTACATTCTCCACGACTCTTACAAAGTCGTAATATTGTTCTACGAAAGTTGTCTTTTCCGTAGAGATCGATATCTTCTTTCAGGGAATTCGAAGATCCATAGTAGTCTCGCCAATCGGACTCTACACGAATCTTCTTTCGTTTGCCTTTGACAGTTTTATATCCGGCTTTGGTCAGAAATTTACGGCCTATATATTTCTTGCCGTTTGCCATGTTTTCAATGAGATATATGAAGCCATAATAATCTTCAACATCAGTAAATTCTTTGTCTTCGTATAACCAACTCATAGATCAAATCCGGTAGATGAGGAAAGATCTATTTATTCGTCATATTCTTCTTCGAATGGATCTTCAAGATCAAGCTCTGCAGAACAGTATGGACAGTATTCTGGAAGAGCGGTATTTTCTGTGATTATTTTAAATTCCTCGTCGCATGACGGGCAGGTTATCCAATCCATCTTAGTTCCTCTTATTTTTTAAAGATGTCTTCTAAATCAACGCCAACATATTCTGCTAGCTTCTTAATGAAATCTACTTTGTCATCCATGTGGCAATCAGGCTGACCTGTTTCTTCGTCGAACTTCTTAGCAGCTTTTAGCAGTTGCTTAAGTTCCTCAACCTCTTTCTTCAGCGCGTTGAACTCTTCTCTTGTAACTTCGGAAGTATTGATAACAAAAGGTTGTCCGGGTATGCCTGGTTGTGACGGATATGGAACACCTGTTGGCTGTGCTGGCCAAACAATGTTTGGCCAACGAGGAGGAAAGTTGTCCCGATAACCATCACCGATATTAGATACTGTACACATTATAAAGTAAATCCTTTAAAAGTATTTTCGTCGACGTCTTTCTTCACGCCGCCGATTACATAGCTAGTAATTTCTGTTTCTTGTGGAGCAACTTGCACGTCAGAACCTGAAATCCACTTCTGTGTCCATGGCAAAGGATTCGCTCCTGGCTTTCCATTCAAGCCGATAGCACCCATACGTTTAGCAGCAATGTGATCGACATATTCACAGAGCAACTGCTCGTTGAGTCCGATCATCGACCCTTCCTTGAAAAGGTAATGTGCCCAGCTTTTCTCTTGCTCGACCACTCGGTAAAACATGCTGATGCATTCATCTCGTGTTTCTTCTTGTATGCGAGCAAAGTCCTCATCCTCTTTTGGTAGAATTTTGAGGAGCTGTTGAGTCGAGGCAAGGTGAACGTTCTCGTCCCGCGCGATGAGCTTAATGATCTTGGCATTGCCCTCCATCTTCTTAACTTCCGCAAAAGCCCAGCTACATGCGAACGAGACATAGAATCTTACTCCTTCGAGAGCGTTAACAGCATTTAGACAAAGCCATAGAGCCTTCTTGTGTTGATATGGATCAACAGCTTGCCTATCACCAACCCAGTAAGGATCGATGGAATTTAGATTGTTCATTTCAATCAAATCATCGTAGTACTTACTGATATCAGCTGCGCAGTCGGCTATTTCTTGGATGTCCAGCATCTCGTCAAAAACTCTGGAAGGATCAGAATAGACGTTGCGAATGATATGAGTATAGGAACGGGAATGAATCGTCTCGCTAAACGCCCAAGTTTGGATCCAGGTTTCCAGCTCAGGAAGCGAACATACTGGAAGAAAAGCCAAAGATGGAGCTCTGCCCTGTACAGAATCAAGGAGGATCTGACGCTTGAGATTGCTCGTAAAAATATGTTTTTCATGGTCGTTGAGTGCCTTAAAATCTTTACCATCGCGAGACAGATCGACTTCTTCGGGACGCCAGAAGAAACCAAGTTGTTTCTCGGTTAACTTTTCAAACGTATTGTAACGTTGCTTATCATAACGAGCAATATTCACCGACTTGCCAAAGAAGCAAGTTTGTTCTGTAGCATCAAACATTTCGTTTGAAAAAACTGTCATTCAACTCTCCAGGTGCTGGTATTTAATTTAAGATCCTTAGGCCAATCGCCTTCGGTATATGATTTATCATGGAATCGAAGTTCGTTTGTCGGCATGATAGTCAATCTACCATTATCCAATTCAATGAACATGAATTCTTTTGACTGCGAAGGATGTTGTGTATATCCATCATTCATCGGAACGACTGTGAAAAGATAACGGCCAAAAAGACCGCTCTTTCGAATCTCAGCTTGTTGGCTGTGCAGATAGTTATATATCAACACTGAAAACTGATCGCCGTAGCAATCCCACACTTGCGTGTCTTCGAGATGCCAAACTGGTTCTGGATCCGGAGAGAATGCCAATGCATGAGGAGGAACTCCGCGCCAAACTGCTCCACACTCGAGCATGATATGACATCCCCAAGAATGTCCAGCTTTGGCATGAAGAGCAAACCAGATACATGGCTCGAAAGTATATGGCTTAGCATTCTTACGAATGAACGAAGAATCTACCCAACAATAAATGTGATGAGGTATATTCCCCGATCCCGTATAGAGCATTACCAGTCCTTCGCTTCAAGCCATTGAATTTGGTTTTGTGGAACAACGCGTGTTTGAATTTCACCGTTTGTGGTATCTTCAATCGTAAGAGTTACGCCGGTACTATTTTCACGTGTCGTATATTCATGTACAAACCAAACTTTGCCCGCATCGGACCACATGTCACTATCAATTTTAATATACTGCATTATCTTCCTTGTCCACGGTATGCCTTGAAGTTTCTCTTCTTATGCTTATTCATCGATGAGAGCTTCGGACGACGTGTGTCTTGTGAAGTTCCCGTTACGATTGGAACGTGTATCGTAGCTGTTGACGACGGCGCTTTTCTTGCCATGTAATACTCCTGTTAGATTTTACAAGAGTCACAATCCTCATCATCTAGTTGCCCTTGTGCTAGTGGTTTAGGTTCTTCAATCTCACCAGCACCATCGAAGGTGTTGAAATAGTAAAGCGTCTTACCGCCATACTTGTAGTGCATCAAAATATGTTTAATCATCTCAGACATCGGGATCTTCTCGTCCTCATAGTGGCGAGGATTATAAGAAGTATTGACCGAGATTGCCTGATCGATAAACTTCTGTAGGACTGCCATAATCTTCAGATAACCTTCTGGAGACTTTTGATCCCATAGTAATTCGTATTTATTCTTGAGTCGTCTTAGCTCTGGAACAACCTGCTTCAGTACGCCGTCCTTCGATTGCTTGATCGAGATCAGTGCGCGAGGTGGTTCAATGCCATTAGTCGAGTTGCTGATCTGAGCAGAAGTCTCGGCAGGCATCAGAGCCATCAGAGTCGAGTTACGAATGCCATGAAGAACAGCTCTCGATTTAAGATCTGGCCAATCCATTTTATAATTTGGAGCAACTAATTCGTCGACGTCCTTCTTATACGTATTGATAGGCATGAGACCCATACCATACTTAGTATCTACTGACAGCGGACATTGACCTACTTCTTCAGCCAAGTCGACCGAGGCTTTAATAAGGTAATAACTCCATGCTTCAGCATACTCATGAACAAGCTCAAGGTTAGGATCAGAGTAATTAGTGTCATTACGAGCCAACCAATAAGCAAAGTTAATGATACCAATACCAAGAGGCCTACGATTCCGAGTACCAATAGCAGCGGCTCGAACAGGATAGTCCTGATAATCCAGTAGGGCATCCAAAGCGCGTACTGCAATGGTGCATGGCTTTTCGAAATCAGCTGGCTTTCTAATCTTTCCCCAATTGATCGCTGCAAGCGTGCATAGGCTAATCTCGCCTGTTTCATCATGAATATCCTTTAGTGGTGTTGTTGGTAATGTAATCTCACAGCACAAATTCGACATCTTAATCGGCGCCACTTTTTGATCGAACGAACCATGCTCGTTGGCATGGTCGACGTTCATCAGATAGATTCGTCCTGTGTCTTTTCGTTCGGTGACGAAGGCTGAGAAGAGATCAATCGCAGGGACGGTTTTCTTTCTAACCTTACTACGTTCGTACTTTTCGTAGAGTTCTCTAAAGGCATCAACGTTGTTGTAAAACGCTTCGTAGAGATCCGGGACATCACTAGGTGAGAAGAGGGTGATATTACCTCCAGAAAGAAGTCTTTCATACATTACCTTATTAAATTGTACGCCATAATCGAGATGACGGATTCGATTGTCTTCGGTGCCCTTGTTGTTCTTTAGGACAAGAAGATCCTCCACTTCGTAATGCCAAAGGGGGTAATAGAGAGTCGCTGCTCCACCACGGACACCGCCTTGGCTACAAGATTTAACAGCTGACTGGAAATGCTTATAAAAAGGAATAGTACCAGTGTGAGAAGCATCACCGTTGCGTATAGGAGATCCAACAGCCCTAATACGACCGCCGCCAATACCAATACCAGCTTTCTGAGAAACATACTTGACAATTGCTGAGGCTGTTGCATTTATGGAATCCAGCGAGTCGTCAGTTTCGATAAGTACGCACGAACTAAACTGACGTTGAGGTGACCGCACTCCTGCCATAATAGGAGTAGGAAGACTAATGTCAAATGTACTGATAGCATCGTAAAGTTCCTTTACCCATTTAATTCGATTCTTTTTGTAATTCTGAAAGAGTGTCATGGCAATCAACATGAATGCCATTTGCGGTGTTTCGTAGAACTTATTCGTCACACGATTACGGATCAGATACTTTCCACGGAATTGTTCCATGGCAGCATAGGTCAGTAGGTTATCACGATCGTGGTCGATATAATCAGCTAGTTGAATCCACTCTTCTTGCGAGTATGCAGAAGCCAGAGCATTATCATAATACCCTTCTAGTACTACTCGACCATAATGACCGAAAAGGTGAGGAGGTTCGTACTGACCATAAACTTCCTTACGAAGGTTATAGTTGATCAGACGACCAGCAACATACTGATAGTTCGGTGATTCTTCTGTAATGAGTTCGGCTGCAGCCTTGATCAGCGTCTCTTGAATATCAGTTGACTTGATCTTATCATAAAATTGAATATGTGTCTTGATTTCGAGATCAGATACAGAAACGCCAGATAGACCTTCACATGCATGTAGCGCAACTTTGTGGAACTTATTAATATCGAGGGGTTCGCGCGTTCCATCACGCTTCGTTACTTGAATCATCCGTTCTTTTCCTTAATCCAATCTTACCGTCGTCATAAACGGTCCATACTAGTTCAGTATCTATATCCCAACCCATAGCTTCCATGAGTTCATCTGATAATTCTATATACAATTCGCCGTCTTCAGTTTCTTTTACTACACTGCTATGACTCATGGTAACATCTCTATTCGATAAGGTGCTTCGTCTTTCCACCACGGATCTTCTGTAAGATCTTGTACAACCTCGAGAGCTTCTTCTTCAGACTCAACGTCTGCAACGACGATATCATTTTTATTGTATACTAGCCAATTAATCATGGTAGTTTCCTTTCAAACTCTGCTTGCGCAGCCATATCGTCAAGAGCCTTCTTCACATCAGGGAAATGGTGCGCAATAATATCCCAGCACTGTTCGGCAATGATACGATGTTCTTTCTGAGTTGCCTTATCCATACGCAACTGACAGTAGTGAACCCATGAACGAAGCGTGCCAGTCACGATCATAACCGATTCTGTATTCCCTTCAGGAAGAACTACACGTGCTTGTTCCTTGGCGATGCCATTTTCGATAGCCCATTCGTAAGCATACTTGGCTTCGCTTGTTACTCGTGCCTGTCGTATATTCCAATTTTCTTGTAGTAATTTGTTATCAGCTTCGATCGAGTTTTGACGATTGGTTTTATCTTGAAGTCTGGCTTCTCGATTAACAAAGCCAAGATCTTTCGTTGGATCGGCGTAACGCTGAGAGTACTCTTGGAACATGAAAGAACGATGTCTAAGAATTTGTCTAGCGATATCTCTTGTCGTTCTGATTTCCATTGAGACATGGACCATCTCCAAAGGCGACCAATGTTGGTTCTTAATAAGATACTGAACAAGCTTAGGTGCTGTAGCAGTGTTGTTTTGATTTGATGGATTCGATACTCGAGCAGCCCATGCAATCAGTTCGTTTGCGGTTGTGCATTCTGTATATGCACTCGGCTTGGTAATGCCGACTAGATTTACTTCACTCATTAAATATGTTCCAATGCTTCCAACTTGTCTTTGTACTCGGCGATATGTCCAAGTTCAAGTTCAATTGCACCCATATAATCAGTATGTTCATGAATAGCCATTGGGTTATTCATCATAACACGCACGTTCACTGCATGCTTGTCAATATTCGCTTGGAACTGTTTCCGAAGCACCATTTTAATTTCATCTTTCATTTAACTGTTCCTCATATCTTCATATCGCCAAAGCATTTCTTGGATGTATTCAATTTCTGGTTCATAGTCGTCATATGACCATTCTCGCATATTTTCCTTGAGTAGATGAAGAAACTCCATAGCATCTTCATATGTTACTTCACGCATCATTCACCTCAAAAGTTTTTGCATTCATAAACCGCGGGATATTCACGTAACCGTTGGCCTTCAGATCATTGACTCGGCCAAGAGCATCATAATACTCTACGTACTGCCCGTCATTGTACCACCAGAAATGGTCCCACGGCGCCCAAAGACGAACATAACGTTGATACTCGACAAGCCACTGCTTGCCTACTCGGAAGATTCGCAGTCGCTTGATCGGGATCTGCTCGTACTCGATTCCAAACTCGTTGTCTACTAACTCAGTCATATCCGTTTCCTATTAGATTGAAGATGTTAGGATCAAAGTACAATGCACCTTGAGCGCCATCGCCACATTCTCTTGAAATAACCTTCACGTAGTCATCGAAGAAATCCATGCCACGCAATGAAATAATCAGAGTTACCGCGGTTTGCACCATGTTGGCATTATATACTACCCACGTAAGTTTCTCTTCAGGTAGAGCTAACACCGCTTCAACGGTCTTTTCTCCATATCGCAAAGTGTAGTTTTGCAGTTGGTCCGGAGTAATTGCATTCATCTAAAACATCCTTAATATATTCTGGCGTGTAGCCAGCTAAGATCATATCATTGACATCTTTATGCTCGATGTCTGAAGGCCATATGACTACACGATAACCAGCGTCAATCGCCTTCTGCATTCTCTTGATAGTATCTGAATGCCTTGGCTCATTATCAAATACTACCACAATTTTCTCTTTAAGTAAACCGGTTTGTTCGACTTGTGCAGCAAGATCTCCACCTGCCGCTGCCATTGCATTTGGCAAGAACATCGAATCGATCGGTCCCTCTAGTAGATATATATCTTTGGACTCATCGATAGTATCCATACCAAATACTTTTGGTTTCGAATCGTCCAGCATGATGGTGATATATCGAACACCGTCTTTCTTGAACGATCTGCCTTGAAAACCAAAGAGATTCTTTTCCTTATCAAGGAATGGTATGATCAGACGTGGTTCGTCCTCTTCACCGATCTTGATCTTGTCAGGAATCATGCTATTGACCCACGCGCCAAATTTTGGAGCATAGAATAGCTTGTAGTGATTGCCAGGAGGGATCTGCCGACTATCCACGTACTTCTTGACAGGATGGTTCGGGTCGAGCTGACTTACCTTCTTTAACTTTGACAGAGCGGTGGTCTTGACAAAGACTGGAGGTTTCATCTTCTCTGCGAAAGTCTCGACGTCTTTTTGATTACCAGATTCCTTGATCTGTTCTTTGACGTATTCGAGGTAGAGAGTCGGATCGATCTCTTTCATAAAATATTTGAACTGCATGCTCGCGCTACAGTTGTGACAATAGAAGCGGACCTTGCCGCCCTTCTCGATCAAATGCCCACGAGTTTTACGACGATCTTTCTTTGAGTCGCCGCAGATAGGGCAACGAAACCGATAGACCGTGTTGTTGACCCGCTGAAATCTCTCGAGGCGACCTGAGAGAAGGCTGATGTATTTGTGTTCAATCCAAAGCATTATAACTCCAATCTGTTAACTTCATTATACACAGATTGTGATTATTGTACATGTTTATTTTAGAATAAAGAGCCTTTAATATTAAAATTAATCGCTATTCTTCTTTCGACATCTAATGGAAGATTAGTACTATGCCGATTATCGATATGATCTCCGCCTTCAAAGAACAGTAATCGATTCTCGATGTGATCGACTTCTGCACCATCCTCAAATAATGTAGGTGCTGTATTACAAGTATTGATATAGAAAAGAGCAACGTAATGCGGATATGGGCAATCGTTATGCCAGCCGTGCGCACGCTTACGGCCTTGATTCATCATGCTATTGACGTTAACGCTGATGATGTGTTCTGTAATGAAGTTAAGTTTCTCTTCAAAGAAATAGAACATCGGTCTGATAGTTTGCCAGTATCCTAGCGCATCTTCGATGTGTTCGTGCTCTGAGTATATTTTCTTCACGAAGTACCAGTCTTTTTCAGTTTGACCGTCGTATCCTTCAGGAAGTATCGATGAGAAGTTCCAGCGAAATGCTGGCTGTTCGATCATATGTTTTATTTCATTAAAATAACTTCTCGGTAAGAAGTTGTCAATCACGCGCCTCATAATTTATCCAATCCCGAATATTGTACTCCATGGCACCAATGTAATAATACCACCTACGATAGCAGCTCCACCGATGACTGTCCACATCCATTTTTCCATGGCAGTAATTCTATCGCTTAGAGTGGTATGCTGAGTAGCTGACTCAGCTCTCATCTCTTTAATTTCTTTCATGAGCTCGTCGTATTGTTGATCAATACTGGTTTTTAGCTCGCGCTCTCCAGAAGAGATACGTTCGTGTAGTAGCTGGACCTTGTCGTCTGTTTCCACTCTGCGCGCTTCCACTAGATCTGATAGTTGTTTACTTATGATTTCCTGGGAAGTCAACTTAGTTTCGTGAACAGCAAGAAGATTCGATACGTTACTTGAAATATCAGTAAGTTTGTCGATAGTCATATCCAAACGGCCAACAAGCGTGTTGACGACTGCCATATCTCTATTCAGATACGACACATCTTCAGCTAACTTGTTGACCGATGGTGTTGCCATTACTCAGTAGGTTCCGTTCCAGCTTTCAGTGCAAGAGCTGCACCGCCTGCCGCAAGAACGGCACCAAGACCGACGCCCCATGTCGATGCATCAAATTCTGCACCGCGATAGATGTCGTAGATTGATAGACCAAAGAAAAGCATTACGCCTTTGGCCCATAGAATTCTACCAAGATCAAGCGTCTTATTATCTTTTCCAGTGAATGTCTGGAAAATGAGATCCTTTAGTTTCTTAAACATATTAGACTCCGTGAGTGAACGAAATCATAATTTAGAAAGGACCGTAATCCTCGTCGCTATCTTTGTATTTATCGATTGCAGCCATCATCTTGATTTCATTTTCGGTTTCAATCGTTTCAGCTTCAGCATTAATCTTATGAGCTTCAGCCAGTTCCTTATGATCTGTCTTACCAAGTTCCTGTGTCTTGACGTTCGTATCAAGTTCAGTTACTTTCATGCCCATCATGGTAGCAAATGCACCAACAAAGGCACCGACGATCGTAGAGAATGCTGGACCAATGATCTTAAAGATCTCGTTGTTATCGATAACATGATTTGGCATAAACAAACCGACAAGGAAAATGGCAACCACTGCCATCATGATCGATCCGAGAACTGCAGCAGCCATCTTCATGATAGTCAGCTGGATCTTGCCCTTTTCAAGCTCGAGCTGCTCGAAGCTAGTAATTGGCGGTGATGAGAAAAACGACATCAGACTCATTTCTTTCTTCTAACCTTCTTAATTTTATCAGCAGCTTCTACAACCGCATTAATAGTTTCATTTGCTTCTTTGGCTTTCTTGTCGGCAAGTGCACGAGCAAGTTCAAGATCTTCGGCCGATACTTTGCCATCTTTATTTAGATCGAGAAAACCAAACCACTTTTTAATTTTTTCCCACATGTGAATCTCCGCTTATTTTCTATTTGATGTTGATGCGAGCTTTCTTGCAACACTTGCAGGAAGCCCTTCTTTCGAAAGATTAAGAAGTCCCAGAGCGGCGATCAAAAGTAACAGACCGCGCGTATCATCTTTATTGCCGCTACTCGCTCTATTGAGAGAGTTGGCAATGATGGTAATCAAACTTTCGTTTGAGTTGTCTTCTTCTGGTACGTCTTTAAACTTCTTCATTTCTTTTTCTCTTTTGCCATGGCATCAACAGCTTCTTTATTCTGAATTATCCATTGCTGGAGTTGTCTGAGTTGCTCGGCGTTTTGCTGGCATCTTGAGTAGTTTGTGATGATTCCGACGAGGGCTGTAGTGTCTGCAATTCCTGAGGGGCTCGCATCAGAAGCTCTGGTGGAGTCGGCATTACCGGATGTGGCACTAAGGTCGTGCGTGTACACCCAGCCGTTAGACATAACGTGCTGACTAGGAACAGTGTTTTTAGCGGAGTCAAGGTATACATATTCTTTCTCTCTAATTGTGTTTGTTCTATCAACATACTCGGTAACTACCTCAGTAGAAATTGCAGAATTCTTCCTCTCCAATTCCGCGATTTGCTCACTCTTTTGTGCAGAGTAACGAGCCAATTCAGCTTCAGCATAAGCAGATCCTTTCATATAACCAAAGACGAACACGCCAACCAAAGCCGCGCCGATGGCAAGCAGTTTGTATGGCAGTGGGATCATTCCAAACATATTACTTCTTCATAAACCTATTGAAAGTCATAACGTTTTTCTTTTTCTTTCTTACAGGCGGTTCACCTTGTAAGCCTGCAACTTGCCCAGAACCAACAGAATTCACTGCTGCTTCTTCTTTAATGCGACCTACTTTTTGATTAACAGCAGCCATAAGTTTCTTATGATCTACGCCTGCCACGCGAGCTGCATGAACTACGTGGCTTTTGCTAAGATTTTGTTTGTCGCGCTTTATCAACGAATCAGCATACTTGTCTATGTTTACTTCTTCGCTCATCTCGCCTTGGAGATAGTTCGAAGCCGTCGAGATATAGTCTTCGGCCAGCGTGATCTTCGACTGAACCCATTCAGGAAGATTCGTATCTACCTTCAGCATATCATGCATGCGCTGAGCATTGGCAATGATAGACTTCAGTTGCGACATGGCCATGTCGCCTTCGTAGTCGTATTCTTGCTTCTCTTTATTGGCCATTAAATCTTCCTTAGTTTTTGTGCTATGACTTCGTCTGCAACAATATCATTGGTTAGAATAGTTTTATTATCTATGCCTATATTCGGTATCTTCTCAGGAAGTCTTCCTAATAAAATAATGAACGGCTTCAACATATGGTGATAGCCGTCCAATTTAAAGAAGAGTAATCTTGTAGCTTCGTTACCAAATACGTTGTACAGAACAACGAGATGGTTGACGATTAATCTATCTTTTAATTCTCCGGACTCTTCATAGCGATTAAGCAATCTCTTAATATATTTGAATCTGGCTAAGTCTTCGTAAAATTCAAGATCCTCAAAACATTGCGGATTATCATAACACTTAGCAGCATATATCAAGAAATTGGAATCATCAAGTTTTTCAATCATTAGGCAATTCTTACTTTTACGCTCCCATCGGCCGTATAATACGCTTGGCCGAGTGCCACTCCATTAGTATTTGCTACTGAATCGTTGGCGAATGGTCCTTGAAACATAGCTTTACGAAGGGTTGAAAGCGTAGCGTTCTTGGTCGTGTTAGCGGAGACATCCTCTACAATGAAGAGGTCTCCGCTAGCGATCGACGTGTTGGCCGTGCCAATCGAATTTAGTTCAGGTATTTTCTTGGCACGATCACTCATTTTTTATCCTTATGCGTCAGGAAGAATTGTATCGTCAGATGCATCAGTCGAGAACGTTCCACCCATTGCTACGAGTGTTTCATACTGAACGCGACCTGCGCGACCGCCTGTACCAACTGTACGAAGAACCCAACCAGTATGTGCTGCACCCTTGGTGTAACCTGTTTCTGTGAGTTCAGCTACAGCTGTTGCAGTTTCACCTTGAAGCGTAGCACCGCCAGCAGTCGTGTTATCGCCGCTTGCCTTTGCAAAGTTGATGTTTGCTGTGTTAGGCTCATCTGAAAGTTTGATGCCCGACGTATTAGCAAAGCTAACATAGTATGGACGGTTGTCAGCTAGAGTTGCTGGTGTTGATGTGGCGTTACCAGCATATACAAGCTTATCGCCAACTGCTAAGAACGAGTTTGCTGACGAGATAGCAATGAACGCACCAGTTGTTGTGTTCGGAGTAACAGCAGTATTACCGTTGAAGATAATAAGAGCTGGTGCAGCGATTGTTACTGCTGGTGCAGCGGTGTAACCGCGAATAGCTGTGCCGTTTGCTGTCAGCGTAGTTACTTTACCTGCTGCTACAGTTGAGTTAGCAACAAGGGTATTTGCACCACCAGTCGTGTTAGCTACTGTGACCGCAGCGTTAGCGGCATAACCTGAACCAGCATTCGTAATAATATATTGCTGAACTGCTGCATTGCCAGAAACGCGAATTTCTGTAGCATCAAGACCGAATTGGCCTACTGCTTCGCCAGCAACAAATGCGCCGACAGTGGTGTTACCAAACAGCGCTGTTTGGTTTACTGTGTTAGGTGTTTTGTTCACTGCAGTTGTGGCCCATAGGACCGAGTTTGCAGCATCGTCTGTATTGCCCCATTGAGCCATCTTAGTTTCTCCTAAAGATTCTTTGTTTTATTTATCATTCTTCGGATGTAAGCATATCAATCATGTATGCTGACATTTTTTTATTAAACTTTTTAGGTTTACCATTATGAACGACAGTGCCTTCTTCCATCTGTGCAACTTTTGGTAAAGGCTCAGCTTTTTCGTTTTCAACAACCGTATTTTTTACTATAAAAGTTCCGACATTAATTGCCATGATACACCTTATACGTGCTTCATTAGTTGTTCGTGTGAGTGGCCGATCTTCTTTTGGAAGTCTTCTTTCTCATTCGGTTTCATGCCCGCATATTTAGACAGAAGCTTTGCAGCATGAGTACCAGAAACATGCTTCGAGTCACCATGTGTAAAGTGAATCGTGCTGCCACCTAGCATCGATGTTTTAGCTTTTTGTAGCTGATTCATGATGTGCTGACCAGCTTCAATCTTTGGCTTCTCAAGAACTTTATTCTTCTGAAGAGCTTCGATCTTCTTCATATGCTCAGGATTATTATGCATCAGCTTTTCTTTTGTCTTCGGATGGATCGTGAAATCCTTGGCACCAGCCTTCTTAGGACGACCGCGTGCTTCAGTGATTTCTACTTCTTCGAACATGTCATTGTTCAGAGAGTCGATGAAGTCTTGCTCTTCCTTAGTCAGCTTATTGACGGCGAGTTTGATACCCTTTTCGCGCTTGCCCATATCCTTAAAGTTCTTGCTTGACTTTTCGTCTGCAGCAATCTTCAGACCAGCAGTAACACCTTGACTACCCATTTTTGTAGCAGCCTTGTTGATGTAACGACCCATAGTTGCCTTCGATAGTTCATCGATCTGTTCGGCATCTTCTGAAACAATACGAGCCGACTTCGTTGACGAAAGACTCTTATAATGGTTTAGAGCTTTAAAAGCATTATCAGGATGAACAGGAACCTTTTTCTTTTGACCAGTAACGGCGTGTGTTACTTCAATGTGTTGGTCGCCAGAAGCTTCCTTGGTCAGTTTATTGACTGCAGTTGAAATACCTTTATGACGCTTTGATAGCTTCTTTTCGAGTCTGTTGTATCTTGGACTACCGAGATCACCATGGTGTGCACCCTGTCTATAAGAAGCCATATCAATAGAATCTTTGGCTTTGTTGATGTAACGACCAAGTGTTCCCTTCGAGATCTCATTGATCGGCGCTGCTGTATCGCACTGACCGCAACAATCAGGAGTTCCGCAATTGGTATGCTCTACATCTTCATTGGCTTTCTTAGCCTTTTCAATTGTTTTGAGCGCACGCACAGTGCTCTTCATATCTTTATTCATCTTGTCAAAAGACTGCGGCTTCTTTAATTTGCTGGATTTGCCGTCTGGACTAATATCATAATCTCTTTCACGCTTTCCTTTTAGGTAACGATGCGCCATATCAGATGAGATCTCATCGATCTGTTCTGCATCTTCCTTGACTGGCTTCTTTTCTTTTGCCATCATGTCGCGAATCTTCTGTGCCGTCTTCTTGTTAGCTTCAGTCGGCTCATCAGCAGTAGGCATATAGCCTTCTTTCTTCATCTCATCTTCATCTTCATCATCTTCTTCTGCTTCGCACTTTGGGCATTCGCAATCGGCTGGGCACTTCTTGGCTTCACCAAGTACTCCGCGTACTGTGTCGAGAAGATCAGCACTGAAATCTGCAATTTTCTTAGTTAACATCTTTTGCTCCGTTAATTTAAATCTATTTATGAAATGTTATTTCATCGATGCTTTGAGCATCCATGCATGTTTGTTGTGCTGATCGAGTCTCTCTTCGAGGAAGTTAACGAGACCGTTTTCATTGTACTTATCTGCTACGTCTCTTGCTGCTTGTACAGAAGCCAGTACTTTGGCATTGTCTGAAAACAAGTTGGCAACCATCTGTTCAGGCTTAATGATAAGAACTTCGTCTTGAATAGTTGTCAATTCTTTAAAACGACCGAATGCTGCAGGAGCATATGCATTCTGTGCACGAATCTCTTCGGCAAACGTGTCGATAGCTCCACCTACTTCTTCGTAGATCTTACCAAAGAACTCGTGGTACATCGCAAAGAATGGACCTTCGACATTCCAGTGATAGTTCTGTGCCTTCACATAGAAAGCATAAGTGTCAGCGAAGGCTACCTTCAGCGGGTTTGTAATCTCTTCCATCAATTGCACTTCCATCTACGAAGCGACATCGCCTTGCGAGTCGGTCTACCTTTTTCATCTTTCATCGGACCTTTGACGCCGCTCATACGAGCACAGAAAGACTTACGTCTACCTGCATCTTTGGATCCGGGTTTTACTTTTCCAGTCACAGCAGTCTGAAGCTTGGATCCAGGATTCTTGGCACGATAGGCTTTTACACCCTTCGCTGTCATACCTGCACCCTTCTCGGTGGCAATGAAGTGGCCTTTCGAATCTTCGCCACGCTCAGTGATGAATTCCTTAAATCCGATCATTCTGCGTCCCTCTCGATATCAACTTCGCGACGAACTTTTCTCCAAGCCCATCCCTTTGGTGTGCGAACCTTTACCATACGAAAGTCTGATTTGGTTTCTTTCTCTTCTTCTACTACGCTCGGATGCATCTCGAATCCTGGCTTGATGAAGATACCGCATTCATTAGCAGTCAGACCTACACCGATACCAGCTGCGAACTCGATGTTGAACGACTCGTTCAGATCTGCTTTTTCTTGACCAGGAGTTTCTTTCTGATACTTCTTGACAAGCGATTTTGTACCGACTTCGCGTTGTGCTGGAGTATCTTCTTTCAATCCAAACGCAGCATCTACCTTCTTATGGCCATGCTTATTACGCAGGTAGTGTGATATTGCATGATCTTTTGTTTTGAATTCAGAAGTATCAACTACTTTGCTTTGTTGCTTAATAAGTCCATGCAGAGTTTTAATATCGTGCTTTTTTAATGAGTCGTATTCTTTTACAATCGGATGCTTTTCAGCAGCTTCTGAAATACCAGCATGCTTATGAGCAGAAGCCTTGAAGTCCATGCCAAAGTATTTTACCTTGCCATGCTTGTTCGAAGCTTTCCAACCGCGCTGCTGAGTGCTACCCTTTTCTGTGAAAGGCTTGACGTATGGCGTATTGTTCGACTCGTCGATGACCTTCTTCTTGATCTGGTCTTGAGCAATACGAATCTGTTGTGGATCAGCGTCAGTTTCTTTTTTTGTATGCATCTTATGACGCTTGATATACTGAACTTCTTGACGCTCTTGTGTACCAGTTTCTTTGTGCGCGGCGGTTCTTACGCCGACATATTGCACTTTACCGTGTCTAGCTGTATCAGCAACCTTGTTGCCTACTTGATCTTCGACTGCTTCAGATGCTGATCTAAAACCTGCTGCAGTCGGTGCGCCCTTCGATCCAGGCTTACGCATACGTTCGCCAGATCCAGCTTTAATTCTCTTACGCTTGGCATGAATGTTAGCCCATAGGCTTTCATTGATATCAGATTCACGAAGATCCTTATCAGCGCCGTGATAAGTGCCTTTGCCCTTTGTGATGTAAGAGTTTACGCGAGCCATACCCCACTGCTGAGGTGTAGTTCCTGGGCGGTGACCGCTGTTCCAAGCAGCAACACCGCGAGCATACACTTTCTTCAGAGTGGATAAGGAAACGCCTGACTTCTTTGCCTTTGCAGCAAGACCGTCAGCTGCTTCGTTAACCATCTGTTCGATCTCTTCACCATACATCGCTTTATATTTCTTTGTATGTACAGATTGTGGCATATCTTTCTTACGAGCTGCCTTGTCACCAGGCGCATCTTGATATGCACGTGGATCTCGATCAGAATACTTTTCCATCTTCTTCCAATGGGCTTCACGAGCCTTGGCAGTCGAAGCACTCAAGCCAGTATGATAGGCCTCGAAGACACTATCAAGCTTGTCGTTGACTTCTTTCTCTTCGCGAAGATCTGCATCGAGTGTCCATGCTCTGCCTTTGGCGATATAGCTATTCACTCTTGAGAAAGAGAATTGTTCTTGTGTGGTTCTACCGTCGTCTTCCCACGCAAAAGAACCGCGCTCGAACACCTCTCTGAGGGTCGAGAACGGTATGCCGGTCTTCTCGGCTTTTTTCATGAGGGTTGACGTTGCTACGTCTTCTGGAAGGACCGCGCTTAGCAGTCTCTTCAGCGTGATACCCATCGAGTTATTATTCTCGTTGAGGGCATCGATAGAATCGTTGATAATGTCAACGAGTTGCATAGAAGTCTTATTATCAAGACTCTCTACGATTGTATTGAATTCTTCGTTTACTGGAGCGGCAGTCGCATGTTGTAGCTTTGCTCCCGATTGGAATGAAGCGAGACGATTTACCTCTGCTTTACGAAGGGCAGGTAGAAGGCGAGCAGCTAATCTTCTGATCAGCTTGACCTTCTTATCGACTACCTTATCGACTTGAATCTTTTCAGACGTAGTGAGCTCGGTATAAGGTGTTCCCTTACGAGCTGCAAACCTCATCTTGACAATGTTTCTTGCTTTGACAATTGCTCGAGCCTTCAGCTTCTCATCTGAGGCAAGCTTATGTTTCGAGACTTCTTTGGCTCTCTGCATCTTCGGCTCTTTAGCTCTCAAGATGCGAGCTCTGCGTTGGCGCTGAACGAGTGTCAGTGCTTTCTTCTCAGCTAAAGTGTCAGTTAGGACTACGGTATCCTCGTTGTGCTGGCGATTGCCGAGACCTTTGAGCTGAGGACGGATCTCGATACCATCAAGTGGTTTGCCAGTTACAGATGTGCCGGTTGGCTTTTTTAACTGCTTCGTATCAACCGGTTTCTTATTCTTATCTTCCATCAGAGTTTCCCTTGGGCTTATCTGTTAAACAAACGGGATTGCCGTAGCCTAACCGCAAATCTATTTATAATAAATCAACCGCCACCCAAGGAATCTTTGATAAGAATTAAGTCAAATGCTGCTGTATAACGACCATTATTTGAACGAGTAACAATTCTCACGTCGATGTCAGATTTTGCAGGAATTGCAATAGGAGTAGAAAACTCGTAAAGATATTGACCGCCTGCACCTGAAACTTCGAAAGAATGTCCTACTCTAAAAGACGATTGACCGAAGTAACGAATGAACATGTCTCCAGTCCCATCGGCACCAGCCTGAGATGTTGCAGTACCCTTGATAATATATCCAGTGTGTCCAGCTGGAATAGTATACACTGCCATCAAAGTTTGGCCTTTACCAGCAGTGATAGCTGCTACTGTCGTACCATTTCTTTTAATAGAAATTAAACCAACGTTTGTAGTTCCATCGACCACGAATGCTCTGAATATACGGATGAAAGAGTTTGTAGAAGCATTGCCAGTTGCATTAGTAAGAGTAATGGTTTCAGTGAGAGCATTATAACTGGAATCGAGGCCTACTACTGTGATCTGTTTATTAGCATCTGCAGCATCAGCACGATCAATAGTGATAGTTCCTGCTGTGGCCCATGCAGACCATGGATAGACAGTATCTCCGATATCCCATACCGTGCCTGTGGTATTAGTACTCATGGATGGAACTGCACCAAACTTATGCACAGCGCTAGTGCCTTTTACAAGGCCTCTTGCAATATTGAGGAACAGATTATCCATTGGGAAATATTGCGGCATCAGCTAATCCAGTTTTTAAATCTTGCGATGAACGATTCGTGGATACCCATACCCTTGCGAACATCGTGGTACAGTTCGTCTTTATGTGCTTTACTCATGCCGGATGGAGCCATCTTGTGGAATGATTCTTTATCACCGGATGTGGCATGCTTACGCATAGTAGTACCAGAAGCAGATTCGATTCCACCGCCGCCTTCTTTGCGCTCACCGCCTACAGACTTTACTTTAATACTCTTAAAGTTATAGTGGCCGTGCTTCAGATCTTGACCATTATATCTGTGCAGTAGATCATGAAACTCTTTGACACGATCAGAACCAACGTGCATAGTCACGTGTGTGTAACCTTGCTTATGCAGCTTCGACATCTGATGAAGCAGAGTCGGATGTTCTTTCGTCATCGCCTCGACATGTGCACCTTTGACAGCACGAGAAAGATGCTTGACCTTCTGCTCAGGAGTCAGAGGATTCTTCTTGGCATCATGTGATCCGGTTGTCAAGATCTTATGATCTGCACCTTCTTTCTTGGCTGCGTCCATCACATGCTTGACAACCATTTCATGGCCGGCATGAACAGGATTGAATCGTCCTTGTGTGATGTGAATAGACTTCATACTGTTTTATCCCTGTTGAAATTGGCAGCCGAGAATTCAGCACGATCTACGATTTTAGTAGGACGATTATGTCTGACTACTACGAATCCTTCAGGCTTTGACTTCTTACCGTTGATGCTATGATCGAACTCAGCACTACTCGAAAGAGTCTTCGCAAGGATATCCTTTGCTCTTTGTAGATGCTTGTGCTGGTTCAGAACGTTTTCGAAGTGAGCACGATTACGTTGAACGTGACCGATGTCTGATTCCATAGCCGCAGTCTTAGTTGCCTTCGATGCTGCTGTCTTTACACTTTCGATTTTTTTCTGATGAGACTTCATGTAATGGTTCATGAAACCTTCTACATTAGGCTTAGTGCCAGTACGAACCGTATGATTGATGTAAGTCTTCAAAGGAATTTCGTGGCCCTTCAAAGATTCATAAGTTTCAGGCTTTGCCTTTTTATTGTATGCAGCAGCTGCAGTCATAGCCTTTGCAAAGCGTTCGCGATGCTGGGGAGTAAACTTAATGTTATCGAGATGATGCTCTGTCGAAATCAGATGCACGTCTTTGTGCAGTCCAAAGTCATCTAGCTGAGCACCATGTTCGGCTTGCATATCCTCGAGGTTCTTGCCGTTATACTTTGTATGTACAGCGACACCAACCTTGGCATTCAATGCGGCTTTACCGTGCGGAGAGTTTTTGCTAGCAGAGTAAGTGATAGTGTTAGGCGTAAAGTGTACACGACCATCAGATTCATGTACATCGTCAGGAGTATGCATGATATCTCCTTGGAAAACACCCTTCTTCGGTGTCACCTTCGGAAGATGTTGCAAAGCTGCTTTCAACTTCGACACGAGGCCAGGAGCATGTCCATGGTTACGCTGAATATCTTCTTCTGTATAGTTGATCTTTGGATTCTTGTTAAAGACAGACTTTGATGCTACGAAGAAACGACCAGTTTCAGGATGGCGACCGAATACCACAGAAGGAGAACCATCATACTTCATGGTGATTCTTGTGTCGTTCTTCTTTCCTGTCAACTTATCATGCACATCTTTCAGATTGTGATAGGCATGAGAAAAGCCTTCGTGACCAGCATTGATCACGTGATCTTCAGCATGCTCAAGATGCTTCAGTTTGCTTTCATCAAGCTCTTCTGCAAGGAAATTTCTAAAACTTGTCATCGTACTGTTTTTACCGATCCATCAGGATTTACAAAGAAGGCTTCGAACGTAATGTCAGGAAATTCCTTCTTCAAGGAAAGAAATGCCTGAAGATTGCTAGGAGCATCATCAAACAACCGAAGCTTTACGTAGTTCTTAGTATTTATATACTTTCGAAAGATGATCTTCTTGGCTTCTGCCGAAGAGTCGATCTTCAAGTTGCCGGCACGTTCGACATGGATATTATCGATAGGCAGACCATGATCTCTGAACGTCTGAAGGAAGATATCCTTGTTATCGAAGTCAGCTCGTGCTGTGCAGATAATCACTCGACTATGAGGATTCTTACGAGAATTGGCAAAGATAGCTTTCGTTTTAGCAACCATACGAGTGATAGGTTTCGATGACTTGCGGAACACTTCTGCGTTAGCAAACTCTCCGAAATCGTAGGTTTCACCCTTCTTACGCTTGTAAGTATTGAACTCTTGGTTGTCTAGCATTCGAACAACCTTGCCATCTTTCACAACAGCAACCTTTGCATATGTATGGAACAGCGTCTCATCGATATCGAATATCGTGAGTGTACCTGAACCAACAAACTCTCTGAATCGTTTTTTTATCATAGTTTACTCTACTATAGTTTCGATAAAATGTACATGCTTTATTTCGAAAACGGATTTATTTTTCCTGTAGTTCCAAGAACGCTGTACTTTGATTTTTTTGGCATAAACTCTTTGATCTTCACTTCGGCTTGAACTTCATAAAACTGCGAACGAGTCGAGACACGAACCTTAAAATCTCCTGTTCCTGCCAGCTTTGGAATATTTCTGTCGAGGCCAAGCGGATTTTTAGAACCGATCATGTAGAAGTCATCGCCTGCCTGAATGTAATATGCTGGCGCAGCTTTTCCTTCGAGATAGTGTCTCGTTACGAGTTCTCCGATATTCATATTAGGCTCGTTAGCAATATATCGATTTATGCCAGGTTGATTAAAATAGCTTTTCATAACATGAAGAGGCACACAGCCAGGCATTTTAAGCTGTCCCTTATTCGTTGCAATAATAATGGATTTTTCTGGAATTCCTGAATATGCTGCGATGTCTTTGATAAACTTAGCTGCTTGGGAAGATTTGTTTAGGATCTTTACAGTTTCTGCGGCCACAGGTGTAGTGTAGGTAGTCTGCCACTTTCCATCCATATAAAAACATCTTGGATTGGAAAGGTTATCTCCGTGAGACATTTTCACTTCAAGCCACACTGTAGTCCCGTTACGAGTTACCTGAACATCAGCATACTTAACGTCACGACCTTGTGCTGCTTTAGTATTCGGTGCAGAATTGATAGCCGCAGCCACATCTTTTTCAAACTTATCTGATGCTACACTCATAAAAAACTCCTTTATGATATTTATCAAAAACAAAAAAAGGCCTTCCCTTGAGCTGTCGCATCAGAGGGGAAGGCCATGTTAATCTTATTTATAATGTTATGCTGCTACAGCAAACCATTCTGGAATTGGACGTTTAGTCCATGCCATCTTGAATCGAGCTTGCTTCGTCTGATAGAACTTGCGATATGAGCCTACGATATCATTGTAGTCGATGCACTCAGGATTGGCCTTCATTGCCAACGGCTGAGGAGTCTTGTAACCGACAGGAATATTACGAGGCGGGTTCTTCAGAGCTTCTCGAAGCAAAGTATCTGTGCTATGAACCTTGCCATAGCGATACGTATACTCGTCACAAAGGGCTACAAAGTGCACATAGTGCCAGTTGTAGTTGTTATTACTTTGTGCGGTCCAAATCGTGCAAGGATGGTGCATATGCACTGCACGATAGAACGTATCTTCGCGTTCGTCCGGTAGAGTCCATGCCTTCGACATCGTCTTACCAGACTTTGAAGGCACGCGTGTCTCTACACCGTCGAGCATACGATGTGCAGTCGAGAGCATTTGAGCACTCTCGACGATCATCTTCACGACATGCTTGTCACACTGTAATTGTGCTGCTTTGACAGGATCACTGTCAAGAATGAATAAATTCACGGCCACATTTCCTTATCGTTTAACATTTCATCGCGTTCCTCAGGAGTATTCCTATTGGTAAGGATACCATACACTGTAACTCCAATAATGAACACTATAAAAACGAAAAGTGTCACAGTCCAGCTTTCTTTACGAGATCTTTATATCCACGCCACGATGGATGGATATCATCAGGTTGAACATACGATGTAGCAATGATACGATCTCCATAACTTACAGCGATGCTCTTGACTACGGCGTTGATTCCGGGTTTGCAAAAGCCTTTGTTACAAGGAGGCATAATCCATACTACATTGCCTACCTTAACACGAGTTCTAATTTTTGTCAACTCTTTTTTCGTATTCACACCGCTATGGTCGTTTGTTCCGAGGCTGATTACGATTGTCTTGGCTTCGAGTGGAGTCTTACCCCACTTCTTGTTCCATTGCCACGTGTTATATCCGCCCTTCGAATATGATACACATTCTTTCGGAGCAAACATCTTCGTTCCAACGGCGATCGAGTCGCCCATAATCAAACATTCTAACATCAGACTTGTATCCCTGTTACTTGTTTCAGATACTGAGTGGCTACGTTTTGACTGGTCTCGGTTGCACCGACAATGACAGTGTCAGAGATTACGACGTTGTTATCAGGAGCTGACATCATCCATGGCATCATAGCAAAACCTTGAGGTCCCATACCAACTGTACGAGGCTTCAACAGTTCAGTGACACCACCTTCTTGCTTGACACGAGCAATGAGTTCTTCGCCCGACATGAGCTTAATTGTATATACTTTATTCTGTTCCATATTTCACCTTATTAATCCAACTAAGTTTAAGATCTTCATCCCACTCTTTGAGATAGTCATTATCCTCATCGAATAGACGAAGATACTCTTGCTGATCGATCTCACGAGCATAACTGATTGTCTCGTCAAGATGCAACTGAGAGAACTCGTGAAGATTGCCTTCGTTCATAGTGACTTCATCTTTAGCATCGGATGCATTATTCGCCTCAACGACGTAACGCATCCGAAACATGCTGATAGCTTCTACGAGATACTTAGGCATCGTCTTTCAGTCCCATTTTTACCAGTTCGGAAGGAGTGGAATACCACTTCAGCATAAGAGCGAGTGCATCGATGTGCTTTTGGATTTCTGCATCATCTGCTTCGATATCGCCCCAGACAAAAATGTTTCTGCCCTTACCAAGATCGTCCTTCAAAGTTTCCCACGTATTACGCAGCTGTTCAACAACGATATGATCGACAGTTTCCCAATCAAGTTCTACAGTAAATTTAGACATAATCAATACTCCTTTTCAACAATAATAGAACAACACTTGCCACCAAATCCAAATGAATTAACAAGAACCTTCTTGACGTCAGTCTCGATGTTCTCTGTCACCACATCCATATCAGTGTCTTGACAACCAGCGGTATGAGGAATCACGCCGTTCTGAATAGACAGTACACTATAAATCGTTTCAAGTACACCTGCCGCGGCGAAAGTATGTCCAATTTTTCCTTTATTGGAATAGATCGGTGCATCAGTAAACTCGCGAACCACGTCATACTCTACCACATCTCCGAGTGGAGTGCTGGTTCCATGTGAGTTGACTGAGTCGACTCCTTCGAGATCCAGCTTCTCCAAGCAAAGACGAGCTCCGGCTCCAGAAGGTGCAGTCGGATCGTGTGCATCTGAAGCATTCGAAACTCCAGTGATACGAGCATAGACCTTCGAACCCATCGCTTCGGCCTTTTCTCTCGACTGAAGGATGATGCAACCTGCGCCTTCGCCCATAATAAAGCCGTCGCGATTCTTATCGAATGGCATCGACTTCGAACCGATTGCTTTGATAATCGAGAAGAAGTAGAGATCCATATGATTTACGCCAGCATCAGAACCGCCTACGATCACATAGTCATACTCATCGAGCATTCGCATAGCATATTCGATGCTTACCAAACCTGTAGCACAAGCAGAATATACCATGGTATTGATACCAGTATATCCATACTTGATTGAGATTTGGCTGCAGAGATAATCCTTCGTAGAGCGAAGGATCTGCTTAGGCTTTTGCTTTCTGCCTACGGCGTCTAGCTTTGCTTTAAAGGAATTTCCACCTGTCAAAGTCGAGAAGATGACGCCTACGCTTGAAGAGTGTGGTAGACCAGCCATATGCAAAGCTTGCTCGACTGCATGCATACCATATGCTACAGTACGAGGTTGCAATTCTTGGTCGATCTCGACATCAGGATAGAAGGCAGTTTTTACCTTAAGAGTGTGACCTTCATGTACATGGGGTTCAATAGGTTTATGGAAGTCTCGATCGTTAAGCATATTCTCCCAACAATCGATGGGATTATCGCCTAACGCATCGATCATTCCAAAACCGACGATGCATGCTTCCTTCATTAGAGAGCTCCAAAGTAGTTAAAGGTTTGCTGCTTTTGTCGAGTCAGCTTAAGACGAGAACCATCCTTGGATCGATACTCGAACGTACCAGTTTCGCCATTGATATTAATCAGTTCAGACTGGTCGAACGAGTAGCCTTCACAGCCATCGAATTCATCAGGCCCATCGATATCTTCATCGTCATTAAGTTCAATAAAGATGGAGTTGCTAGCCAATGGATTGCGATGCCACATTTTAGTGTACAGGAACTTATCATCGACTTGTTGGCCATTTTCGGTAAACAGCTCGACCTTGAACTTGGCCTCATCACGACTATCATACTCGGGCTTGGCATTCAGGAGTCGCATGACTTCCTGTGGAGTCTCACCGTAGCGGTTCATGTCTTCGACCATTGCCTTCAGCATGTCAAAGTTGAACTCAGTAAACAGAGTAGCGATCTTCGTGATCTGATCGATATGAGACTTATCCTCGAGGTTATCGTTGCAATATTCAACTATGAACTCGGCCGTCAGACCCTTGAAGTCAATCATGTAGAAGATACGACCGGGCCGATTACGCATATGTTGGTCGATACGCCACTTGTCATTACAAGTCAGAACGAACAGCTTCTTCGAAGGAAACACACCGTCGAGCAGAGTCAGGATAGCTTCCTGCTTCTGATGGTTGTAGACCTTCTCGAACTCGTCGAACAGGATAATGCATGGCTGATCGATGTCTGCAAGGAACTTATTGAAAGCATCGCCAGTCCAGTCATGATTAATGATGATGGTAGGAATACCAAGCTCGTAGCCGAGAATGGAAAGCTGCTTTGCAAGCAGAGTCTTACCAGAACCCTTCTCGCCAGTTAGCATGACACCAGTGCTGGAAGGACGATCGGCAAAAGTACGATGAATACGATCAGCATGCTTCAAACAATCGCCGTAGTACTTACTCAGCGGCTTGAACTTATCAGTTTCCTCGAGGAACAAATTACCAAACTGATCTTGCTTGATGATGTAGTTACCAGCAGGCAGCAACTCATGGAGATCCAGTGCAGCTTCGTCAGTTACACGGTAAGTATTACCAGTACGTAAAAAATAAGTCATTCTACAACCTTCTTATAACGATTAATTGTTCCATCTGCTTCTTCAACCATAATCTCATCCATACGAGGATTATGAGCTAGAATTCTTTGTTCACCTTCGGCGATCACTCGACCAGCTTCACGAAGAGTACGCATCACTGCATTGGCGATGCCTTTAGTATTACGACCGCTATCCATAGCAAGGCCAGCAGCATCAGCACAATCAAAATATAACTTGTCTGGCAGTGACCAAGACAAGTCGACGGCGTTTTCAAAGTCACCTACACGACGCAGGTAGTCCTGACCGCCATCTACCCATACAGCACCGCAAGTGCAATTTACAAAGTCATGACGATGCTTAGAGACGATGAGATCTCCACATGACAAACAATTTACTGCGTTCTGAACAATCATTCTGCTATCACCTTTTCGTGCACTTGTGTAATGTGCTTACATTTATTATAGAAGTTAAAACCAGGACAGTCACACACCCAACCTTGATCGAGCATCGTGACGTGATACTGTTTGCCTTTACAGTTTATATATGGCCATGTCAGACCGACCAAATGGTGGTCGTAGAACTCCAATCCAGGCAATGCCAGTGGAGTACGAAAGGCGGAATAAGTTGGCGTATGGTCAATCATAGGTTCACCTTACTACAAAAAATTAATTTTGTAAACCCCCTAAAGCGAGGAGAATTAAAATAACGAAAAGAAAACCATAGAGGGCAAATCGGAAAAAAATCTTGGCGACCTTAAGTCCGATCCAAAGAAAGAGACCTAAGATCGCCAAGAACGGCAACGATGAGAGGAGGAACACGATGCTCAACCGCGTCTCTTACCAGTTGCCGGATCGGCCGCTTCAGACTTGGAAAGGACAACAAGTCCGCCTTTGTTATAGGCTTGGCCGATGATATAATTGCCGCTGACGGCAAGCTTTTCTTTCTCGTAAGAGGAATTCTTTGCGTAGTGTACACCGATCTCGTTCTGAGATGGGTACTTCTTACGATGATCTGATACGTTGTACTGAGGCATCGGAGTGCCACGAAGTTTAGGCTTGTAGTTGCCTGCACGATACGCTTGATATTCTTCGAACGTCTTCGGCTTGATGCCATTACGCTTACAGAACTTACAGTCTTCGAGCCAAGCCAAACCAATTTTGGTATACTTGGACGTCGTCATTTTAGACTTACGCTTGCCATGATGAGTGGTAGTGTAAGCAGGACCAAGAAGATGCATTGTCATAATATAATTTCCTCCTGATTCTGGTATACACTACCACGCATTAATTGTACATGCTTACTTTACGTTGACGATACCCTTGAAGTCGTAAGGAACGATAATGGTAGAAACCTTACCTTCCTTGACAGCTTCGGCGATCGTTACGAGAGCAGTTGCTTCCATGTACTTCGTTGCGCCTGCGTTGGCGTTCAGAGCAGCAATACGTTCAGCTTCCAACTTTGCGGTACGAACCTCTACCAGCTTTTGCTTTTCAGCATTCTGAGCCTGAACAAGAGCATTAGCCGAGGCTACGATATTTGCAGCAGGCTTTACCTGACGAACAAGAACCTGTGAGATTGAAATTGCACCGTCAAGCTTCTCAGAAGCGAGCTGTGCTACAACTTCCTGACGAATCAGTTGTTCCATCTCAGCACGATTATCAGCCATCTTCAATGACTCATACTTACGTGCAACCTTATAGGCAGCATTGCGACCAAGCTGACGAATGTAGTTGTACATCAGGAGAGTGTCACCTTCTTCGGTGTCAGCGTGGAAGCCACGGTTCTTCTCGATGTAGAGTTCTGCAACCGAACCAGGATTAATCGAGTAGATGACAGCCATATCGAAGTCAGCAACTGTCGAGTTATCCGAAGCGAGTGGAGTCAAGTCAGCTACGTCAACCTGAACGTCCTTCGTTGGGAACGTCAATACATCACCAAAGATGGTCTGATTAACAGAACCAGGCATCAGTTCAGTGGTTTCAATAGTCTTGTTAAATGTCCGACGAACACCAACTTCACCAGTTTCAATTCGAGTACATGCAGCAGTCGTGGCCATCAAACCAGCGAGAACGGCGATCTTAGCAATACGATTCATAATTCACTTTTCCTTTAAAACAAAATAACAATAGACGCAACAAATAACATTACTAGAACGGTGACTCCAAAAGAATAACCGGCCACGGCCAACATTTTTATCTTTTCTTTTCCGGTCAGCCGACGGAAAATATCAATGCTTGTAAAAAAGATGACAAACAATGACAAGAAAGCAATAATCATTTTACTCATAACAATTCCTTTTCTCATTATAAATCTCCGCAGCTTTCATAAAAAGCGTTGGAATCAACTCTGTAACTTGATGCAATAGCAACTCCTTATGATAGTCAACAAAGAACCAGTCACCTTTTTCGATTGCAATATGCCTACCCCAGCGATAGATATTTCGCAATCCTTGTTCATTATCATTCACACCGGGTACTACATAACCCAATTTGATCTTCTCTTCTACCCACCAATCCTCATGGAGAGAAGGCTTATCGCCATATGCCGGAATTGGTTTGCAGATTGCAGCTGGCAATCTTTCGTAGAAGAATTTACAGAGATCATTTACAACCGGATTAGAGGTAGGATAAGCGTATCCCACTTTAACCTGGCCCACTTCCATTTACCCATGCTTTTACAGGACCTTCGTATCCTGCATATTCCCAACGCTGTTGGATTCTTTCTTCTACCTCGTCAAAGTGAAGAGGTGTGAAGTCGGTTTGCTCTACGCATACGCAGAGATATCGAGGATCATATCCAGGACCGTTAATTGGATCAACCCACCCTATTTGATTGGCGTGCAGATGCCCATGTACGTTGACACGGAACCGTTCTGATACGCAGTCAGGATGTAGAGGGATATGGCTCAGAATGAACTTATCCACAAACACACGAACACCGTGCATCTGCTCAAAGCCAACTGCACGATAGTCTTCGTCCTTGAAGATATCATGGTTACCACGGATGAGGATCTTACGACCGTTCATGCGCTTTACCAGTTCGAGATACTTCTTATTGATTACCACGTCGCCAAGAAAGTAGACAGTGTCCTGCTCTTTCACTTTGGCATTGTGACGTTCAATCATGGTCTCGTTCATCTCTTCGGTCGAAGTGAACGGACGCAAAGGACTGCCATCCTCGAGCTTGAACTTTTCCCATGAATTCGTATGACCAAGATGATGGTCAGAGATTACGAACCTGTTTACAAATCGAGTCACATTTCCACCATACGTTCATATGCAGCACGATCGGCTTGCTCATCGAGCCAAGCTTCGTAACCGTCCCAGAATTCTTGTTCTTCAGCAGACATCATCATATCCTCATTGATTATAGTATCACTTTACCAAGAATTGTATTAATTGTACATGTTTATTTTTAGTTGTAATTATCAATCACAGGAGATAGGCGAGACATAAGTCTGACGAATTTTAGGCGAGGTTTTTTGTTAAGAACGATATCGTCGACGGTCGCGGCGACGAAGTAGTTTTTGTAAAGGGCGATTGAATATTCGAGGTCGGGATTTTGATTGATAAAATCGACGAGAAGTTGAATGGTGGGGAATTTAGGCGAAGAGGTGTCGAGGTTGTTGTTAAGACGATCGAAATATTGAATGGAGTACATGTGTTTTTTCCTTCTTGATTATAGGTCCACCTTACCAAAGTTTTGATAAAATGTACATGTTTATTTTCGAGAAGACAAAAAAATGGGCGACCCGAAAGCCGCCCATCATGCGTGTAGCAGGAGGAACCCCACCTGTGACCCTGCCTATTCCAGTCGTCAATTAAGACACTTGCCTCTTATACAGTTAAAACTGCATATCCACGCACCACATAGTGTACACCTATTTATACAAGTTCTTCAGTCAATTCTAAAGTTTTTTCGCGTTCAGCTAAAAAAAATGCTGGAGTGTGGCCGTCAAAACCACCACCAAAGTTGAGATGACGAACCATCTCCTTGGCCTTCCGCATTCCTAAACCTTTCAGTACGATCTGATCTGTCTTGGTCTCGAGAATATCTCCACCACGTTCTACATAACCAGCACCGATATCAATCAACTGGTTTTCATTTGTAATCTTGTAGTTAACCATCAATCTTCTCCCATACAATACCAAAACAAAGCTCTTGCATCTTACGATGAAACCAATTCGGAACTCGATGATCCTCTACCATCCAATATGTGCCAGGATGGAGTTGACATCTCCACTTGTAAACTGGAGGTTTGATGACCGTCCATTGTGGTTCAGGTTTGACTGACATTTTTTCAAAGTCCATTACTTAAATCCTGCAAATTTAATTTTCTCGAATTTACTAACTGGCTTCGATTCATTCTCGAGTCGATAACCAGAGGCGGAGTTGTCGAAGACTGGTCGATCTTCATCTTGAACAAGATCTTCTTGTGCAGACGCTTCTACATTATACAGACGCATCTTCGAGTAGTCGACACCAATCACGAATCGCTTGTGCACCGATGGATCGCCGTAACGATTTTTCAACTGCTTTACCATGATCTGATTGAGTTGACGTAGTTCTTCACTCGTAATCAAGGCAAACATAAAGTCGGCTGTTGCTGGCAGACCGAACGATTCAGAAGTATCTTCGAGGCCGACATCAGAGTTGCTGAAACCAGAACGATTAGTCTGAGTAGCCGAAATGATGGGCACGTTGAACTCGACGGCGAGGCCGCGTAGTTCTTCGGCGATCGCCTTGATGTAGGTGTACGAGTTGACGTTCGATCCCGGTTTGATCCTCGACGACGCACAGATGTTCAGATAATCGATGTAGATAATGTCGGGGATAAAGTTCTTCTTGATCTTCAACTCGTTCAAGAGATGTCGGAAGTTTGCGGATCCTGCGCATGCTGTTGGATACTCCTTCACAATGAGCTTGCCTTTTGCTCGTTCCTTGACTTTACCTACCAACTTGTAGTAGATGGCCTGTGGTAAATCTTTTAGATCGTCGAGTGTTACACCGAGGAGGTTAGCATCGATACGTTCAGCGATACGTTCTTCAGCCATTTCCAAAGTGATATACAAGACGTTCTGACCTGCCATCAAGTTGTGTGCAGCATTATGACACATGAACAGTGACTTACCGACACCAGTACCAGCAAGAGCAATGTTCAATGTCTTACGTGGTAGACCGCCTTGAGTAATCTTGTTAAAGAAGTCAAGGTCGAAACCGATACGGACTTCCTTACGATGATAGAACTCATAACGTTCTGCTGCATCATTCAAGAAGTCATGACCGATATGGCTATCGAAGGAAACACCGAGTGCATCAGTCAAGATCTGAGGAATAGCACCTACGCTGATGCTATCCTTTTTGCTGTCGTCTACCAACTGAATAGACTTCATCAAAGCATTATACAATGCCTTGTCTTTACAAAACTTCTCGGTATTATCTACGAGCCATGCAACATCACGATCTTCAGACTTGTCAAGTCCAGAGACAACTTCTTTGGCAAGCTTGAACTGATCGTCAGACAGACCACCTACCTCGTTGAGATCAATCTCGACAGCAGATTTTGTAGGAAAGTTGTTATACTTTCCCACATATTCATGAATGATAGAGAAGATCTTACGATCTACAGTGTCAGTAAAGTACTCTTCTTTGAGGAATGGAATGACCTTGCGGCCGTACTCCTCGTTTTCAATAAGATTTCCAAATATAATGTGTTCAATTCTCATTCATCCTCCATCTCATAGACATCTGCCACTTCGTCTTCATTTTGCATAATGGCACCATTGGCTGCAGCGTACTTCTTTTCAATGAACTCATTGAACTTAGGACACTGTAGGATAGGATGCCAGAAGCTGAAGTTGTAGGTATCATTCAGGCGATACGACTTGTCTAAGATTTCTCCAGTAGCCATATCAACCTTTTGGAACCAGCCAACCTTTGGCTTGATTACGTGACCAGACTCGAGAGCCATGTCAAGTAGACCAGACCATTTGCTGATGCCTTCGTCCCATGATACTTCGATTGGAATCTTGCTCTTTTCTTTTACAAAGCGAGACTTCTCAACGTTGATGATGAAGTTGTAACCAGTGACTTCCTTGCCATCCTTCTCTTGTTGACGACCAAGAATGAAGATGTTGTCAGCTGAGTAATAGATGCCAGTACCACCAGATACGACGGCCTTCGAGTACATCTCTTGAGTCTGATAAGTGTGGTTGACCACGATCAGAGGAATATCCTTGAGGTTAAGATGGGGCGTAACCATGCGGAAGAGCGACTTGAGTTGTTTTGCGCGAGTCATATCGGCGGCTGAGTTCTGCTTCAGTGCATCTTCTACTTCCTTCTTCGAAGCGAGATTGCCGACCGAGTCGATCACAACGATGACACGATCGCCACGCTTGATCTCTTCGAACTGATGCATAATATCAAACTTCAACTGTTCGACATCTGTGATGGGAGTATGGAGAACTCGAGATGTGTCGATGCCGAACGAGTCGAAGTAAGATTGAGGAGTACCGAATTCTGAGTCATAGAAAAGCATGACTGCATCCGAGTACTTGTCCATGTATGCCTTGGCCATCAGCAGACTGAACGATGTCTTGAAGTGCTTCGATGGACCTGCCCAGATAGTCAGACCAGGAACGAAACCGCCGTTGATCTTGCCGCTCAAGGCAATGTTGATGGCAGGAACGGTGGTTGCAACCATGTCCTTGGCATTGAAGAACTTCGAATCAGATAGGATGTCTGAATCTTTGATAGTCGTATTCTTACGAAGTTTGTTTAGTAGGTCTGACATAATTTCTCCTTGTCTGATTGTTCAATATACACGATGTATCTTTATTTGTACACCATTAAGATGCGAGAATCTTATTTAATTTATCAATGAAGAGATCGATCTTCTCGGCACGATTAGGCCAGTTGATGATCGGGTTTTTATCTGCATCTTTCTTTAAATTTACAAGTAAAGGCATGATGGCAGCATACATTGCATCTGCCTTATCGTTGCCTTCTTGTTTGATTTCTTCTTCAGATGAAGTCGTGAAACCAAAATCAAAGTCTAAGTCTATATCTAGTTTAGCCATTAATAACTCCTATTGTCCAGTTTTCAGCGCAATCTTCTGCGTATCGTAATGTTTTTTCTTTTAAAACTCGCGTTTCAATATGCTCATCATTTTCAAAAAACTTGACATAGTAATAATCATCATAGCTTTGCTTATGCAATTCAGCTCGGCGGTTTGCATATTTTCCATTACCATTATATTCTGTTACTATCATGAGAACCAATCCTCCAGTGTTGCGCGTTTTTCTGCTTGCCAGCCCATTGTGTTAGTGATAGATTCGATAGGACTGAGATAGCCTTTCTCGAACTGCACAGCATAGTCGATGTAAGCTTCCATCTTCAATTCTTTTGGTAGACCATTCGGACACGAGATAACATAGTCTTGTGTCGGATTTGGGTTTTTCAAGTATGCGAACTTAATCTTCTCACCGCTGGTAATAGATTGATATTTATTTGTGAGTTTCTTCTTCTTCAACATTTCGTTGTAGACCACAGAACCACGAACATGGATAGGTGTCTGGCTTTGGAACCTACCGCCTACCCAATATTTCTCGATGTCCTTGACACCACGGGTGAAGGCCACGTCGTCAAATCCAAGAGAGGAAAACTCTGACTTGAAGTTGGCCACATACTTCTGAAGATCCGATTCAGATCCAGCCATAATAATCTCGAGAGACTTTTTAATGGCATCACGACATGCGGTCGGAGTCGAGGATCGAACTGCTTCGATGCCTGTCATCTTCAACTTCGGCTTCTCATACTCAACGCCTTCAGAGTTCCACACATTGAGGATGTACATCTTCTTGGCTTTCCAGATGCCTTTGTCTGCGATGTTCTCTCGCTTCATTTGCATCTTCTGAGCATATGCATGCATATATTCGGCAAGCTCTTGATAAGAACGATCGATGAATGGTTCGATTCGTTCCTTACAGATCTTGTCGATGTACTGAATCACCTTCTTGGTTTCAGGCACATCATCACCGAATACATTCTTGACGAGGTATTCGAGCGTCACATACACCGAGTCGGTATCAGAAGCCAACACATAGTCAAAGTTTTCTGTCTTCAACAATTTGTTGAGATAGTCGTTGAGCTTCTTCTCGATCCAACGAATGCTGAGCTGACCAGAGGTGGTGATGGCTTCGGCATTGTTCACGTCAAACCAACGGAACCACTTGTTACCGAGAGCACCATAAGCCGAGTTCAACTGAATCTTCTTGGCCATCTGCATGTTATCGAGTCGTGCGATTTCCTTGACAAGACGAGGATCTTTCGTCTTCTCATATTCCTTCTTACACTCGATCATCTGCTTCTTGTATTTCGTACGATCGTCATACATACGATCCATAATCGATGGCAAGAAGCCGCGTTTTTCTTTTGTATAGATACAAAGGTTGGCGGCGATAGTGCAGTTCGTTTTATCAAGATAGCCACCGAACTGACTAGCGCCACCAACAAGTAGGTCGTCGATTGACACCTTATCTTTTAAGCGAGTGACAAGCGTCTCGGGGGAGATGTTGTACTGCATGATAAGGTGAGGATAAAGGGAGTTCAAATCGAACGACACAACCCATTTACTCATACCGACCTTTGGATCTTTGACATATCCGCCTACGAAGGCTCGGTCGGGTTTATTCTTATCGTTGAGAGGCACTACGATGTTTCGATCGAGTAGGTAGTTGTGAGTGATCACGTCCCACTGTTTCACGGTTGTCATAGTATCTTCATAGTTAACCTTGGCGTCATAAGCCAAAGCATAGACCAACTCGATGAGCTTCAGCTTATCTTCGAGCCTCTCAACGATTTCAACGTCACGAATGTTATACTCGATGTAACGTTGGAAGTTCCTCAGACGAAGGTCGTCAAGGTCGGTATAACCTTCGTCGCGAAAGTCAATCTTACCTTCACCTAGCTCAACTTGAGCGATGTAGTCAAGTCGGTAAGATTCCTGCTCTGTGTACGTAAACTTCCGATAAAGCTGGATGTAATCAAGGACGGCGATGCCGACAGGGGCATAGCAAATGCACTCTCGTCCACGGCTGTTAACTTTGTATTCACGGAGCATTTTCCAGGGAGAGAGACGTTCAGCGTGATCAGATCCAAGAATCTTTCGAATCCTGTTGACAAGATACGGAATGTCGAAGAACTCGATGTTCCAGCCTGTGACAACGTCAGGCGAGTAGAGTGACCCGTTCCAGACTTCAAGGAAAGCGAGTAGGAGTGCAGATTCGTCTGCGCATTTGTAATATTGTACATTGTCTTGATGTTCCTTATATTCACCGCATCCAAATGTGGTCTTCCTACCATTGCGGCCGATGGTAATACCTGTGATTTCTTTGTCTGCTTCCTCGATGTCAGGGAAACCACCTTCGATGCTGGTCTCGATATCGATCGAACAAACTGAAATGAGGGCGGGATCATACCTGATCTCACCCTTATAATTGTCATAAATATACATGTAAGGCCAATCAGAGAGGCCATAGATGTTCATGCCTGCCACGTTTTCGTAACTTTGCAGAAACTCTCGTGTTTCAGACATGGAGTCGAACTGCATCTTGCCGACATATTCACCCTTCAGGTTCTTATGTTCGGTTTGTGCATTTGCTTGAACGAATAAATAAGGTTTGTATTTCACAGAAAATTTGACGGGCTTGCCGTCAGATATTCCACGTACTAAAATTTGATTTCGATGTCGAGTAACATTGGTGTAAAAATTCATGAGATCTCCAGTGTCTGGCCGCATTGTTAGTTATACCCTAAAACCCGAATAAAGTACATAGTAAAAGGCGATAAAAATGAAACTAACTGAACATTTTTCTTTGGCAGAAATGATTGTTTCTCCTACTGCAAAAAGACTTGGACTGAGTAACACTCCAACTCCAGAACACATCGAGAATATGCGCTACTGCTGCGAAAAGATTCTCGAACCAGTTCGTGCTAAGTTTGGACCAGTCACAGTCAACTCTTCGTATCGTGCTCCGCTTGTCAATAAGGCAGTCGGTGGCTCGAAGACATCTCAGCACGTCAACGGTCAGGCAATTGACTTTGAAGTAAAGGGTGTCGATAACAAAACTGTTGCCGATTGGATCGGTGATAACCTTGAATTTGACCAAGTGATTCTTGAGTTCTACACAAAGGGCGATAAGAATTCAGGTTGGGTGCATGCTTCGATTAAGAAGGGTGGAGGCAATCGCAAAGTACGTATGATCGCTACGAAGTCAAAAGCTGGTGGTACGGTATACACTACTGTTGCCGACTTTGATCCTTCGACGACAAAGGCTGCTGGTGCACCTACCATCAAGACAGTCAACTCACAAATCACTGACTCTGTAACGCAAGCCAAACCAATAGCTGCAGGTCTTGGTCCATTAGCTGCTCTCCAAACTAAATGCGGCATTACTGCCGATGGTAAGTGGGGACCTGGCACATATAAGGCGGCAAGAGACTTCTTCAAGCTGACAAATAATCAGGCAGCACACTTCTTCGGTCAGTGTGCACACGAGTCAGGCGGGTTTAAGGTATTCTCTGAGAACCTGAACTATTCGGATAAGGGACTCAACGGAACCTTTAAGAAGTATTTTCCAACGATCGCTTCGACCGCAGGTTATGCTCGTAAGCCAGAAAAGATTGCAAACAAAGTGTATGCTAATCGGATGGGGAACGGTTCAGAAGCCTCTGGAGATGGCTGGAAGTGGCGTGGTCGAGGCCCGATCCAACTGACCGGGAAAGACAACTATACAGCCTTTGCCGCTGACGTAAAACGTCCTGACGTCTTGACGAATCCTGATCTTGTGGTTGGTGAGTTGGCTTTTGAGTCTGCATTATGGTTCTTCCGTAAGAATGGATTGCTTGCAATTGCAGACAAAGGTGTTACCGATGCGGTGATCACTCAAATCTCAAAGCGAGTGAATGGCGGTACACACGGTCTTGACGATCGTTTAAAGAAAACAAAACAATACTCCAATTGGGGATAAATTGAAGGGGACCGAAAGGTCCCCTTCTTTTTTACTTAGTCTTACCTTCTGCCAAGAATTCGGCAGCTTGCGACGGATACTCTGTATCTTCGTCTTCAATCTTTACCTTCTTCGGCTTCTTGTGCTCTGGAATAATAGCTTCCAAAGCAATCTTCAGAATGCCATTCAGAAGTGATGCACCGCGAATTTCTACGTTATCGGCAATAGTAAATGTTCGTGTGAACGGACGCATTGCAAGTCCGTGATGCAGCATCTGAGGCCATGTCCACTCTCCCTTCGAATCCTGCTCTGCAGGTTCACCAGATGTGGTATTGCCCTTGATGATTAGCTTGTCGTCTACGATCTCGATCTCAAGATCTTGCTTAGCAAAGCCAGCAACAGCGAGTTCGATCGTATACTTGTTTTCGTCAATCTTCTTCAGATTGTATGGAGGGTATTTTGCAGCAACGGCTTGAGCTTGGCTCGCAGCGGCGTTTAGCTTTTTTGCAACTTCATCGAATCCAACGTAGAAACGATCGAAGTCATTTGTTCTCCAGAACGGATTATCTTTAAACATAATTTTGCTCCTATATAAGCGAGTTTGAGTTGTGTCACCCATTAGGCGTGACAGGTTTATTTATAAGATAGAGTTGAACTCCAGCTTCTAAAAACATTTGTTTTGTAACATGCCAGTGAAAATGTTCGACGTCTTCAACTGGCTCGTACGATACCACCTTCGTAATTCCCTTCTGAATGATGCTCTTGGCGCATTCGCTGCAAGGTAGAAGAGGACTATAAAGCGTGCAGCCTTCGACAGACAGCGGAGCATTGTCGAGTGCGTTCCGTTCGGCATGAGCTACGAACAGATGCTTCGTAGGCCTATCGTTGTATCTCTCTGCAAGATCTTTTACACCACGAGGAAAGCCATTGAAACCGAGAGAGACGATACGATTGTGCTTATCTACAATGACACAGCCTACTTGTGTCCGAGGATCCTTTGACCATGTCGCAACATGATCGGCGAGATCAAGGAATCGTGCTACCCACTTACTCATTTCTTTGCTTTCAAAATACGTTCACGCAAACCAGATGAACTATAGTTATGCCTACGACTGCAGTAGTGGATAGGAATGTCGAGATCGTATCCAGTGAAGTCTGTTCGATCAATGTAATCCATACCAAGGAAACGAACGTCCCAATCAAGACCAGCAAGTAGGTTGTAGAGATCTGCCTCAGTATCGTACGGGACGATCTGATCGACATACTTACATGCCTCCAACTGAATATAACGTTCAGATAGACCTTGAACGGGCTTGTTCTTTTCAGGACGATCGATTGTAGGATCCGATTGCAAAGCTACAACCAAACGATCACAGTGGTCCTTAGCCTCCATCAGCATAAGGATATGACCTGCATGGAACAGATCAAAACAACTGGCTACAATACCTACACGTTCCTCTCTCATTTAATCACCGTCAGGTTTTCAGGAGCAACACAGTGACGACCAGCATCGCTGGTAACCAGAACCTGTCCAAGGCTATAGCAATAAGCTGTCTGCTTAGTACGAAGTTCCTTCTCTTCTTGTTCCGATTTTGCAACGGCCATAATCAATAACCCGAATCCGACAATGAGTCCAATAAGGAATGTCGGCAAGCTAAACACTACGTCAAAAACACCTTCCAAAAAGCTTTTCATGATACAAAGACTCCAATCAAAGTTACAATTATAATTAAAACAATAAAGCCCAAACAACCGCTGCCATCCAGACCATCCCACATAGCCCGCTGACGAGGATGATTAGTCATACTCGATGCCTTCATCCTGTTTACGACCCATATAGTGATCGTCGCTTACGCAATGAAACTGTGCTTGCAGACTGGTATTGACGATAGTCTTTGTCACTTGTCCAGCAAACTCTACACACTGCTCCGCACTGCCAGTCTCATAGACATCTTTTGCAAAGTATTCACCGTCAGCAGTGAACAGATATACGATTAACCAAAAACTCATATTAGTTTCCTTTATATTGAACCCATTTTGCATACAGACCAACTTCGCGGCCGTATGCTTCGATCTCCCATGGTGCATCGAAGTAATGATCTTCTTTGCCCTTTGGCTTCCAGATTTCGCCCATCCACTTGCTGTAGATTTTAAGGCCGCCACGTGCAGCTACTACATGGCCAGTACGAAGTTCGTTCTTGGCATGTTGCTTGACATGCACCATCTCATGGCCAAGAGTCTTGATCATGGCTTTAATGTCTTGGCTCTTGAGGCCGATGGTGAACCAACGAGGATTACGAAAACCATCTTCGTCGACGCATTCACCTTCAACATCAAGGTTGTTGTAAACTTCGATGTCGAGGGTGAGGTTGCGAACCATGCGAGGATCCATGAGTTGAGCTGCAAAGAACTCTGCGGCTTCCTTGAGAAGCGCTTTCTCTTTGCGCTTGCCAATCATACCAGTGATCGTGATGTTCATGTTTTCGTCCTTCATCATTATAGGTCCACCTTACCAAACTTTTGATAAAATGTACACCCTAAAAATCAGCTAGAACGATAAAAAGGTCTCGGGAAATCGTTGTCTGCGAGGGTTGGTGTGTCAGGATGGACATAGTGCAGGAACAGTTGGAAAAGAGAATCTATCTCAAGAGGATCTCTCCAGTGCCACTTACCTCCATAGTCAGAACCGCCGTTGAAAATGATGGCATCGCCTTCATCAAGGTCGACAGGTATAGCGTTGCTCTTATCATCGTTTTCACTGAACCACAAAGGAGTGCTACCTTCTCCCATCTTACACATAGTAATGCTGATAGAGTACTGACAGGCTTCACGATCGCGGTGAAGTTTCAGTTCTGAGCCTCTATAATATTCTCGAGAGAAAGCATATGAAGGCACCATGTTTGGAATGCCCCAAACTTTTTCGATGATGTGTTTACAATAAAGCAAGATGCTATCATCGAGGATGTTATGGTCTATCGAATCAATATCTCCTCCGAGATAAGGACCGAATTCTGGTTTTCTAATTGCCTTCAGATGCGAGATATCAATAAAGGCCTTATACATCTCGATCATATCAGGAGATAAAACTCCCTTGATCTTTACGAATCCATTTTTTTCAAATTCATCTCTATAAGATGCAAACATACTATCGTCTATCATATTACCTCACTTACTGGTAGCTCTATAAATTCCGTCCCACTTGAGTGGCTCATCGGTTTTCAAGTCGTAGATTCTTTGTTCCATCATATCATAGTATGCATTTAGCTCTTCGTCCCAACAGCGTTTCAGATCTTTTATCATGTTGATAGCTGCATCCCATTTGCCCTGACGATAGAAGTCCAAGAACTTTTTATGCAGCAGTTCTCCAGCAGGATCTGCAAATTCGAGTACTGTATAGATTTGAGCAGGTTCTGTCTTACCTTTCACGGCGATCAGGTCGAGCTCAACTACTTGGTATACATTCCCAATCGATTCGGCCGTTTGTGGTCCGACGATGAGTTTGACTCCATAAGGCTTGGTTTGACCTTCGAGACGAGCAGCCAGATTAACCCCATCGCCCAAGCAAGTATAATCAAAACGCTGGTCAGAGCCCATATTGCCAACAACCACAGTGGCAGTGTTAATACCAAGACCCATACCGAAAGCTGGGATGCCTTCTTTTGTAACTTCTTCATTGAAAGTCTCCAAATCTTTTAACATTTGGAAGGCTGTTCGTACAGCATCCAAAGCATGCTTATTATTATCGAGCGGCGCATTCCAGAATGCCATCTGTGCATCACCAATATACTTATCTAATGTACCGTTGTTTTCAAGGATCGCTCTTGTCATGACCGTCATGTAACGATTCATAATCGACGTGAGACCTTGAACATCTTCTCCGTAGTGTTCAGAGATTGTAGTAAAGCCACGAACGTCTGTGAACATGATTGAAAGCTCGCGAGATTCTCCGCCTAACTTCAAGAGATCTGGCTGTCTTTGCAATCTTGCAACAAGATCTGGGCTCAGATATGTGCCGAACTGTTTCTTGATTTGTTGCTTCTGAAGGAATTCAGATATAAATTTCACTGTATAGATATGCATGTAAATAATTGCGATTGCGATCACGTTAAATGTAACGTCTAACAAGATTCCCTTGCTCGCAAATAAATACACCGGCAGATAGAGATATCCGCCTAAAATTAAACCTATCCAGACGATAGAGTATTTTAATCGAGAGATGATGATTAATGACAGAGCCAAAACAAGAAGAGCAGCAAGATCTACAAGCTGTGTCCAATTCGGAATCGAAACCGAATCACCATTTATCAGAGTCTCAAGAATACTCGCTTGCAACTGATGGGGATACTGCGCACCTGAAGGAGTCGCTACAGGGTTACTTACGCCAGCTGCAGTTACTCCAAGGACAACGATTTTACCACTCAGGACAGGCAAAGGATCCTTGCCAATTTCGTATGACTCAAATCGATAGTTCGGATTAATAAACACGCGACCGTATTCATCGGTCTTAATAGTTTCAAAAGAAGGAATTCGTAATGCTTCCACCCCACCAATGTTTATCTTTGCCTGATACGAAGGATCTCCGGCCGCGACTCTTAACATTTCTAGAGCAAATGCAGGATAGTATTCACCCTCTGAGGTTGCGAGAAGCGGAACTCGTCGCACAACACCGTCAGGTTCAGGAAGAGTTGACGTCACTCCTACACCAGCAGCATGCTGTTGAAGCATTGCTAGATTCGATAGGACGCATGGATATGACGGAAGAAAGTCGGTCGCTTGACCGTCTCCAACCACAGCCACACCTGTCCGACGAACATCGCGACTGGATGGTCGACCGCAATCCGCCGACACAGTCTGACTAAGAACGACTGGATACTTGCTTAGAGTATCAGCAAGAATTCGATCAGTGCCCATCCGATCAGGCTCAGGCATAAGTACAGTGCTGCCAACAAGAGCAGCCCCTCGGCCATAAATGTCCCCAATAATTTCAGCGTGGACTTCACGCGGGAACGGCCACTGGCCATATTTTTCAATTGCTTTCTCCCCTAAATTAACGACTACAATCTGCTCAGATTGCTTTGCTTTATCAAGCATGATATAGTCATAAAATTTAAGACGAGTCGCTTCAACCAAATACGGATCTTGTAACTTAAAAGTAAGTAGTACTGCAAATGTAAAAAGCGCCAACCATGGCGAAAGTAAAATTTTCTTAATCATGTTAGCGCTTTCCATTCTTGAATAGTTATAACTTCTCTGTTTTCCACGAGATTTTCATATATCTCAATCTCTTTTATCATATCTTTTCTTGTGAACCATCTGTTCGAAGGAAACGGATCTATATTCCTATCAGTGGTATTTGTTGCAATTCCACCTGGTAATACCGTTGGAATGTATTGAGGTAGTTCTTCGAACTTTATAATTCTAAAATCTCTATTTTTTAGAATATGCATGTATGGACGACAGTGCCTATTAAAAACATACTCCGATATTTCCGAAGGATTATTATCATAGTAGTCAAAAAATTCGGGTGTAAATCTGACAGCTTCCATTATTTCTTTGGTTTTTTGGCCGTTATTAAATAATTTATCGGCAAAACGCATTGCAGAATGGACGCGTTCCATAGGGTGTCTTAACACCACTACTCGAGGAGATGTATATTCTAACCAATCTGCAAAATATTTTTGCATGAGAGGCATATCAAAATAACACCACATGGCAGTGTGACCACACTTTTCCATGGCTAAAACATTCAGATTTCCATTATCATGTACAAACATAATTAATTCTTTACGTAGCTGTATCCAGTACAAGGCCCAGTGGCACAAGTGATTGACATTAAGACTGAGTCAGTAACGCTCGCAGAAGTTTGCGATACAGTGACTCCAATTCCAGGATTATTTATCACCAATTTAAACAGCTTCTGTGCAGAACCAGATTGAGTGATGTTTGCATTCAACCCACCGAATGGCGCACTGACATCGAGGAAATGATTTCCAGTTCCTTGCTGTAGAGTTGTCACAACATTCGAGTTTCCTAAGATGTTAAAGAAAGCAGACTTCCCGCCAGCATCTTTCTGCTGAGCAGTGAGTTGATTTCCTGTTCCATTCATTACCAACTCTGTGTATTTGCCATTATGTTGCTGAGTCAGAGATAATGTGTTATTGTTTCCTGTCACAGACACTTCAGCGAGATTGTTTCCAAGAATCGTAGTTGCAGTGCCTTGATTAATAGTGATAGAGTTATTGCTACCATTAATCAGCATGGCTTGAGAACCATTCACACCTCTGATAGCATTAAACCTCGAGAACTGCTCGATGTTGACTGTATTATTATCACCGATGTTTTGAATGTAAATCGAGTTGCTCGTGATGGCATTCGTCTGACCAAGCTTGATAGTTTGATTGGTCGTAATCGATGTAGTTGGATATGTCGGTTCTGCAGGCGGCGGAGGTGGAGTAGTTGGTGCCGAAGATCCTTGATTGGGTGCAACAGGAGCAAACGTAGTGCCATTCAGTGACGTAGTTCCTTGCAGCTGATCGATGAATAGAATAGGTGAGAGAGCTGTGTCGCCAAGGTTGAACGAA